CTTTCTAATAAAACTATCTTTATTTGTTAATAATTTCAATAAAAATTCTTGATGATCCTTTAACGCAGATAATTCATTTATGCTATTCCAATTTATTTCCTGAAGTGCCGAGTTACTGAGCTGGGTGATCTGTTCCTGATAGGGATCAGTTTCTACATTTTTAATTTTTAATTGCTCAATTAACGTTTGTAAATTATGTTGATGCTGTAACGCTTCAGCTATTGTTCTATAATAGGTCACTGGTTGCTGAATTAACTCACCAATCCCATTCATTTCAGCAACTATCGCAGTGAGGTCAATATTAACTTTTTCAAAATATATATAGTTATCAGTTAGATTATTTTCAACTATTGCGGTAATGGCAGCATGATCGTGATCTAGCAATGTTTGACTACATACATGGCATATTTTATTAGTCATTGAATCTAATTCAATGACGTTTCGATTGACCATTTTTTCTGCTTGTGCTACTGTATCGGAGCATACCGCATGTTCTTTTTTTAATCGTCTGATGTTATTAACTTGGTCATTATAAGCAACGGTGGTACCATGCGTTTCTAATTCAGTCTCGATATCAAGACTTGTTAATTCGGCAATCTCCTTATTGATTTTATTAATGGTGAACGTATGTTGTGTATTCCATGACTGTTGTCGTGTGATTAATGTATCGATACTTTGCTGAATTTTTTCATTTGACTTAGTTGCCGCCTCGATATCAGCATTTTCTTGACAGATTAAATCTTTGGATTGCTTTATTTGTTCTTTTAATACTTCGGCTTTTTCACTCAGTACAGTTATGCCCAATAATTGTTCAATAATAACCCGTTGGTCATTTGCCTTCATGGCAAGAAATGGTTCCGTGTAGGTATTCAATGAAACAATATGCTTAAACATATCATGACTCATCCCTAGTAAACTGTTCACATCATGCTGGGTTTCTCGCATGTCGCCTTGTGAATCATTGCTTTCAGGTGCTTCATTTAGTTCGTCATTGACATAGAATTTCATGACATTTGGTCTTCTGCCACGCTCTATTCTATAATTAACATTGTTTTTTGAAAAAGTCAATGATACTAACATATTCTTGTTATTGACACAGTTTATCAGATTATCTTTTTTAATACTGTTTAATGCTACGCCAAATAACGCATAACTAAGCGCATTGCACAATGTTGTTTTTCCAACTCCGTTCCGGTTGCCATCGCCACCTAAGTCTAAATTTTCACCAATTACTAATGTTAAATTTTCTTTATTGAGCTGAACTGCTTGTGTTTGGTTGCCTACACTTAGGAAATTTTTAATCGTTAATTCTTTAAATTCAATCATAATCCGTTGTAAATTCCCAGTAAAATATTGTTATTGAATGATTCAGAATTGATACTTATTATTTGATTTGACACAATAGTATCGATGCTTTCGAAAATTGGAGCATCGATGGTGCTATTAATGTCAAACTCTTTTTTCTCTATTATCAAGGTTAATTCACGCAAGTTATATTCTGACATAAATTTTTCTTTGATAAATTTGGCTTCTTCGAAACTAATTTCAACATCCATTGATACTTTAATATGCTGATTTGGTTTAAGCATATTATCAGCAGTGTCTAAGAATTGACTAAGTTTTAATGTTCTAAAAGTAGGCTGATTGGGCCACGCATAGTATTGTGGTTGACCATCCCATTCTAGTACCATCATGCCTCGATCATCATCCCATGTATCTGCGAAATTATGCGGGAATGCGTTTCCAATATAATGCATATTATTACGAGATTGACGTTTATGAAAATGACCACTGAAGCCCATTTCATATTTTTGAAAATTGTCAAGTTGTAATTCAGCATGGTCTGGCATTTGTACCATTGCATTCATGAAAAAATGCGGTAACTCAAAGTGACCAAATATATACTTACCACCTTTTTTACCAATTTGCTTCCATTCATCACCAACTAACCACGGACACATCGTCACCCCTTTGATGGTTATTGGGTGAGTGATTACTGTGATGCCTGGGATATATTTGCCAAATTCAGCAGAATGAATATCTCGTTTATCCTTGAAGTATAAATCATGATTGCCTGGGAAGAAGAAAAATTGTTCAAACGCACTGCCTAATTTTTCCAGAATACGTAATGAAGAATCCATTGTAACTACATTCAATGTGTTACGATTGTGATGGAAATCCCCTAGAAATAAACCAGTTTCACATCCTTCATCTTGTGCTTTTTGTATATACCAATCGATAAAATCTTCACAATCTTTGTTATGAACACTACTGTTAGATTTCAGACCAAGGTGTAAATCAGTAAATACTGCCGCTTTTTTAAATAAGTTCATAGTCATCCGTTACTGTGTGATAATATTTCCAATTGAATCCCAATTGGCATTTTACTAAGTTGATTCTTACTATTTCATCAGTTTAAAGACATATTGACCGCAATCCCATACTTTGTCAAACCCATGATTGGTCATATTTTGATTAGCGGTTAATAGTGGGTTAAAATTTGCTAATTTATCTTTCATAAGATGTTTCTGCCATTGATAACGTGAACCTGCATATTTTCCTGCCTTTGTAATGTAAAAAAATCCGGGTGGTGATATTGAAGCTAGTTCAAATCCTAATTTATTATAAACATTTCCAATACTATATCTACGATTGCAATAAGAAATTAATTCATCATTGGTATTCATGTGGTATTTTATAAAATGCTTTATTAATTTACTGGCACCACCTACTGCCTGTAGTCCAGCGGTAGAACATAATCTCAATAGCTCAAATGTATTTGAACGCTTAGTAAATCTAGGCTTACCAAAGGTAGCTACCATAACTAATTGCTCATTGATATCAAATAGCCCAATATTAATAGAACTTGAGACATCGCCCTGCAGATGATTGGCATTGATAAAATCTTTTTTATTTATATACTGGATATCTTTGACAACAGTCTGTCTGGCATAAATTCGATCACCCAATCCAAGTTTACTATTGATGAGGTTTGTTACTTGATCCCACTTGGTGTTTAATTCAAAATCCCAAAATTGCAATAATTCAATACCGAGTGCTATACAACTATCTGTTTTTAGCAAATGATATTGTTCAAATCTATTGAATTTCTCGGAGTGATAGTAACATCCATTGACCTCTATAGCAAGCTTTTTTTCAGGAAAATATAAATCTAATTCTTTTGGTGGAATTATACTTCTGGTATTATTAACTAATGTAAGTTGTGAAGTACGATAGTATTCATTCAGTCGGCGTTCCAACTCGCTAGCTGGATGATGAACAACTTCAATGCCTAATGACTGAAATATTTTACACAAATTACTGGCACTAACGCCAATATCATTTGCTATTTCACCAATAGTTTTACCAGAGTTGTGTTCATCAGTTAACCATTTAACATCATTAATTTTGCTGGCAGTATCTGTTGTGTAATAATTATTTCGAAAAGTATCAATACTTTTCGCCCTGATTATTTTATTATTCAGTGGGTTAGCACATCCATACCGTGCTATATTTGTATTCTTAACTTTATTTTTAATAATGGCATTGTGCATAGGATTATCAACGCCGTATCTTATGTTATTTGTATTTTTAACTTTATTCTTGATAATGTCATTAAGCATAGGATTAATGGACCCATATCTTATGAGATTTGTTTGTGCTATTTTTTGTTTAGTATCAGTTAGTAACATTGTATGTGTGACATTATATTTTGCTAAATTGGAAAGCCTAACTTGGTCTTTGTATTGTTGGGTTTTGGTATAATGCTCAGCGCCAAATTTACGTAGACTAGTGGCTTTGACTTTATCCTGCCATTCAGTTGTTTGTGAATGCCATGCTTTGCCAAATGCCAACAGGTTATTCTGTTTGGTAATTTCTATTGAAAATTTAGCAGAACATGATTTGCTACAGTATTTCCTATATGCTCGTAAATCAGGATGCCATGCTAACGGCATCCCGCACTTACAATTTGGTATATCAATTGAATTTTGCTTAATATGATATATTATCTGTCTGGCATTTTTACTATTTAATTTAGCTGATATTAAATTTATAATGGCATGTTGCGGAATTTTTAGTAGCTTGGAAAATGAAATACGTTCATCATTTTCCAATGCCATTAACTCAGTTAATAAATCGTTGTCATTCGTGTTCCAATCTATGTCTTCTTTCATCTGCCTCATATCCCCCAGAATTTGTCCTAGTAAAAGATGGATTTAATCCATTCATTTCCAATATATCATCACGTATGTTTTGATTCCTCTTCTCTATATTTATCACTCTGACGAAGGCATTGGTACATGCTGCCGTGAAGTAAGCAAATGGGTTATCTGATTTAACTTCATCGAATTGTAGTCCAATTTGTGCTAGTTGTAAAATAGCTTGGCCTTTCATTTCATCGTTGTAGGTATATCCACGAACATTTCCTCTAGTTGCGTAGCGTTCACATAGTTTTATCATCATTCTTGCTAGTGTGTCAGTAATTATACCAGCATTTTTATCAAAATGTCCAGTAATTAAGTCACCTCGCCAATGGCTTTTGCCGACGCATATTAAAGTATCATTATCGGAATACTTCCAATGTTGAAATGGTTTAAAATTCACCTTATCGTGTAAATCTGCTTCTGTTTTTGGATTTTTTTTACGAGTTGAATTAAGTGGTATATGATCATAAGTCATTACTCTGAATATTAAATCTATCGTGGGAATTGAAGTATGTTCAAATTCGCATTCACTTATTTTTATCTTTTCACCAGTTGCCTTTCGTGCTGAATAGTCAAACTCGGACATTCGCTTTGCTTTATTTTTCTGTGCCAACTCGATTATTTGTGTATCGATATCTGACAACTCGGTAACTATTATGTCATATTGATGAAATGATGGTTCTGTAAAACTACAATGTGAAGTTTTTGAACGGTGTATTTCTAGCAGCATATCTTTGTTATTAAGGTAATTTTTAGGTGTTCTAATCATTGATTTAAGTCCTTTTAAATGATTTATAAATTATATATATTATACTACATTTAGATATTTTTGTCAACTAAATACTTCATACTATTAGGAATTATTATGGCAATTGATACTGGGACATCTATACAAACAGCAGTTGGGGCAGTTACTGCTCCAAGTTCTGCGACAAATGCGCTCCAATCAGCGATAGCTTCGGCATCAACCAGTGGGGTAATAAGCGCAGTGCGATCTGCTAATATACCCGTTGGTGGTGAAGTAATTCCAGCGTCTGCCGGTGTTGCCGCTAAAGCTTCTTTCGGTAATATACTAGGTAATATACTAGGTGATTGGCGTGTTAGTTTAGGGCTAGTACTTGGCGATGCCGCTTTTCTTGCAAGTCCAATATTATTACCAATAACTCTGGCAGGTGGTTTAGTTTTTCCATATACGCCGCAAATTAATATAGGTGCGTCTGCCACTTATGCCACACAGTCCCCAGTGCATTCAAATTCATCATTTAGATCATTTAAAAATAGTGAACCATCGCAAATAGAAATCTCAGCACCAATGTACGTCGAGGATGCTGAGCAGGCATTATATTGGTTAGCAGCAGTTCATTATTTGCGTTCATTGACTAAGATGTATACTGGAACTGGTACCAACACGGGTAATCCTCCACCAATTGTCCGACTGAATGGATACGGACCGTATGTATTTAACCATGTGCCGGTCGTTGTTACTAAGTTTTCGGTACAATTAAATGCCGATTGTGATTATATCAGTGCTACTGCGCTGGGGGTAGATTTGGGGCATGTACCGACTAAAAGCACACTTGCTATAACTTTACAGCCAATGTATAGCAAGGATAATGTTCGGAAGTTTAGTCTACAAGCATTTGCGACTGGTGCATATATTTTAGATCCATTTGCGGGGTATATGTAACATGGCGGTCAAATATTCAATGAGTAGCCCGTGGTTTTTAACACCAATTACTCAAAATGTATTGGGCATTTTAACAATTAGACCGGTTAGTGCTGAGATTGATGATTTTTTATATACAATTGAATCTCAATACACCAATCGACCTGATTTATTGGCATATGATCTATATGGTGATTCGAAATTGTGGTGGGTATTTATACAGCGTAATTTAGATATAATACAAGACCCAATATTTGATTTCGTGCCAGGAAAACGGATATATATTCCAAAGAAAAGTAGTTTAAAATCAGCATTGGGGTTATAACATGGGAAATAGTAATAATGCGGCAACTACCGCAGCAGTGGCAGTCGTGACTACATTGGTGAACACTGGTGCCGTTGGTGCGGTAGGTGGTGCTCTGGGTGGTATCGGCGGTGCTATAGGTGGCATAGGTGATGTGCTAAAAGATATATATGGCAATATTATAGAAGTGATTACGTCTGTTGGTACAGAAGTTACTGAAATACCTAAACAAACATTGCCAATGCCAAATGCACTTGACAAGTATGGCTCGTATACTTACATCCTTGGTATTTCTGGATTAACTGCGGAAGAATTAAATGACCCAGATGGTACTTATATGAAAGCTGGATACGAACTTCCTATATTGTGTAAATCAGCAAATGCAGATCCCGGTAATCGAATTAACACTCCGTATGGCAAATTTGATTTTTTTATTGATCATTTAGAATTACACAGTATGATTGGGATGCAAGATGGCCATAATACTAATGTATATGACATATCATTTAAGATAACGGAGCCATACAGCATGGGGTTATTTATGATAGCCTGTCAGCAATTGGCACAAGAAACAGGACATAAAAACTTTATCGGAGCACCGTTATTATTAAGTATTGAATTTAGAGGAAATACTGACGTCCTTGGTATAGGTATCATGAGTAAGGTAGAAGGTATAGACAGGAAAATATCGTTTAGTATAACAAATATAGAAATGGATGTTACTGCTGCTGGGAGTGTGTACAGTATACGAGCAATGCCAGTCAATCAAAGTGCGCTGGCTGATGCCAATGTGAAGTTAAAAAGTGATGTAACTATTAGCGGCACGACCGTTCAGGAAACATTGCAGACTGGTCCGCGTAGTTTACAAGCAACTATCAATGCTAGGCTTAGGGAAATGGTTGAGCAAAAGCTAGTAAGTGCAGTTGACGAGATACTAATTATATTTCCGCGAAATGTTGCTTCGGCTAGTGGGACAAGTTCGGGGAGTGATGCTGGTGCTACTACTTCATCTACTACGACTGCCGCTTTGAATAAAAAACTTGGCGTGACACGCAGTACTGTTAACCAAACATTGGTGCAATCTACTGAGGAATGTAATGCACTTGGTGCTGCTAGCTTAGGATTTTCAGCAGCACGAGCTGGTACCACCCCGATGAGCAGTGTTGACAAAGTATACGATGCTAAATTAGGAGTTAATATTCGTGCCAACAGTGTTATTGATGTTGAATCAAGTGATTTTAAATTTGCGCAAGATTCGACAATCATTAATTCTATAAATCAGGTATTATTGCAGAGTACTATTGCTGCAACTACTTTTGATAATGCCAATCTAACACCCGAGGGATATCGGCGTATGTGGCGTGTTGATACTCAAACATATATTATTGGCGAGGAAACTCTTGAACAAGGAGTTCGGCCATTGCTCCACGTATATCGAGTAGTTCCGTATGCGGCACATTCTAGTTCAATGATGCCGCCGAATACTAGGGCACCTGGATATGACCAATTGAAATCTCAAGTTATTAAACAATATGACTATATTTACACTGGTAAGAATGTTGATGTATTGAAGTTTGATATCAAAATTAACAATGGATTTCATCGACAGATGCCAGCCGATGGTGGTTTTAAGTCGCAGGATATAAAGATGACTGCTACTGGCAGCAGTGGTGGTGTCACTCGTAGTTTATTGAGTGCATTGTTAGGTAAGGGTAAATTGCCAAGTACCACTACTGGAATTTTGCCTAGTATTGTTAGGTATATCAGTACCGGTACTACTTCTGACAAACGTGGCGGCGGTGGATTAGATAATGAAGGAACTCGTGCAGCTAGAATGTTCATGGATGCAGTGACATTAGGGCATGACTTGGTAATGCTTAACATGACGATATTGGGGGACGCATATTATATAGTTCAGAGTGGTACTGGGAATTATACGTCTGCGGCTTCACAATACATTAATTTAAATACTGACGGAACTATGAATTATCAAAATGGTGAAGTGGTGATTGGGATTAATTTTAGGACACCAGTTGATATAAATCAACTTAGTGGCTTATATACATTTTCCGATACTTTGCCAGTTATGCAATATAGTGGTATGTATAAACTCAATACCGTAATTAGTACATTTGCCGATGGCTCTTTCACACAAGTACTTCAGGGCCAACGTATGCCACAACAAGAAAATCCAACGGAAGCAACTGCGGCTGATACGTTTAATACCAGCGGTGTTGGTGAAATTTTTGATAATGATTGGTGGCCATTTTGAAAAGTCCAGATAGTAATGCAGTTTCAATTGGACAATCAGTCTCATCACCTGGTCCATTTTTGGCAGTTGTAGTTGGACATCTAGATCCAACTAGTATGGGAATTCTGGCAGTTGAAATTTTACGACCAGGTTCCGGTAATGCCAAGAACGAAGGTGAGATACATCAAGTTCAATATATGAGTCCATTTTATGGAGTCACTGGTGAGTATCATACGTTAGCCGATCCAAATGATTACGGCAATACTCAGAAAAGTTATGGTATGTGGATGATTCCGCCTGATCCAGGGACTACCGTTATTGTAATTTTTATTGATGGTGATCCAAAACGCGGGTATTGGATTGGCTGCGTTATGGACAAGGGTATGAATTTTATGGTACCGGGACTTGCTGCAACTGCAGCTGTGGTAGAACCGAAGGCAGGTCGTGTGCCAGTTGCTGAATATAATAAAAAAGTAGCAGGTAATACAGTTGATGCAACTAAGGTAAAAAAGCCAACACACCCATTTGCAGTAGTGTTGACTAACCAAGGATTAGTTAATGATGACATCCGGGGAATAACTAGCAGTAGTGCTAGACGAGAAGCTCCTAGTATGGTATTTGGTATTAGTACACCTGGGCCAATTGACAAACGGCAGGGGGCAAAACGTGGACCAATTGGTCCAAAAGGAAGTCGAGTAACTAATGCGTATATCAGTAGATTAGGTGGTTCTACATTCGTGATGGATGATGGCGATGATAAATTCATACGTAAAGGACCGGCTAGTAGTGCTAGTCCAATATACGCGGCAATTGAGCAGGGTGAAACCGGTGGTAATAATACCATTCCGCATAATGAATTGGTTAGAATTAGAACTCGTACAGGTCATCAAATATTGTTACATAATTCAGAGGATTTGATTTATATTGGCAATGCTGGTGGAACTGCGTGGGTAGAATTGACCAGTAATGGCAAAATTGACATTTATGCAAAAGATAGTATAAGTGTGCGTACTGCCAATGATATTAATTTCACTGCCGACCGTGATATTAATTTTAATGCTGCTGGTGATATTAATTTTAATGCTGGTATTAACTTTAACTGTACCGCAGTTAATAATTATAACATCATAGCTGGTAGAGATGGGAAATTGAGTACTGGTGGTAGTAGTAATATCAATGCGGTTGGTAATCATGTTGAAACTGCTGCAAGAATTCACATGAATGGCCCTCTGGCATTGATAGCAACCCCTGCGAAGTTGGCCAGACGAGCGCCGCAGGTGGAACCGTGGGCAGAGCATGAAAATTTGGACCCAGTGGCGTTCAATGTATCGAAGAATGGTGCGATAATAAATCCATTAATTCTACCACCGGCGACAACTAAAGGTGGTACTACTATAGGTGGTACTACAACTGGCGGCACGACTGAAGGTGGTACAGTTAGCGGTGGTGTGACAGTTAATGGTACGAATACCGGTGGTATGGTCACCGGTGGAACTACTACTGGCGGGACTACTACCGGTGGAACTACTACCGGTGGAACTACTATGGATGGTAAGATTTCTGGGATTACCACTACCGAGAGTATAACTACCGGTGGGACGACAGTTGGTGGAATAACTACGGGTGGAACTACTACTGGCGGTAAGACTACTGGTGGCATCACTGTTGGTGGGACAACTACTGGTGGCAAGACTACTACTATGACTGGAACTACTATGACTACTGCTGCTCGTCCTAGTGTACCAGTTGCTTTTAAGCAGTATACTACCAAGACAGATACATTTGCGCAAGTAAAGGGAGCTGAAAAATGAGTTCAAATGCTAAATTATATGATAAAATATCAATACCTGCGGTTAGAGTTAATCAAGCAGTAACATCTAAGATATACAATGGATTCAGTACTGTAAATACCAATGCTGAAAATTTTAGTTTATATGATTATGAATTGATAAAGCAAGATTTATTAAATCATTTTTACACCAGGCAAGGTGAACGATTAATGAATCCATCATTTGGTACTATTATATGGGATTTATTATTTGAGCCAATGACTGACCAGACCAAGGCACTTATATTACAAAATGTCAATGATATTATAAATTATGACCCACGAATAACAGCATCTGATGTGGTAGTTACCGCATACGAGAGTGGGATACAGATAGAATGTTTGCTGACGTATAGTATTTACAATATGACACAGGCATTGCGATTGCAATTTGATCAAGCTAATGGGTTACTATTGCAATAATTAAACCTACTGATAGTTATATTGTGAACGATGATGTGGTCGTAGTTCAGACGCTAAATATAACTATTAGGATTAATTATGAGCGCAACAGACAGACAGAACAGACTCTTACTAACGGAAGATTGGACTAAAATATACCAATCATTTCGTACTGCTGATTTTCAAAGCTATGATTTTGAAAATTTACGCCGGGTGATGATTGATTATATTCGTCAAAATTATCCAGAGGATTTCAATGATTACATTGAAAGTTCTGAATATCTAGCATTAATTGATTTAATTGCTTTCATGGGGCAAAGTGTGGCATTTCGGGTTGATCTAAATGCCAGGGAAAACTTCTTAGAATTAGCTGAGCGCCGAGATAGTGTATTACGTTTAGCAAGGTTGGTTAGTTATAACGCAAAACGTAATACCCCAGCGCAAGGATTACTTAAATTTTCAACAGTTCAAACTACTCAAACGATCATTGATAGCAATGGTAGAAATTTAGCTGGTCAACATATATCCTGGAACGATCCTTCGAATCCAAATTGGCATGATCAATTTATAAAAGTGGTAAATGCTGCGTTCCCATCCAGTCAGCAATTCGGTAATCCGATTGACAAAAATGTAATATCTGGTATTCCATCTGAACAGTACCGATTTTCGGGAGTTAATACAGATGTGCCAATTTATAGTTTTACTAAATCAGTTGCCGGTCGCAATATGAATTTTGAAATTACCAGTACTACATTTAGTAATCAAAATTATATATATGAAGAAGCACCTAAACTTGGTAATAAAATTGCATGCGTATATCGTGACGATGGCCGTGGGTATGGTAGTACTGATTCTGGGTTTTATTTTAATTTTACACAAGGTATATTGAGTACTGGTACATTTGCAATTGATCAGCCTAGTCGTAGTGAATCTATTAATATTGATTCAGTCAGCATTAATGACAGTGATGTATGGCTATATCAAGTGGATAAAAATGGATATGAATCAGTGCTGTGGACACAGGTTCCAAGTTTTGAAGGTAATAATGTAATATATAATAGTCTTGTTAAAAGTTTGCGTAATATTTATGGAGTTACTACACGAGTTAATGATTCGGTCAGTTTAACATTTAGTGATGGGACATTTGGCAACTTGCCGCTTGGTACATTCCGGGCTTATTATCGAATCAGTAATGGACTGGTGTATACAATCAACCCACGTGATATTCGTAGCATTGCCATTGCCATCCCTTATTTGTCCAATCAAGGGCAGCGTGAAACATTATCTATTACTATGAATTTGTCCAATGCGGTGGTAAATTCGGACTCTGCTGAATCCAGTGTTAGCATCAAGGCAAATGCCCCCGCTACTTATTATACCCAGAATCGAATGATTACTGGCGAGGATTATAATATTAGTCCAATGGGCACAAATCAACAAGTAGTTAAAGCCAAGGCAGTTAATCGAAGTGCTAGCGGAATAAGTAGGTATTTTGACTTAGTTGATCCAACTGGTAAATATAGCTCTACTAATTTATTTGCTGATGATGGTGTGATATATACTGAGGAATATACAACTACCGCTAGATTTTCTTACGGTACCAGACCTGAAATTGCAGGGATGATACATAATGTGGTAATTCCGATTATTGAACAGTCTGGCGTTAAAAACTTTTTTTATTCAAAGTTTACGAATTATATTACTGCTAGTTTACAGATTGCGTGGAATTCCGTTATAGTTGATTCAACTTCGGTCAGTGGGTATGTGAGTAGTCCTGCTGGTACTATTTACTCAGTTGGATCGTATACTATTACTGATCTTAAATATCTAACCCCTGGTGCATTACTTAAATTTAGTGCCCCAACTGGTTACTATTTCAATTCAAATAAATCAAATGTACTAGAAGCTGGCACTGCCGTGTCAATTGGTGCAGTTACTGAGATATGGGCAGCAGTCGTGTCAGTTGCTGATGATGGCCGTGCTGCTGGGTTGGGTAAATTATCATCTGGTGCTGGTCCAATTGTATTATCTATAGTGGTACCAACTGGTGCAGTAATTACACAACTTATTCCAGCATGGCGGACTGTTATAAGCAACGCAGTAGTTACCACTATGATAGATTTGATATTTGCAAACAAACCATTTGGGTTACGTTATGATGCAATAACTCAAACTTGGCAACTTATTTTTGAAACAAATTTAGATGCTATTTCGTTATTTACGTTAGGTAAACAAGGGATTACTACTAACAAACAGCAAGATTCCAGTTGGTTTTTGATGTTTACTACCGATAATGAATATTATACTATTACTTGTAGGGAGTCCAGATTTATATTTGAAAGTGCTGCTCAACTTAGGTTTTACTTCGACAGCGCAACACGAGCGTATGATAGTCGAACCAATTCAGTGGTCACTGATATGATCAATATTCTTAGTGTAAATACTATCCCAGATGGAACTCAATCATTTACCCGAGATCTTAAATGGGACATCGTATCTGAATTTATGGGATTAGATGGATATGTTGATTCTAAAAAAATTGTAATTATATTCGCAGATACCGACGCTAATGGCGTGGTTGATGATCCTGAGTTGTTTTTGAATATAGTAGCACCAACGAAAAATCAATTGTCCAAATATATCATTTTACAAAAATATACCATAACGGTTGGCCAAGAGGATTACCGTTATGTTGATAATTCTTCTAATGTAGTTATTATTAAAAATTCACAATCTGAAGTAGGATCATTACTGCAATATACAACTGGTCAATATTTTTATTTCATTGATATTGATGTAGTTAAGCAATTATCATTGCCGACTGGAAAAATGACACCGACATTAGATTACAAAGTGTATGTTGGTCGTGATAAATTAAAATTTCAATACACACACCGCGCTGATTATTCCTCAAGGATTGACCCAGGTGTAAGTAATATAATTGATATTTACATATTGTCAAGAAGCTATGATCTTGTGTATCGACAATGGTTGGCTGGAGCATCAATAGCTAAACCATTACCGCCGAGTTCTAGTGAATTATATAATATGTTAGCGCCGAATTTAAATTTAATAAAATCAATATCGGATGAAATAATTTATCACCCAGTTAATTATAAGATTTTATTTGGCATTACTGCGACTCCTGAATTACAAGCAATGTTCAAAATAACTAAAACGCCTGGCCAAGTGGTATCAGATAATGATATAAAAGCTAAAGTGATTAGTGCAATTAATCAATTTTTTGCGTTGGAAAATTGGGAATTTGGTGACACGTTTTATTTTTCAGAATTAGCCACCTACGTGATGACACAAGTAGCCCCGACTGTATCGACATTTGTAATTGTACCAAGGCAAGCCGGTCTTAATTTCGGCAGTTTGTTTGAAATAACTTCATTAAGTAATCAATTGTTCATCAATGGCGCGACTGTCAATGATATTGATATAATTTCTGGCGTTACTGGGAGTAATATAAAGGCGATTAGTGGGACAACAGTTGATTCCACCACATTAACACAGCAATCAGTGACAAGTTCACCATATGGGAGTCTTTAATGGCTGATAATATAAATCCAAATGCTAGTAAAAATACGGCTTCAACTTTCCTACCTAGAATTTTTAGAACGGACGCAAACAAGAAATTTTTACAAGCCACTCTTGACCAATTAGTACGACCCGGTACAGTTAAAAAAATTAATGGGTATATTGGTCGCAAAAATTCAAAAGCAACTACTGCTACTGACATTTTTATCAATGCTGCCGATGCTACTAGGCAAAATTATCAATTAGAACCAGGGTTGGTGATACAAGATTCATTAAACAATACTACCTTCTTTAAAGATTATATTGATTTTATCAATCAAATATCAGTTTTTGGTGGTAATACGGCAAATCATGCTCGGCTGAATGAGCAGGAATTTTATAGTTGGGACCCTCATATTTCATGGGATAAATTTATAAATTTTCAAAATTATTATTGGATGCCATTCGGTCCAGATACTATTCGAATTTATGGTCATGAAAAAAATGTAATAAGCACGTACACGGTTGTGGTCGAAGCTGAAGGTAATAGCAATGAATATGTCTTTACGCCAAATGGTCTTTCTAGAAATCCAACACTGACATTGTTTCGTGGGCAAACCTATACTTTTGAGATCAATGCTCCTGGTAATCCATTTAGTATAAAGACTGCACGGACTGCTGGTGATTATGACCGATATTCACCAGCAGGTTTAACCGGTATCGCAATTGAGTATGGTACTATTACTTTTACAATACCACATGATGCTCCATCAGTTCTATATTATCAAAGTGAGAATGATCGTGATTTAGGCGGGGTAATTCAGGTACTGGCAATCAGTGATAATTCATTCATTGATGTAGATGCGGAGATTGTTGGTAAAAAAATATACCAGTTATCAGATGGTACAAAACTTAGTAATGGTATGAAGGTGTCATTCGGCGGTAAAGTTACTCCGTTAAATTATGCCACTGGAGAATTTTATATAGAAGGTGTTGGCACTGCTATTAAATTAGTACCAACTGCCATTTTAGAATTAATTAGTTCATATACAGCTTCTCAATCAGTATTGTTTGATTCGCAACCATTTGATAAACAACCATTTAGTGATGCCACTGCCTATGCTGGTACATCAGATTATGTAGTTATAAATAGATCCAGTAACGATCATAATCCCTGGTCTAGGTATAATCGTTGGTTTCATAAAGATACTATTGAAATTAGTGCCAAATTTAACGGAAATGCAGTATCCTTAGATCAATCGGCAAGGGCGACTCGTGCCATCATAGAATTTGATGCTAATTTAAAATTATTTAACTTCGGTACGGACGCTATTGATGATGTTGATTTAGTTGATAATTTTACTACTGATATATTGTCAGTTATTGAAGGTTCATTGGGGTATAATATAGATGGCATACCAGTTAGTGATGGGTATAAAATTTTAATAACGGCTGATCCAGATAGATTTGTAAAAAATAAAATATATCAAGTTGAGATGATAGATGTTAAACATGAATCAGTGAATGGGGTGAGTACATCTACTCAAATTCATTTACGTTTGCTTCATGAGCCAATTGCGTCACAGGTGGTATTGGTTAAGCAAGGTAAGCAAAATCAAGGTGAGATGTATTGGTATGACGGTGAAAGTTGGCATAAAGGTCAGCAAAAAACTGGATTAAATCAAGCACCATTGTTCGATGTGGTAGATTCGAATGGTATCAGTTATGGAAATGTAGATACCTATATTGGGTCAAGTTTTACCGGTACTAAATTATTTTCATATAAAATTGGGACTGGTAATACTGATTCAGTATTGGGCTTTCCACTGTCATACAAAAATATTAATAATATTGGTGATATAGTTTTTAATTTTAATTTATTAACTGACAAATTTGTATATAATAAATTAGCTGAAATTATTGAACAGACCACTGACGTTGGTTATTTGGTTAATAATATGCCATCTGGTATTACCTTTGTAAATGGCTGGCAAACTTGTGCGGCTAAGTATGTACAAGGGGCAATTAGAATTTATAATGGCACTGAGCAAACTAACCATTTTGATATAGATATATTTGATAGTATGCCAATGTCAATTGATATTGATGATATTCGATTATATATAAATGGTAGCAGAGTGGCGGTTGACCATTATTCGATAATCACTGGTGTAGTTTATTATCAAGTAGTATTGTTGGTGCCAATAACAAGTGGTGATGTATTAACCATTAAAGTATTTGCGCCTGAGCCAATTAATTCCCGTGGTTATTATGAAATACCAGTTAATTTGCAATATAATCCATTGAATGGGACATTAGCTGATTTTACATTAGGTGAAGTGATAGATCATGTTGATAGCATTATTGATAATATTTACATCAGTGATGCTCAGTTGATTGATAATTTACCGTATGATAAAACTGCTAATGATGTCAATCAAGTTACTTTCGTTGGAGTTTTTCCAGGCGTTAGTAATTTGCGAGATTTGGGTAATATCACTCAATATGGAACTCGATTTGTTCAACATAGTTCTCCTGCTAATTTGTCATTGTACCATATAACCTCTAAGACAAGTAACATTATTAGATCAATAGAAAAAAGTTGTGATGATTATGGCAAATTTAAGCATAATTTTATGGTAGTTGCTGAGTCACTCGGTATCGATACTAATCCAGTGGCACACGTTGATTTGATATTGCAAGCCATTAATAAGAGTATTCCAAATACCTTTCCATATTATTTTAGTGACATGGTTGCTTATGGTGCTCATAACACTACTGTATTGACAGTGGTTGATTATCGAATACAAGCTTATCCATTGCTTAATATATTTAGCATGGATGAATTATCGGCACGTTCAGTACTCATTTACGTAAATGATATTCAGATATTGTACGATCGTGATTATACATTTGATACGCAGGGATTTGTCGTAATAACATGTGGGTTGCTTACTGGTGATACGATAATTATTAATGAATACGACAATACTGATGGATGTTTTATTCCAGAAACGCCTACTAAGTTGGGAATTTGGCAAAAGTTCGAACCATTAATTTATCTTGATGATAGTTTGGTAACACCTAGACTATTGATTCAAGGGCATGATGGAAGTTTAATTCTGGCATATGAAGATTATCGAGATGATCTCATTCTAGAATTAGAGAAACGAATTTATAATAATATCAAGGTAAAATACGACACTAGCATCTTTGATGTACATGCAGTTATTCCAAGTTATAATAGGGCTACCGCATATAGTTTATCGGAGTATAATAATGTATTGGCACCAAGATTTTACAAATGGGCTAAGCTAGTTGGTAAAGATTTATCTAGATCATTGGGTACTGAAAATTACCGAGGATATGTTACCCCAGATGGGCGAGAAACTCCTGGATTTTGGCGTGGTATATATCGATGGATGTTGGATACGGATCGTCCACATATTTGCCCGTGGGAAATGCTAGGTTTTAGTGAAATGCCAGTTTGGTGGACTAGTGTTTATGGTCCAGCGCCATACACTACTGATAATTTAATTTTATGGACTGATATCAGTAATGGTACGATAAAAGATCCAATGATGCCAGTTACAAGGTTTCTTAAATTTGCTAAACCATTTTTATTAAACCATTTGCCAGTTGATGAACATGGCAAATTAGTAAGTCCAGTGGTTTCGGATATGGCAAATGGTATACCGACTGATATCAATAATGGTGATTTTATTTTTGGTGATGTAAGTCCATTAGAATCAGCTTGGCGAAGAAGTTCATATTACCCATTTAGTGTATTGATTACGTCCTTGTTGTTGACACCTGCTGGTACATTTGGTGTATTATTAGATAGATCACGTATTGTTCGAAATATAGCCGGTCAATTAATTTACAAGGATACTGGCTTACGAGTAACCTCAAATACTATAAAATTACCTAGTATTCAATCTAGTTCAACCCGTGTTCAGACTGCAGGTATAATCAACTATGTGGCTAATTATATTTTAAGTGATAATTTAAAATCTTATAATGATTACCAATACGATTTGTCAAATATAACAGTTAAATTAAGTCATCGACTAGGGGCATTTACGAGTCGTGACAAGTTTAATTTAATTCTTGATTCAAAAACACCGTTATCAGCCGGTGGTGTGTTTGTCCCACCTGAAAATTATGATATTATATTGAATACGAGTAGTTCAATTAAGAAAATAACATATAGTGGGGTTATTATTACTAAATTGCAGGATGGGTTTAGTGTCAGTGGGTATAGTATATCACACCCATATTTTAGTTATTACCCGTGGCAAAAAGCCGGGGTTCTTATTAATATAGGTGGCATTTCTGAAAGTTATATTCAGTGGACTGCAAATCAAGTGTATGCGGCTGGTAAAATTGTTAAATATTCGTCTGAATATTATCGAGTGTTATCATTGCATACTACTACTGGTGTATTTAACGCAGCCAATTATCAATTACTTGCATCATTGCCGGTTATTGGTGGGAGATCTGCAATGATACGGCAATTATGGGATCGAACCGCTCCGATAGTTGTTCCGTATAATACTAAATTTAATTATGTACAAGATGTTGTGGATTTTCTGTTGGGATATGGCGAATATTTAACCGACCAGGGATTTGTCTTTGATGAATTTAATTCTAACATGCAGCAAGTTACCAATTGGGAAACCAGTGCGAAAGAATTTTTATTTTGGTCTACACAAAATTGGACATATGGTCAAGATAAGTGGAGTGATTGGTTACCTGGGCAATTAATAGTAGCTGGTTCAATCGTCCGATATGATGGTACGTATTACACTGCCGTTAGAACGAAGCAGACTGGTTCTATATTTGTCACTAATGATTTCAATAAATTGGGTGCGCTAAGCAATGTTGGTAGTTCAGTAATTTCATTGAGTCCAGCTGCTAATAAATTAACTTTTAATACGGCATTGTCTGTAGTGACTGATATTACCGATGACTTTAATGGTTATGAAATCTTCAAAGTCGATGGGCAGCCAATTGCTTATAATTTAATAAATTCATATCGGGAAGATAATGCGGTTAGTTATGCCTCTCCTGAAAATGGAATTTTTGGTGCTAGTTTTTATTTAGTTCAAACAGAGCAAATTGTTATTATTGATAACCGTACATTGTTTAATGATACCATTTATAACCCAGAAAGTGGGTATAAGCAAGATAGAATCAAAGTGGCAGGTTATATAAGTACCAATTGGAATGGCTCGTTTGATGTGCCGGGATTCGTATTTGACCAAGCAATTATTAAAAATTGGGAAATGTGGACAAATTACGCAATTGGTGATGTGGTAAAATATAAGGAATTTTACTATGCTGCTATTGGATTAATTTTAGGCACGGAACATTTTAATCCAATTGATTGGACTAAAATTTCTAAAAAGCCAACTGCACAGTTATTACCAAATTGGAATTACAAAGCAAGTCAATTTGAAGACTTTTATAGTTTAGATAGTGATAACATTGATACCAATCAACAAAAAATGGCACAGCATTTAATTGGTTACCAAAAGCGCCAATATCTTGAAAACATCATTCAAGATGATGTGTCCGAATTCAAATTCTATCAAGGGATGATAATTGAAAAAGGTACGCAAAATGTACTTAATAAATTGTTTGATGTACTTAGCGTTGATGGCGAAGATAGTTTAACATTTCACGAAGAATGGGCAGTTCGTGTTGGTCAATACGGTGCCAATGCTGCTTTTGAAAATATTGAATTTATTTTAGACGAAAGTTTATTTAATTCAAATCCGCAAGGTTTTGAATTACTGTCCACTGGTAGTAATTCACATGATTTTATAATCAGACAAGTACAATCTGACATTTACGTAACCCCGATTGGTTACGATAATAACCCGTGGCCTATTTTAAAAAATGATACTACTTATCTGAGATCGGCGGGTTACGTCCGGCTTGATGAAGTGACATTAAATTTGAAATCACTTGCTGATATCCTAGCTGTTGACATAACAAAGCTTGTGACTGGTGATTACATATGGTGTTCATTTGACATTGCTGGTTGGAATGTTTATCGATATACTGATTCCAATATAGTAGTTAATGACGCAATGGCAGTGGGTGATTACATACATGTGACAACTTCACGTTTGGTTACACTGCCGATCGGTTCGTATATTAGTATACGACATGTAGCCGGATTTGCTGGTTTTTATAAAATTGAAGATGTTATCTTAAATGTAATAGTTATCTATGCAGCAGATGCCTCGGTAACTTCGCCATTGGTTGATCAATCATCTATTATGATACATTCATTAGTAAGTCAACGAGTTGCATCAATGGATGACATAGATGGAATGTTGCCACCGATTTTGAAAACTGACGAATTAGTATGGTCAGATAATGGCATTGATGGCAATTGGGCTTCTTGGATACATACGCCAGTGTATAGCAAGACACAAATTTCAAATCTACATCCAATTAATTTAGAACTATATGGCAAAGCAATTCAAATAAGTAATCGTGGAAATATATTAGCAATATCAACTGGTGCTGGTGAAGTTGAAATTTATGATAGGGCCAATCTGATGAATCACTGGGTTCATCGACAGTTGATAAGTGTGCCAATTATAGGGCATAACCAATATGACTATGATTTAAATAATACACAAGATATAGCAACTGTAATGGCGATATCAGCTGATAATCGATGGTTAGTTACTGGTTCACCAAGCAGTGGGTATGCAACTATTAATAATAATGGCTATTTGAATGTCGTCGGTGCTAATTATACTGCTTCTTCAATGGCCAATCATGGTGCTGTTTCATTGTACGAAAAAGACAGTAACAATACATACACATTAGTTAATACAATTTTAAGCAAAGTGCCACGTACTGATGAATATTTTGGTGAAAGTTTAGTATTCAGTGGTGACGCTTTGTACATAAGTGCAGGTAGTGCCACTGGTAGCGTGTATAAATTAATCTACTCCACTATCATTCATGTTACTACTAATTACAACCCAGTTGGTAGTGTGGGAAATGTATTACATCTATCAAGTGTTGCTGGTATTGCGATTGGTATGACAGTTACTGGTAATGGTTTAATTACTGATAAGATTGTGATTAAGGTAACTGATTCTATCACGGGACAATTAACAAACTCATCAATTACTGGTAATATATTGACAGTTGGTACATTGACAACCGGTGCTGTCGTAGTTGGGCAGACGATAAGTGGTATTGACATTTTGGACGATACTATCATAACCAATCACATTAGTGGCACTGGTGCTGGATCAAAGTGGTTAGTTAGTAGAAATAATTACGAAGTACATGATATTGCAATATCATGTACTTATCAGGTACAAACCGTAACTTTAAATGAAGCACCTGAATCTCAGCCTTCAGGTATGATACAATTCAGTACTAATGAGTGGAAATACGATGATAGTTCCAATCAAAAAAATAACGTGGGACATTCTATAAAATTGGCAAGTAGTATAGTCAATGATGTATTGGCTATTGCTTCGGTTGATAATGACAATATAGGCAAAGTTAAGGTATATATTACTGACAATTTGCAACAAACTATTGTTGGCAATTCAAAATTTGGCCAAGGTATTTCTATTTCCGAATTTGGTGATTATATTGTCATATCTGATATCTCGGTAACTGGTAGTATGGTAGAACAAGGCGGGGTTGATATTTATAAACGCATAATAACTAATAGCGTAATATCATATGACAAATATCAATCATTGACAGTTAAGTATCCAGAAATAGATGGCTATTTTGGTAGTAAGGTATTATTCGGTGATGATTACAAAACTATATACATTTTAAGTTCATTGGCTGATATAACATTGCCGTGGTATCCGACTGATGGTACTACATTTGATAATGGCACCACTGGATTTAGTTTACTTAAAAACCTCGATAGCGGTCGCATTGATGTGTATAATAGGTATAATTTAAAATGGGTATATAGCGAAAGTTTGGATACTGCTAATTATGCGGCGGATGGGTATGGTAATAGTATGGCAGTTGGGGCAACTAGTTTAGTTGTTGGTGCGCCATACGCACAGGACAGTGCTGTCAAGGCTGGTAATGTATATGTATATAATAAACGAACTGATGCTTATAGCTGGGAAATTAACCATTACGGAATTGCAAAACCGGATGTTAGTAAAATTAAACAAGCATTTCTGTACAATAAAGTTACTAGCAAATTAATAACTCATTTGGATGTACTTGACCCATTGCATGGCGTAATCCCAAGTATAGCAAATGACGAAATTAAATATAAAGTATTCTATGATCCAGCTGTGTATTCAATTGGTGAAAGTGCCACTCATACAATTGATGATGGATCTGCGTGGAAGGGACACTATGTTGGGTATCTATGGTGGGATTTGCGAACAGCTAAATTTGTTAATGGCAATGATGATGACATTGTGTACCGAAATAGTGCATGGCATACATTGGCAACTGGTGCAACTATCGACATATATGAATGGGTTGAATCTACGTTATTACCGGATGATTGGGACTTGGATGCTGATACTGACTCTGGGTTAGCTAATGGGGTAAGTGGTACTACTTTGTATGGTAATGCTGCTTATAGTAGTGCTACTCATTATGATATTATCAGTAATACTTCAAAGAATACGTATTATTATTGGGTCAAAAATACTAAAATAATTCCATTAAGTTTAACTAGAAAAATATCAGCACAGGATGTCGCCAGTCTAATTGGTAATCCTCGTGGCGCCGGGTATCAATATATGGCTTTAACTGGTAGCAATTCATTTAGTTTAGTTAATGTTTCATCATTATTGGCACATCGTGATGTAGTGTTGTCAGTTGAATATTGGTTAGTTGATAATACTACACAGAACATTCACACTCAGTGGCAACTATTGAGTACAGATTCGGCAACGGTAATACCTGCTAAAATAGAGGATAAATTAATAGATAGTTTATGCGGTAAGGATTCGTATGATAGAGTGATACCAGATGACTCATTGCCCGTGAAATTGAAGTATGGTATTGAATCACGTCCACGCCAGGGTATGTTTATTAATCGATTTGAGGCATTGAAACAATATGTTGAACAAGCAAACTTAGTATTGCATGATAATCTAATTTCAGATACTAGGGATTTGAGTAAATTAGAAAGTTATGATATTGAACCACATTTAATTCGTGGGTTATATGACAGCGTAGTTGATACTGATCTGGAATTGCGATTTGCTGAAATTAGTTCATTTACCCGTCCGGTGATATCTCCGATTATACAAGATGGTCGCATAGTTGGTATCGAGATAATAACCGCTGGTCGTGGGTATATCAATGCACCCTTCATAGAGGTCGCTGGCACTGGTACTGGAGCTATAATACGAGCGGTTATTAATATAGCCGGTCAATTAATTGGTGCGGTGATTATAAATTCAGGTGTTGGGTATACTGAATATACCTCGTTACTAATTAGGGATTATACCGTATTGGTGCATAATGATTCGTCTACTGGCGGTTGGACTATTTATTCATATGATCCAATTACTTATGTGTGGTCATTGTTATTGGGTAGGACGTATGATACTAGTAAATATTGGCAATACATTGATTGGTATGCAGCTGGTTATAATCAATTTAGTGCAATTATACATTCAGTTTCGACATATGCCGAACTTGATACAATCGTGGTCAACATTGGTGAATTGGTTAAAGTTAGTACGACCAACGCTGGTACATGGGTACTATTAAAGAAATATTCAATGGTAAGTTCAATTGATTGGACGCACTCATATGCGATAGTTGGTAGCGAACGTGGAACAATTCAATTAAAATCTTCATTGTATGAATTTGCCCATACTGGTATTGGGTATGATAATTTATTATATGATGGTGGAATTTTTGATAATAGCGCATCGGCTGAATTAAGAATAATACTAACTACATTGCGGGATGAAATTTTTATTGATAATTTAAAATCTACAAATTTAGATTTATTTTTTACCTGCATACGATACATTTTAAGTGAACAATTATATGTGGATTGGATTTTTAAAACTAGTTTTATTAAAGCAAACCATAATGTTGGCACTTTACATAAGCCTGTTACTTACCGAAATGACAACTTAGCAAATTTTGAAGACTATGTGGCGGAAGTAAAACCATATCGAACTACTATTAGGGAATATGTTAGTTCATATAACGCTATAGAAATGACTGAAACATCCATTACTGATTTTGATTTACCACCATTTTATGAAAAAAATTCATTAACATTGGTTGATACTACGGTAATGAATGGTGAAATTATGGTAGGTGACACTATCATTAATGCCTATCCGTGGAAACATTGGCTGGATAATGTTGGATTTATAGTTACGTCATTGGCGATAGTTGATGGTGGTTCTGGATATGTAACAGCGCCGATTGTCAATATAGTACAAAATTCTGGCAGTGGGGCAACTGCCCGCGCTTTTATTACAAATGGCATAGTTAACCGAGTGATACTATTAACTCCTGGCAGTGGATATCTATCGGCGCCGAATGTATATATCACGGGTGGGCTATCAACTACTGGCATTGCTGCTCGTGTTATAGCTACAATTGGGGATAGTGCTATACGAACATCTATTATTAAATTGAAATTTGATAGAATATCACGGGCATACTCAATAATTCAGTTGCAAGAAATTGAGACATTATCTGGTACTGGATCACGATTGCAATTTTCATTAATATGGGGACCAGATGTGCAAATTGGTACTAGTTCAGTAACTATCAATGGGATTACTGCTTTGCGAGATAATTATAAACTTCGTGTAGTAAAATCATCAACTAATGGATATGTATCTGGTACTATTACATTTAATGTGGCACCTATTGCTGGTTCAACTATATCAGTTACTTACCTGAAAGATTGGTCATTATTAAATTCTGCTGATAGAATTCACTATTATTATAATCCAGGAATTGGTGAATTAGGTAGAGATTTGTCGCAATTAATGACCGGAGTTGATTATGGTGGGGTCATAGTAAGTGGATTGGGGTTTGAATTAACCCAAGGCTGGGGTAGTACTCCATTTTATTCAGATAAATGGGATACATCTGATCCGACATTTGATGACTACATAGTATCAGTTGCTGCTGATACTCGCACATTCACCTTGCCGTATATTCCGTTACCTGATGTCATGGTAAATGTATATCACAATGGGATCAGGCTTGATGATCCACATTTTGGTACAGTGGGTCAATTAAATAATTTAGCAGTTATGTCTACTTGGGTTGGGAATGGTGAAACATCTACTATAAATATTCCAACTATTGTTCAGGTATCAATGGGTGACCAATTTATTTTACGTAAAGCTACTAGTGATGGAGCAGTGCCTCCAGCAGAGGCGGATTATGACACTGCGTTAAGTGGTGGTGATTTAACTTATAATACTGCAACTGGAATTGCGGCGGAAGACATGATTATTGATGGTGATGGCTTTGTGACACCGATGACTAGTCCAGCGCCTGAAGAAGTAGTGCCTGGTCAAATCGTAGATGCGTTGGCAATTAAGGTATATGATAGACCATTTGGTGGATCTGCGGCTATTAATGTCGATAATTACGTGGCGAATGGTGTTCAGCATATATTTGCGATATCAACCAGGTTGGATAATCCAGGTGTCGTCATAGTAAAAACTACAACTGGGTTGACAAATCTCATATTAACACTTGACGTGGATTATAGCATTGATCATAGACATAATCTAGTATCTTTTTTCAATGTGCCGCAACATGGTGTATTAGTTACTATTTTCGGAATTGGTGTCAATGGTACTAGTATTTTGGATGCAGATTATGTAATTGCTGATGGGCAAGCTACTGATTTCATCACGAAAGCTCCGTGGTTGGCAACTGTTAGTACCTTGGTGTATGTCAACGGGGAAGTGGCACTGGCGAAAATGGTAAATATTAGTGACAATTTAATTATAAGATTTGAAAATCCACCAGTTATTGGTGATATGATAAGTTATCTTATCACTAGTGAATTGTCCAATTCATTTGCAGTTACTACTGTCGAAAGAGTGGCAGTTGATGGCAGATTTGCTACGATGCCATATGAATTGGCTTTTTCATTTGGCAATCTTCCAAAAAATGAATCTGCTATGATTGTTAGAGTCAATCAGACTATTCTATTAAGTCCAAACAATAGTTATTATACTATAAAGAATAATAAACTGAGCTATCAGTTAGATACTACTAAATCAAAACCGTATTCAGTTGGTATAACTGCTATATCAGTAACGGTGGATAATATATTATTAACTATTGGGATTGATTATTCAGTAAATTTGAGTGGTATCGTTATTAAATTAACTAAGGTTGCGTATTCAGCACACGTTGGGAAATTACTTACCATTAGTGTATCGGAAGAGCATTCGTATGTATATATTCCACCATCAGTTGGACAATCAGCTAAGATTTTGTTTAGTGATAGTTATGACAATACTAATATTGTTGAAATTTTTGGATCATCTAATAAGGAGGTAATTGATATTCAACGAAGCACTATTACTGTCGATATGCCCATGACATTAATACCTGATACTACTGATTATTATTATTATAAAGAAATGACTGGTGGGATATTACGATTGGAACGAGCTGTTATAAGTGACAATTATGTTTGGGTTGTTAAAAATGGTACATTATTGGTTCCGAGTGTTGATTATAAATTGAATTCAGATAAATCATCCATTACACTTATTAACGATGCTATTGTGTCTGATAAATTTACACTTATGACATATGGCAGTAACATAGTTCGGCCAGGAATTGCGTATATGCAATTCAAAGATATGCTGAATCGAATTCATTTTAAGCGATTGAATATACATAAGCAAACTAGGTTATTGGCTGATTTACATTGGAATGATCTTAGTCTAGTGGTAGCTGATGCTAGTAATTTTGATTTACCAAATCCGGCAATTAACCAACCTGGTATTATTGAAATTCGCGGTGAGCGTATTGAATACTTTGCGTTATCCGGTAACACATTAAGTAAATTACGACGCGGGACGCTTGGAACCGGTACACCGGCTGTTCACAATACTGGCAGTTATGTGCAGGACATTGGCACGAGTGAAACTATTCCGTATTCAGAGACTATTATAACCGAACAGGTGGTATCAGATGGGACATTGCAGGTACCATTGACGAAAGTGACTCCAATGCGTTCAATTATTGAGAATGGGTATGTTGCAACTAATGTCAGTGATTGGAATTATTCAGATGGATTTCAATCAAGTATACCAACGACTTATGTACAAGCTGATGATATAGAAGTATTTGTTGGTGGCTACGAAAACGAAGTTGAATGGGTACCAAATGTTAATTATTTAGTGGGTGCTATTGTGATAGTTGGTAGCTACGCTTATCGATGTGTGAATGCGCATATTAGTGGAACGACATTTGGAATTAGTGTAGGTGATTGGGTATTTTTTATTGGTAATATTAGGCTTAAAAACCGTCCATACCGAGTTCATAATATAAACGTACATCCAGTTAGTCCATTCGGTGATTTGCAATTTGACGCTGATTTTGCCGTTGATGGTATTACCTCGTCATTGTATTTAACTAATAGATTAACACCTGGTACAATCGTTACTGTTATTAAAAGAACTGGTGAAGAATGGGGCAATGCCAATATTCAACAAGATGAGCGTAATATGATGACATTTTTAAAATCGGTGCCTGGTATTTGGTATACGGAGATGAAGCAAATACCATTAATGTAATTTTTTGATAACTGGGACAATGACTAAATATAATCATAAGAGAGATTACTATGCAGACTAATGAGTTTACAGGAATATATATAAGGGGTCATATTAAGATATATGATCCCAATACCAACGAAGTATATCGAGATCAGCCGAACAGTATTCATTATGAAAATATGAGTATTGCGTTAGCGGAAAGTATGGCAAATAATAGCCAGGGTGTAGTTCAATCAATGGCATTTGGTAATGGTGGTACGACTATAGATCCAACTGGTATTATTACATATCTTACGCCAAATAGTGCTGGGTATAATGCTAGTTTATATAACCAAACTTATGCGAAAGTGGTAGATGGTAATTCATCAAGCAATGTAGATCCTACCCGAAATTTTATTGAAACTCGCCACGTAACTGGTACTAATTACACCGATGTATTTGTGACATGTTTACTTGATTATGGTGAACCTAATGGGCAGAGTGCGTATGATACGACAAATAATAACGCAAGTGACTTTGTGTTTGATGAGCTTGGCTTAAAGTCAGCTGGTGGGTTGTTATTAACGCATGTTATGTTTCATCCAGTTCAGAAAGCACTTAATAGATTAATACAAATTGACTACACGGTTAGAATTCAAAGTTTAACTGGGTTGGCTGGAGTTTAATATGTCATACGAAGTTAAATTTACCGAAACGACAAACCCAGCGAAACCTGCGCTTATTGTAGAAGATCAATCACTTAATCAAGCCACTGATTTAACATTTGTTGGTAAAAATTATGCCGGGTATGCGCCAGTACTAGCTGAAAATTTCTTACATTTATTAGAAAATTTTGCTAAAACTACGGCGCCAATTAGGCCAGTACAAGGTCAATTATGGTATGACAATACCCCCAAGGTAAATTTACTTAAGATATACGATGGTACTACTTGGACAGCGGCTGGTGCAGTTAAGAAGGCAAGTGCAGCGCCGTTAGTTGGCAATAGTACAATTGGCGATATTTGGGTTGATACTGCTAATCAACAAATGTATTTATTTTCTGGATCAACTTGGTTATTAATTGGGCCACAGTATAGTGCTGGGTTGCAATCTGGCCCAATTGTTGAGACTATTATTGATATTAATAATGTAAGTCAAAGTGTTATATCATCGTATTCATCTGGTCGATTATTATCAGTAATTAGTGCTACATCATTCACACCAAAAGCATTTATAAATGGGTTTAATGTCATCAATACTGGTATTAATTTAAGTTCAGTTGATGCTAATAGTAGTGTATCACCGATTAAATTTTGGGGCACCGCGAGTCAAGCAGATGCATTGTTGGTGAATGGCGCATTAGTAAACTCAACTAATTTCCTCCGAGCTGACGCGACAGTACCGTCTAATGTACAATTGAGTATTAGATCTGATAATGGGATTAATATTGGTAGTGATTTAAATTTTAGTATTCGTACTGATACCTCATCGACTATCTTTACTTCAAAAACTAATGGCAAGAGTATTGATTTTAAACTAAATGACCAAACCAACGTACTTCATTTAGATTCAAATTCAAAAGTTGGTATTAATAATACGCAACCGACTGAGGCACTTGACATAATTGGTAATGTCACGGTTAGTGGCATGATTAAGATTACTGGATTGGCAGCATCTGATTCAATTGGTATCGGTAGTCTAATCACTGCCGGTGGTATATCGGTTGCTAAAAAAGCTTCATTTGGTGGCGATCTAGCAGTATATGGTAAGCTATATGTCAATAATTTAAATAGTGATGGGGTACCGGTTGCTGGCGGTGTTATGTTACCTGGTTATACCACTAGTGCACCAGGACTGCCTTTATATGATATTGGCTCAACTACCCAGCAATTTAGAAATATATACGCTCAACAATTCGTTGGTGATTTCACCGGTACATTTGCTGGTTCATTAACTGGTAATATTAGTGGTTCAGCTGCGAAATTAACTAGTCCGACAAACTTTAGTTTAGTCGGTGATGTCACTAGTGACACTGTATCATTTGACGGGCAGACACAGTCTGGTACTGCTATTTTCACTACTAGAATTAGTCAAGATATTATCACTTCTAAAGCTGATGCGACTGGATCGTTGTTAACAGATAGTATGTTGATATACAGAGCTGGCATTGGGCTTCGGCAAACGACCAAGCAATCATTTATTGCTAATATCCCAGCAGTACCGATCGGTGCGATGTTTCCATTTGCTGGAGCAATACCGCCAAATGGGTATTTGTTATGTGATGGGAGTGAAAAGCTCAGTTCACTTTATGCTGACTTATTTGCAATAATTGGGTATACCTATAAGGATTTCTTATCACTGAAAGGTGCTGGTACTTTTGGATTGCCTGATTTACGAGGTCGGTTTCCATTGGGTCGAGATAATATGGATAATAATACGGATGTTCCTGATATGAACAACCCAAATGTGCGGATCGACGCAGGTGGGGGTTCTGCAAATCGGGTATCTTCAGCAGCCGCTGATCAATTAGGAAGTGGCGCTGGTAGTGAGTCATGCACATTGCAGTTGGGCAATTTGCCTGACCACAAGCATAATATGAGAACGACCACCGCTCAGTACTATGCTGTTGGATTACCCGGAAGTGGCACGGATTCAGAGGCACCAACTAAAATAGGCATGCAACCATCGACTACTACCGCAAATGGGTTGAGACATAGTGGCGCTATATTGGCACCTGAAAACACTACATTGGGACAAGCATTTGTGATTACTAATCCATACTTGACCATCAATTATATAATTTTTACTGGAAAGATGCTATGAGTTATATTATAAATAAAACAACTGGTGCTATGGTAACTGAGATTATTGATGGCTCCATTGATCAAACATCAACTGACTTAACATTAATTGGGAAAAATGCAACTTCATATGGTGAATTCTTAAATGAAAATTTAGTTCATTTATTAGAAAATTTCGCAAACACATCGCAACCGCCGTATCCTATAGATGGACAATTATGGTTTGATACAGCTGAACGCCGATTGAAAGTATATGATGAATACATACATTCATTTAAAGTTAGTGGCGGTGCGTTTGTATCACCGTCGGCACCAAGTTCAATCTCCGCTGGTGATTTTTGGGTAGACACTTCTAGAAAGCAATTATATTTTAATGATGGTATATCCACTGTCCTTGCGGGTCCATTATATTCGGAGCAGCAAGGCATATCAGGTCTTCAAACTACTGACGTTATCGATAGTAATTTAAATAATCATACCGTAGTATTATTATATGTGGCTACTGCATTACTTGGTATTTTCAGTAAAGATGCGTTCACGCCAAAAGTTGCAATACCTGGCTTTACTGGTGATATACTAGTTGGATTTAACAGTGGTAATTATTCTAGTATGAAATTACACAGCAACGCATCTAGCGCAGATGCCTTGGTAGATCCAACTGATGGTAGTTTAAAAACAGCAATGGCTTTTGTTACAACTAATTCAGATTCGACTGTGGGTGGTACATTAACGATGCAATCATCTGTGCCATTGATTTTAGGACCATTTAGTAATACAGAAATACAAATAACTAATAATTCAACAAATATAAATTCAAACATAATAAATCAAAATTTTAATATAAAATTGTTAAACGCAAATGGATTGCTATCAGCGATAACAATCCTTGGTGCTTCTGAACATATTGGTTTGTATACTGAATTTCCAACTGCTACACTGGATGTAAATGGCAGTGCTATTATCAGAGGTAGTTTAACAGTTACTGGTGAAATGACAAGCATCAATACTACGAATTTATCAATTACCGACAAGATAATTGAATTAGGAAAAACAACCATCCCATCCAATACTACTGCCAATGGTGGTGGTTTCGCCGTAGTTGCAGGTGCTGATATTGACAAAACATTGACCTGGGATCTTGTCAATCATAGTTGGACTTCGTCAGAACATTTCAATATTCCAGCTGGTAAATGTTACAAAATAAATGGCACAACAGTTTTGACTGAAAATACTTTGGCACCTGCTGTCACAGATTCAAGTTTAACTACAATTGGTACGTTGGTGGCATTGCAGGTTGCAAATATAAATATTGATGGTTCTACTATAAGTTATTTAAATATATCACATACTGATGGTGATGTGGTAATAAAACCAAAGGGAACTGGTTCGGTTGACATTAATATGTCCCGTCTTATAAATGTTGCCAATCCAGTGGTGGGTACCGACGCAGTTACCTTGGCATCTATGATGACTGCAATATCAAATGCCCCATTGGCAATTTCATTGGATGCAACTGGATTGAGCAATCCAGAGATCGTTAGTAATTATCTGATTAAAGTATTCCCAATAAGTGAGCATTACCCAGGAACGATGTGTCGAGTTATATGTACCGATGCTGGGATAGTCACTGTTCGGCTATTTATATTAAATTTTGGCGCTTGGACGTTTCAATCTATTTTATAAGACTAAATACACTAGCATGAGGAAAATATAAGATGTCATATATCATCAACAAATATAACGGCGATCAAGTAGCTATCGTGACAGATGGTACCATTGATACCACACTTGACGTTAAATTAATAGGTAAAAATTACGCAGGGTACGGCGAAACTCAGAATGAAAATTTAGTTTTCATGCTTGAAAACTTTGCCCATACATCAGCTCCTTCTAAGCCCATGAAAGGTCAAATTTGGTTTGACAGTGGCACCAGTAAGTTGAAATTTTTCGATACTGGGGCAAAATGGAGAACCACAGGTGGCGCAGAAATCGGACCAACCCCGCCACTTGGCTTGACTATTGGAGATTTTTGGTTTGATACTCTCAATAAGCAATTAAATGCCTGGGATGGTGCTACTTATGTATTAGTTGGACCACAAGCTGCTGGTACTGCGACAACTGAAATGGTATCTAAAAATGTACAAGATACTAATGATACTAGCCATCCCATTATTGCGGCAATGGTTAACGGTGAGACCGTTTTTATTATTAGTCATGATGCGGAATTTACATTGGCTAACACTCATCATATTGATGGCTATGGTAGCATTCAAAAAGGTATTACATTACGTAACACATATGATACGCTCAATCCAGGCCAGACTTCCACTGATGCTAGATTTTGGGGAACTACGACCAATTCAGATAGATTGGGTGGATTTTTAGCCAGTGAATTTGTAAGAACAAATGCTGCTAGTTTTGCCAATTTAGTAAACTTTTCCGACAATGGGTATACAGTTGGAAGTCCAACTGCTAGATTGCGTGTATTTAATGATTCACAAACTACACCAACTATTTCTAATATAATTTCTGATACGATAGTATTTAAGACAACTAATACCGCAACCAATGTGACAGAAACGCCATTGGTGTTAAAAAATGCCAATATATTACCAGGTGCTAATTTAAATTCAGATATTGGGTCAACTAATTTGCAATTTAATAGCATATATGCCACTACCTTGGTGGGAACTGCTAACCAAGCTAGTGCGTTGGCGGTTGGTACTGCTTATAAAACTGCCAGCATTGCGACTAGTCCAGGAACTATTGTTGCTAGAACAAGTACTACTGAGACAGTTAATGGCGTGACTATAACAGCTGGTTCCATACGGGCAAATTATTTTGTTGGTGTTGCCACGACTGCGTATTATGCCGATTTGGCAGAGAAATATTTAGCTGATAGCGAATATGATCCGGGTACGGTTGTGATGGTCGGCGGTGATGCCGAGGTTACTGCCGCAAATGTTGGTAGTACACCAATCGGTGTAGTTTCGTTAAATCCAGCTTATATGATGAATAGTGAATTAATAGGTGGTACGTATATTGCATTAGCTGGGCGAGTTCCAGTTAAAGTAGTTGGTGTGGTTAACAAAGGTGATTTATTAGTAGCTACCGATGATGGTATCGCTATTGTATCAGTAAATTCATCCGCGTATGTATTTGCTATTGCACTTGAAAGCAGTGAAAATGCTCAAATTAAATTGATAGAATCAGTTATTTTATAATACAAAAGGACAGTTATGCCAGGCCAACTCACACCGATATACTCAGCGGATTACAATGATATCCAGACAAAACTTGCGCAAATTTTAGGTGTTGGGTCAGGTGAGTTTGGTTATGGACAGACTATAACTAGTGTCCAATCAGTGCCAAGAACTCCAATTACTGCATCAATGTGGAATAAATTGCGAGATGATTTGGTACGAGTACGAAAACATCAAACTGGTGCTAATGAAAGTCTTAATTTAATCGAGATAACAAACTCGACTGAGGTTTCGGAATCTATTAGAGTTGCGTATGACGGCATGGCAAATTTGGTACAGACTGATCGATTTTTAATAGGTGAATATTCGTTAGAGGTATTGAAGACCAGTGTTTACAGCAATGAATGGAACAATACATTGACACAAGTTATAACTGTAAATTTCACTGATGCTGAAGCTATTCGATTTTTCTTTAATACCGGCGGGACAATTGTATTTGTATCTTCTAGAGAGGGGGGCACTGCTAATACTAAAAATAATTCATGGACTTCTTTGTTGGCCAACATGGGCACTATTAAGATGGGTCGAGCTACTACCATTGCTACCGGCACTGGTCACGCATTCCAACTTGGTTGGTCTGGGTTATCAGCAACCGACCAGGTGATATTTGAAAAAGTATCTGAAAATCAAACATATGCGGCAAATAAATATAATATATATGCCAAGAAGGGCACTAGTGGTCAGCTAATATTTACTGTAAATTTTGCTGACTTGTCTACCACTGATGCGGTGGATACGAGATATGGATATGATGAAAACATAGATGGAACAATAAGTGTCATAGTTAAAGCTATTAGAGCAAGTGGTGCTAATATATCAATTACTGCCCCAGTAGCAACTGCCACTGCGTTCACCGGTGGGGCTAAGATAATACCAGCACCGTTGGTTTTTGCATCAATTGTCAGTGATAAATCAGATAATACCGCTATAGATGAAGGCATGTATACTGCAACAATTACTATTGATACCATAAATGTAGAAAGTGGAACTAAATTTTTCTGGAAAACACGTGGCGTTGTGACAACAGCGGATTTTACAGATGGTGTAAATTCTGGCAGCTTTACTATAAATAATGTCAATAGTGTTGATCACAAGGGTTCGTATACATTCACTAGACAAGCAACCGCTGATTTGTCTACTGAGGGTGCAGAATCATTTGGTATTGACATATACAACGCACTGCCAGGTGGGACGATTGGTACCAGTAAAGTGGCAGCAACCCCCAATTTGATCAAAATCAATGACACCTCTGTAAATGTTCCTTCGTATCTTAGTGTGGCGGTAACGCCTAATCCAGTTGACGAAGGGCAAAGTATCAACGTTACAGTAAGGACAGCTGATTTTGTTGTCCCGACCAATTTATTCTGGTCATTGGATGCAATTGGTGGGACTACTTTCATTGGTGCTGACTTGGTTGACCCTTTGAAAATTACAGGTACATTCCAGATTACTGCTACCAACGTTGTAACTTTTACGATACAGATATTAGCTGATCATTTTACTGAAGGAGTTGAGACTTTCAAAGTGAATATTCACAGTGGTGATAGTGGCGGTCCAGTCGTATTATCTAGTACTACTATTACTATAAAGGATACCTCTACAAATTATATTGCACAATTGACTTTTCCTGATTCAACTAAACGAGTGGGTGTTCCAACCCAGTTCGTAATTTCCGGTGGTGCACCATCGGACACAGTGACATTGACCGATAGTGTAGATAATCAATTGCTTGACCAATCACCAGCTACGTTATCAATTACTGGTGAATTAAGAGGTAGCGTTACTTTTAGGACTCCTACTTCATCGGGAGTGACCCATCGGGTCACTGCACATTTTACCAATACACCCGCTGATGTTACTGTAACCGTACCTGTATTTAGTATAACATTCAATGCCTTCAGTGTGAATCCAGTCTCAATCCACCCAGGTGCCACTTCCGTGATTTCTTTCATAGTCAACAACGCAAATGGGTTACCTGTATTACTATACTTCAATGATACACTACAGGATACCAAGACAGCTACTAGCAATATATTTAATTTCCAATATACCACGTTAAATACATTGGCAGCTAATACGTATGTAATAACGGCAAAATGCGCTGATATTGTTTCATCTTATTCATCAACATTGACAGTTGGTTATACGGAAATTGTGACATTTCCAACCACTGTGGTGAAAGGTGTTTCTACACCTTTCACCGTAACTAATGCAATGCCAAATGATACTATGACATTGACCAACACGAAGCTTGGTATGCTGGCTCACTCATTCGATGGGATCACATCAGCTGGTACTACTCCGTCAAATGCTGTCTTCTCGTTGCTGGCGGTGGGTGAAGATACAATCACGGTGAGTTTTGCTGGTACTACTCATATCTATACTCGTACAATAACAGTTACGGCACCTGTGATAAAACTCAATAATAGTACAGCAGCAATAACTGTATCGGAAGGCGAAACTGTGGCAGTGACAGTCATTGGTATATCAATTGGTACTGTTTTATATTGGAAAATAATTCCTGGTACACAACCGGTCGTGGGTGCCGATTTTGATCCAGCTGGCTTAACCGGTACGGCACCTGTGTCAGTCACTACTACTGTGGCATTTGATGTCAAGATAACAACTGACTCAGTTAGTGAAAGTATTGAGACGTTCACAATTGGTGTGTGGGGAAATAGTACTTATGTGGGGGATGCGGAAGCTATTTCGGCAATTGTTTCTATTACCAATGTACTAGGCGTGTCATTTAGTGCAATCATAGCGACTCCGCCTTCTATTACATTCGGTGCCACTTCAACTATTTCATTTACTGTTTATAATAACGATGGTAACGCCATTTACCTCAGATTTAACGATAATCAAATAACAGTATTCAATCCTACTAATACTAGCTCATTTCCCGTGACGTATATAACCCAAACCAACTTGGTAGTTGGCCAGTATTCAATAACTGCCGCTTGTTCTGGCGTCACCTCAACACCTGCTGTAGCATTAACCGTTACATCAGTGACATCTATACCACCAGTGACAACTCCGCCACCAGTGGCAACTCCGCCACCAGTGGCAAATCCTGCATATAGCGTAACAACCACTGCGACTAGCTTTGAGGAAGGTTCACCGATAGCCTTCACCATATCTGCAGTAAACGGCGGGGGTTGGGGAACAATGTACTGCAGAATAATTTCTTCGGTCACTCTATCCCTTGCTACATACGGTATAACGGATTGGGTTAACCCCGTACCAACGCCAGGAGATAACGTTAACCGTTCTGGTAGTTTCACCATAACAACATCAGCAACAGCGGGTACTTTACATACATATGCTTTCTATGTTAGATTGTATGCTAATAGTGCTGAGGCTGAGGCTGATAACACTAACCTAGCGCAAAGTTCAACGATAGCTATAACCGCTGCCGCGTCGGGTGGGGGTGGTACTGGTACTGTACCACCCGCTAGGACTGCTGTAGTAACAGTAAATAGTGGGGGATCACCTCAGGATGTGGAAAAAATGCATGAATTTAACTGGCAAGTTACCGGAGGGCCACCTGGTGGCGCAGGATACTATGAGTCAGCGTTCACACCTTCGACTTCATTTGCACTTGACTCCAGTGGTGACTATAGTGGCTATGGTAGACTAGACCAGGGTGTTATCTGGTCGGTAAGCTTTAGCGACACAACTTATACAGTTCCGGGCTTCGTTATTACTGCCAGATACTGGAACATCACCACTGCCGGTGCGTGTGGCATCACTGTACCCACCGGGCGCATTGTGTATTTTTCAATCTCCAATGCACCGCCGAATAGCAATTGGACATCAACTAACGTGGTCGGCGTTAATAATCCTTATATCACCAGTGACTCGTGTAAAGTCCCTGGTACCACCGGCAATACCGATGCCATTGGTAACGGTAGCTACCAATGGGATTCTACCGGCACCGTTGCTGGCGACATATTCGGTTTTATTGTGTTTCCAGGTTATGGCGCACATTCACCTGCCGATGGATTACGCACATTATTCCAGGTCACATTAATATGACAGGTCAATATACAAAAATAATAGCAGTTGATTATAATACCATTCAGCAAAATATTGCAGCAGTATTGGGGGTCGGTGGAACTAATCCATTGACCAATGCTACTGATGCCACTTTTGGATATAATCAATCAGTATTAAGTAGTCAGGTTACCGTCAATGCAAAAATGTCAAGTAATCAATGGAGTAATTTACGTACCGATATACTAAAAGCTCGTCAACATCAGACTGGATTAAGTGAAACATTGGTAGATCCAACAGTTTCTGAAAAAATAACAGAAGCTAATAGATATGCTTATGGCTCCATGACAAACCTGGCAATTAGCGATAGGACAGTTACTCCACCTAGTAGCCAATCGACACTCGATACAATTGCCACCGGTACGATAACTACTAGTTGGAATAATACAAATGTCCATACAGTAACTATGAATTTTACAGATGCAAACGCTATTAAATACTTTTTTAATACCGGCGGCGCTATTAAATTTTCAGCTAGTAGGATTGGCGGTACTGTCAGTCCCAAGAATAGTTCGTGGACATCTATGTTGTCAGATATGGGCATTATCAGTTTACAAAGATTAGTCACAACAGCTTCCGGTTTTGGAACTTCATACGCAGTCGGTGGATCATCACTGACTACTACCGATACTCCGATATTTCAAAAATATTCAGATACCGTGACTTACTCAGCTAACTTATATAAAATTTCTGCTAAAATTACCGCAATACCTGGACAACTTGTATTCACTATCAATTTTTCAGATCTCTCAGGTAATCCAAATGGCATTTATGGATATGATGAAAATATTGATGGAACTTTAACTAGTATCGTACAAGTATATCGTGCAAGTGGTAATAATGTATCAATAACTGCACCAACATTAGTTTCCTCAACTTTCCCAGTTGGCGCTGTGGTGATCCCACAAGAGATATATTTTGCAACACTTACTAGTGATTACTCAATTACAACTCAGATAAATGAAGGTATTAATATCGCAACTGTTAATGTGACTACCATTAATGTTGCCGATAGGACAATGTATTGGAGTACAAATGCAGTAACTGGTACCATTACTACAGCTGATTTTCTTGCCCTTGACACGTTAACTGCCAAGACAACGACTGGTAATAACACAACTGGCAGTTTTTCAATCATTAATGGGATTGGATCATTCATTATTCGGGCAAATGCTGATTTATTTACTGAAGGAAGCGAATCATTTACTATCACGATTCGCAATACCTCAACTACCGGTGGTGTAGCATATACGACACCATCAATGATTATAAATGACACATCTACTACCCCACCACCGGAATATAGTACACTATATTCCGATTCATATGTCATTAATGAAGGAAATAGTGTTACATTGACGTTGACTACCTTATACGTAACTGACAATACAACACTATACTGGACTACTAATACAATTACCGGTAATCTAACCACTGCTGATTTCATTGCGAATGCCAATACGACAGTAAATGATAATACTAGTGGCAGTTTTAAAGTCACTGGCAATACTGGTACCATTCTACTGACATTGGCAAATGACGTGACCACTGAAGGAAGCGACTCATTTACCATTACGATACGCACTGGTTCCGTAAGTGGACCAGGTGTAATAACATTGCAGAATGTCATCACGGTAAATGATACTTCACTTGCGCCAGTTTACAAGATCGCCAATTCGTATTCATTTAATGAAGGAACCAGCATAACATTCACTATTTCAACTACTAATGTACCAACTGGTACTAATTTGTATTGGTCAATTTTTGGTGATACACCTTTTGCTGCTGATTTATCAGCTGGAACTGGTGCAGGTGGTGCACAAGGTGGAACTGGTACATTTACGATAAGTGGTAATACTGGTGGGTTTTCTCTATGGGCAATTGCTGATTTTTTAACAGAAGGAGCGGAAACTTTTTATGTATATATACGTACCGGTTCAATTACTGGCTCAATTGTATTAACTTCAGCAGCTATTACTATAGGTGATACTTCTCGTTTCCCATTATACAATAGTGTGACACCCTTAGTGAATAACTTTAATGAAGGGACATCCATAACAGTGACAGTATCAACCACTGATGTCCCAAATGGTACTGTTTTATATTGGACAATTGCCGGGGTTGGTATTTCATCTACCGATTTATCACAAGGTGCGTCTGGTTCTTTTTCAATAAGTAACGATACTGCCAGTTTTACCCTGTCGGCAGTTGCTGATTATTTTACTGAAGGTGCGGAAACTTTTATTGTATCTATACGAACCGGATCAGTTTCTGGTACAGTTGTAAAACAGACAACGGCAATTACCATAAATGATACGTCAACAACGACTAATGAAGTAGTGTCATACGCGCCCACCGCATTAAACACTGGTGCAACTTCATGGTCGATATACGGTGGCCGACCTGGTGATACTGGAACGGTAACTTATACAGGTGTGACAAATCATACCGTTGTCTTTCCGTTAAATTCGTCAGGAGCTTACGATGGTACCGTGGGTGTAACGGCTGGTGTGACTGGGAATATGTATGCATCGGTGTATTTTGCAGCGACTGGACATACTTCTCAGACATTTTCTATCTATTGGTATAATGAAAGTTTTTTAGTGCAAAGTCAACCAGCTGCAGTTACCTACGGGACAGCTGTCCCATATGTAATCAGCAAAGGCATACCAAATGAAACATATACGATACGTGACCAAGCAAATAATGTATTAGTATCTGCCAGGTTGGATTCATCTGGACAGATTCCAGGAGCATACGTGACAATTGGGTATGGTAATGTGTATGGCGTCTACACATTAACTGCGCTATTTGGTTCTGGACAATATAGATCAGGCACTATTACCGTATTGCAACCGATAACCATCAGTAGAATAGATGTTGCCGGTGCGTCGCGCGTACTGGAAAGTGCTAGTGCTGCCACTACTTTCACCTATACAGTCTATGGTGGTATCGGACAGACTGTTACATTCTCAGGCATCGTTGGTACTGGCTCCTCGCTAATTGCTACTAGTCCACAACAATTCAATCGAACTTTTAGCAGTTTATCAGCTAAGACATATCCGATTACTGTCACTTGCACTGGAACAACTGTCACCAGCGTATTGTCGTTTACTTGCTACGCAACTGTATTAGTTACTTGTCAACGTACCGGTACTAATGAAGGATTGTGGAGTGATTGGTGGACTATAACTGTTTATGGAGGTGTCGAAAATGCCAACTTAGGGATTCATTTATACGGTCAATCTTACTCACCCAGCGTACCTACTAAGGACTTACTGGGTTTTGGTATTTATTCGGGTTCTACTGGATATTTTACTTATACACACCAGTATTTTAACTCAACCAATACAGCGATTGGCAATTACAATTACGTCATGACTGATCCAGCTTTTGGCGTGTCGGCTTATTTTACTATAACGGGATAATGAATATTAAAATAGAAAAAGCATTTGAAGTAGTTAATTACATGGCTACATTATCTAATCAACGTAGAATAATATTAGAAGAATTAACTCAAGAATTGTCGTATTATATTAATGGTGCGACTTTTCAAATTAATCCAACCTTGATATCCTTTACCAAAATCACGTTAGAGATGGGCCAAACTCACCATGTAATCTTCATTGATGAGAATAATTTACCAATTATGATACCAGACGTTCAGCTTTTCTTAAATGAAATATTCACAATCTATACTACTGCATTGACTAAATATTCAAATAAATATAAGGAAATTGTCATGAAACGACAAATTGCCAATTTAGTTGATGTATGATAGGTGGGTTAATATTCGCACAAAATAATTCAAATATCAATTATGTAAAATTAGCAGTATTTGCCGCTAGTAGAATTCATCAATATTTAAAAATCCCAGTTTCATTGGTTACTGATAGTCAAACATGGGTATTGGATAATTATCCAAATCATGGTTTTGATAAAATTATCGAATTATCCCATGATGAACCGATTCAATATCGGCATTTTTATGATGGCTCAATGGATTCAGTTGCTTCAGAATGGAAAAATTTATCAAGACATCAAGTGTATGATTTAAGCCCGTATGAATACACATTAGTGATAGACAGTGATTATATCATCAATTCTTCCGTATTATCAAACGCATTTAATCGACCATATGATTTACAGATATATAAGCAAAGCATTGACTTAGCTGGCTGGCGAACTTCACCTGAATTTACTAGGATTAATCAGTATTCAATTCCTTTTTACTGGGCTACGGTATTCTTCTTTCGTAAAACGCCAACGATGAAAGCATTTTTTGATTTAATCACCTATGTGAAGGATAATTGGCAATATTTTAGGATATTGTACAATATTGAATCGACCTTGTTCAGGAATGATTTTGCTTTTAGTATAGTGATACATATGATGAATGGGAAAACTGCCGGGGAATTTGGGACAGAATTGCCAGGTAAAATGAGTTACTGCACTGATAAGGATTTATTGATTAAAATGAGCAATGATAAGATGCAATTATTATTGGAAAAAGAAGGGGTGATAGGTGAATATACCGTTGCCAAAACAACTGGCATCGATGTGCATTTCATGAATAAAGCAAGTTTAATTAGATGTATCGATGGTGCTAATGAGTACTAAAGGATTTGTGGTAGTTGCGCAAAATAATAACACGGTAGATTACATTAAACAGGCATATGCGCTGGCATTATCTATCCGGTATAGTCAAAAAGTTGAGCAATCAATATCAATTATTACAAATGATACAATTCCACTTCAATACCGTGCTATTTTTGATAAAATAATTTCCATTCCTGGCGAAGACATGGCAGTGAATGCTAATTGGAAGGTTGAAAATCGCTGGAAAATATACCAAGCCACTCCTTATGATGAAACTATCGTTTTAGATACTGATATGCTCTTATTGGAGGATATCGATGCGTGGTGGAGGTATTGTGACAAATATGAACTTCATTTTTGTTCAAGGATAAAGAATTATAAGGCAGAAACAATAATTGATACCTATCATCGAAAAACATTCATTGCCAACAATTTAACCAATCCATATTTCGCATTGCATTATTTTAAAAAGTCCACTATTGCTTATAATTTTTATAAAGTATTGGAATTTGTGACCAAGAATTGGCAACAATGCCATTCAATAATGGCACCAGTGCACCCACAAACTTGGTTAAGCATGGATCTAGCTACTGCCATAGCTATTGAGATTATGGGCTTACAAGATACCGCACTGAGTAAAAATTCCCCAATGGAATTCATTCATATGAAGCCAGGTATCCAAGGATGGACATCTGTTCCAACTTCATGGCAGGACGCAGTGTCGCACGTATTGACTAATAAGGGTGAATTGATTGTCAGTAATATAAAACAACACAAGATTTTTCATTACGTGGAAAAAAACTTTATCACTGATGATATGCTAGTCACATTGAGGGCATTGGTAAATGACAATTGAATGCGTACCTGTTTACTACGCTTATTATGACCCGATAATTGGTAATATATTATCGATCACCAATGAGTGTCATGCTATTCATAAACATTGTATATCTATTTCATATGAGGACTTTGACCGGTTTGTATCTGGCAGATCTATCGTAAGTAATTATCGAATTGGATATGTAAATGAATCAGTTAACAAAACGACATTGTCAATAATTCTACAAACTGAATCATATGTGATTAAACATAAGATGTGCGAATTGATTACCGGAAAGGTATCCAGTGATACTGAATTAGTAATCACCTGGGATGGATTTCATAAATATTGGAAAATATCATTGAGTGAATCGTGTAAGGCTAGGTTAAAGTTGAATCAAATACCGGTCAATTTTATATTCTACATAATGAACCGAAATGATTTTAATTTCTTAATAAGAACCATTTCAATACCTTCAATTGAGTTATTTATGAATTCCGTTGTTGTAAATTTTGCGAGTGACTATGAAACAGATATCAATAAGATTTACCCATCTTCTAAGTTATTTTTTGAATCAACTGGCCTAATCATCAATGAATAATATAATCAAAATAATAGAACAAGATGTAATATTTTTAAGCTACGATGAACCAAATGCCGAACAGAATTATGCTGATTTATTACGCAAAGTGCCGTGGGCAAAACGTGTACATGGCATTGGTGGTAGCGATACCGCTCATAAAGCATGTGCTGCGTTAAGTGACACTGAATATTTCGTAACAGTTGATGCTGATAATTTAATCAATTCAGCATTTTTGCAAGTTGGGATAGATTTGGTTAAGCTTGGTTTGACACAAGCTAATGTATTCAGTTGGTGCGGTAGAGTGCATGTGAATGGCTTGATGTATGGCAATGGTGGATTAAAATTATGGACTAGGCAGTTTGTGAATAATATGCGAACACATGAAAATGCCAACTTGTCCAACGCCGAAAGTTTAATTGAATTTTGTTTCGATGAGAACTACCATAGACTTAACGAAAGTTATAGCGAAAGTTTCACCAATGCTACACCACTGCAAGCATGGAGAGCTGGCTTTCGTGAGGGAGTAAAGCTATCGTTGTCAAATGGTGTTAAAGTATCAGATTTGACAATGAATTGGCGTAGAAACAATGATCGATTGCTAGTATGGTGCAATGTGGGCAGTGATGTGACAAATGGCTTATGGTCTATATTGGGTGCCAGGGAAGGTTGTTATAAAACAATGTGCACTGATTGGGATCACACACAAGTTAGGGATTTTAATTGGCTTAATACGTATTGGCGAGAAAATCTCAGTCAATATAATGATGAATTATTAAAATTCCATATTGACCAATATGGAAATAACTTAACTACTCGGTGTGGGTTAGTTATGAGTGTATTAGATGCGAGTGGTTCAACCTTTTTTAAACGAGTCTATAACAACGCCACTAGAACTTTTCGATAAGAAATAATGGAAGAGAGTTTAACTCTCTTCCATTACATTAGCTAGTTATTGATTTTTGATAGCATCTTTTTTACAGCTTTTTCAACAACTTTTTTAACTTTACGCGTGTTTATTTTAACATCGACATCACGGATTTCCTTTCGGTATGAATAAATTAATTCATCAACGCCAGATTCAAACTCGACTAACTGTTTGCTACGGCGTGGTGGTATTGGTATTATCCAAGATTTACCATTTTTAAAGGTCAATGCTATGTGTTCAATATATGCCAGTGGTAATACGGTTAGTATCATATCACTGAATATGTCATCCCATCCATCGGTGACGGTATTAATTGCTATCGAGTTCAACTTTAGCATTTGTCTTTTTAGTAATAGTTGGTACTAATTCTTCAGCCATTCGTCTAAAAACTGCTGCTTCTTTTGACAATCTATCGGCATCTGAACGATATTTTTTAGCTTGCTCATCTGGCGTTAGTGCCACCGCTGCCTCTGGTACAATAACATCTTTAGCCACTGCATCAATTTTAGATGATTGGATAGCCAATTCATCAACTGGAATTCCTTGTTGATCAGCAATGATCTGATTAAGTTCAGATAATACGATTGATGTAGAATTAGTTGGTAAAATTTCCACTTGGTTAGTTGGAATTTTAACTAATCTGCCTTGACTGTGTAATGCTGGTAACATTCGACTGCCATCTGGAAATTGTGTACGATCTAAGGCTTCAGCAAACTCATTGGATGTTTGGCCAGCATTGCTCTCTACTAAATTGATAAGAGCATCATGATAGCTATCTGGTAAATTTTCAGTTGGAACTACTAAGCAACTATAAGCATCACCCGGTAAAGTTCGGTACGCAATTAGACATTTCTTACCAGTGGCAATTACCCGACCTACGTGCTTAAGTTCCATTAGACAGTGCCTGCTGCGTCTGCTTGTTTTGCGATCATTTCCAGAAAAGCAGCTAACTTGGTATATGTTTGACCAACCGCAATCATTTCAGTTGGTTTAAAAGCACCTCGTGAGCTAGCGATATCAATAATAGTCTTCAATGAATTCAGATCATTGATGGTAAGATCAGGCGGTTGGGTACCAGTTGCTACTGTTTCTTCGGTTGCTGTAGTTTCGGTAGTTGTAGTTGATTTAGTCATATTATCTCCTTTTGAATTATAACTGTTATATTGTACTTATCTTTCGTGAATATATGGACATGACATTATGAAAACTGAAACATCTCGGGGACTTTCAAATCCTATGTTGGTATTATATACTACAGAACCATAATTGTCAAGTGTTATTAATGGTCCAACGTAATATCTATTATTTAAGTTAGCTAGAATCCACTCATTGATACGTGAGCATAACTCTGGCATATATTTAAACTGAATAGTAACATATTTAAAATGTGGACAAGCATAAAATACTCGCCGTAATTTAAAATAATTTAATGGGTTGGGTTTACTATGTTTAAGTGCCATATTTCTTTTTTAATTAGGTTATTCGTAATAACAAGTGGTACCAAATGGTGCAGAAATAGTGGTTGAGCCATGAATGACAAATATGGTATCGCAATAATCTGGATCACCCCACGCACCACATGGAAAGCCATCTGTAAATATTATTAATTTTTGTGGAATTATATCCTGTTCTTTCATATACGACCAATTAACAGTAAAATCAGTACCACCTCCGCCAATGGGTTGGTATTGGTCAAAATCACTTATATTATATTGGTCAAAATCCTGTTCATTGTAGACAGCAGTGTCAAAGCACCAAACTTTAATCTGGAAGGTCTGGTATTCTTCCATTATGCCTTTGATTTCACTTATGAAATCAAGCGCCTGGTCATTAGTGATAGAACCAGACATGTCAATGCTCACGCAAATGTCAATTGTATCTTGTAGTTTATTGCCTGGTAAATTTGCGGATAAATGCCAGCTTTTTCTATTTGGACGCATCCATGAATAGTCATTTGAGACAGTACTTTGGATTTGTTGTTGTAAAATAGATCGCCAATCCATAGTTGGTGAAATTAACGCTTGAATAATCCGTTGGATACTAGCGGGTGTTTCAGTATTGCCAACCGCTGTCGCTGCCGCCATGATTGCCTCTGTTACTTCACTTCTAATTTGTCGTAATTCTTCAGCGGTGTATACCGGCTGCCCATTGGCTGTGTGCATTTCAGACGTGCCATCGGGTAGTTCCCAATCAATATGCTGATCTAACATATCACCGAGTTGATCTAACATGTCATCGTCATGCTCTTTTAAAATATCGTAGACTTCCTCGGCACTCATTCCATAGTAATTGGTATCATGTAGTAAATCAATTCCATCAATATTCCAATCTCCTATTTTATCACGAATTAATTGGCCATTAACACAGAAATCAGCCGCGTAATTAAATATCTTGCTGATGCGACCTTCTAATCTACCCATGTGATCAAACGCATTATGCAAAATTTCATGTGCTAGTACAAATTGAATTTGTGGCACTGATAATTTAGCAAAGAAATTTTGATTAAAGAAAATAGTGCGGCCATCAGTTGCCGCAGAATCACACCAATTGCTGCCATCCTTAATGATTAATCTAGCTGCCAAATTACCAAAGAATGGATGTTTCAATAATAAGCCAACCCTAGCTATTACTATGTTATCAATGATTGCGGTAAGTTGTTGAGAAGAGGACATAATTATTCCTATTATATTGATAACGTGGTGATGACCATGATAGCCATCACCGATTGTGTGGTTATTTGTCTAATGCCGCAGTTATATATTTGCCATATTTGTTATGAAATTCATCAAAACAAGCAATTTCATCAACATCAACTGGTAATTTATAGGTAGTTAACGCAAGTTTAGTGCCCATGATTACTAATTCTGTTTCAAAATTTGCCATCATGAATGCGAAGAAATTGTTAACTTTATCATTCCAATCAAGGTCACCATTACTAGCACTGATTTTTAATTCATAACATAGGCCAATCGTTAATGAATACATGGCTGATATTTCATGATTGGTCATACCTTTGATTTCACCACTTAAAATATCCACTGGGTTTGGTAATGTACCAGCTAATTTATGATAAGCGCCAAATTTAATAGCAGCGCCTTCCCCGACTGCACCTGCTATTAATGACATCAAGGTTTCTTCATCTGTGTCATTACCAGTAATTAAATCACTTACGAAACTCCAAGAGCGTGGGGTTGCGAATGCTCTAGCACTTGATTTAGGATCATAATCATATAAATCATTCTTGGACCAATTTAAGAAACCAATTACATTTTTGTGAATATTATTTTCAGTAGCCCAGTCAAACCAATCAGTGAATGAATGGGTCATTTCTAAATGGATAAATCTATTTGATAATGGAGCTGGCATTTTATAAGTCACCCCTTTATCAGATTCTCGATTCCCAGCTGCTACGATGACTACATTATCGGGTAATTCATACGTGCCAACTTTGCGATTTAATACTAATTGGTATGCTGCTGCTTGTACACTAGGTGCTGCTGAATTCATTTCATCTAAAAATAAAATTATTCTTTCATGTTTGGCAGCGAGATCGGCACTTGGTAATTCTTCAGGTGGTGCCCATTTCATTGTTCCGGTGATACTATCAAAGTAGGGCACTCCTTTTATGTCAGTTGGGTCCCATAATGATAATCTAATATCAATCACTAATGAATTGGTTTTGTCACCTATCAATTTAATAAGATCTGATTTACCAATACCTGGTGGTCCCCAGAGAAAAACTGGACGTTTAATGGCAAATGCTTTAGTTAAAGATTTAAAAGCAGCTTTGGGACCAACTGTTCTGTTCAGATTCATGATTGTTACCTATTGTTGAAGTGAGAAAGATCAAATTATAGAGCACTGGTGTTAATTAGTCAATACATATATTAATTTTTTAACCGTTACGAGCCTTTAGTGATTTTATGATACCATACTTTCTAATATCATCTGAAAATAATCGTAATTCAAAATTTACAAGTTCAGAAAATACGATTATGTTTCTTGGTGTTAAAAAATACGGGCATTTAATGTATCGACCTAAAAATATCATTGTTTGTGGGCTATCCCCAATATCAACTGAGAATGGTACATTATAAGAATGCAATTTTAAGGTTTTACTTAGAAAGGCTAGGCCAGCATCAGTTAATCGCAATGACGCATGTTTGGCACTGCTATTCGTTTTCCACCATTCGCGAGAATACAATATGACATTGGCTTCATCAGTACTTTTGCCCCATTGGGTTAAGAATATTTTTGTTAATGCATTATTGCTGCTCATTTATCCAACGTACCATTTGCTAATTTAACCACAGTGAAGTCATTACATGTAAATTGATTATTTAATTTAGATGCTAAATTTCTAGCATGGCCTGGATTTGAGAATGAAGTTTTTTTATATAAGGGAGAAGCATAGCTCATCATCCCAGGTATATTTCGCAAATTAATCGCACCATTTTTGTAGAAAACAGCCCAGATTGCGTCTGCATGCAATACCTGGTCAATTTTATGTGTTGTATTGTCAATTTTTTCTAGCATGATAGTTGGTTGTGGTCTTGCCATATTGAATCTCCGGTAAATATATATTTAGCCAGATTTCATTCAAAATCGCCACCGTCCATATTAACTGATATTGCTGAAATTTCAACTGTTTGTTTCAAGGCATTATACATACTTTCATAATCATTATTAACTTTTACTAATAATTCAACTAATGCTAAATTAAGTAACCGAGCTTGCTGCATTGGCAACTTTATTTCATTCCGTTGACCTAATTCAGCGGCTCTTAATAATTGTGCAAATTGTGATAATGGAGCTGTGTTTATTTGAGATTGCATTTTACCTGACTTGCCGATGCTTTCGACTTAAATGGTCCACGATAATCGTATCGCTCTACTGTAATTAATTTAGGACAATATGCCACTACCCAATTTTTAAATTTTACCAAATACCACCCTGCACAATGATAACTCTTGCTTTGGGCACTTTTGGTATACAGTGGTAGTCCTCGTTGCACATCATACATTGCATTATGCGGTAATGTTCTAGTTGAAAAATCATAACATTCAGTTACTTCTGGCTGAATTACTTTAATTTTGTCATTGCGTAGGAAGAAATTTTCACCAAAATAATTAGTCAAATCTTCTTTTTGATTAAACCATCTATCACCGCCTTGGTTTGTTAAAATAAATCTATTATTTTCTTGTTTATGTAGCGTGGCAACTTTAGTGCCATTTTGTTCAATGAACCAAAATTTATCATCTACTATAGGTTTTGCGTGTATTTCAAACATCTAACAGCTCCATAAAACTTAAATTTGCCGCTTCAGCAGCAGTTACCGGTATGGCTACTTCATAACCGGGAAAGAACATATCATTATTTTTAAATTTAAACATTGATTGTGGCCTATCGTTATATCTAGTAATTACATCAAATTTAAAATACATGCCATCTTTACTATTTTTGCATTTACATAAAACACCATCAGCTGGGATACTTTCGAACCATTGAATATGCATAATAACCTCGTAGTTGTGTAATTGAAATTTGTTTGAGTATCGATACTAATTAATCTTTAAAATACCGAGCCTGTAATGGACTTGCAAATTGTTGAATATTCTCAACCATTTTCTTCATATCATATGATTGACAAAATTTTAACATATGAATACCAACTTGTGTAATTTCTTTTGCTACTGAATTTATTGCTATTGTTTCTTGTATAAATTCTTTAATTTCAAGCGGCTGTGCGGTAAGATCAATAAGTACTACATTTCTGTTATAATCATCTAAAACACGGTGTTCCACTCCAGTATGATCAGTCCATCGCTGTAATAGTAAATTATTCCAAGAATAACCTTTGTCATTTCTATCTGCAAATGCTTCAAGTAAACCAACTTTGTTTTTACTGCCTTTTGTTCTAACTCCCGGATATGCCGAAAATACATTATCACTGGTATCACCTCTCATACATTTTTCAAAAAGCATCCATACTGGATCAATTGGCAATTTAACTACGCCAGTTTTTTTATCTTTGATTGGTTTACCCTTTGCGTCAAAGTATCCTATATGAGTTATAAGTTGATCAGCCACTCCGTTATATTGACTAACATTTTCACAAATTAATTGGTGGAAATCACTATCAGTACTGATAATAATATGCTTTGCTGTTGGATGTGCTTGTATAAAACCGGCAATCAAGTCATCAGCTTCTAATTGTGGATGTTGTAGTACAGTACAATTAGTTTTTAATTCAATAAAGGTTTTAAATTCAGTGAATGCTTCCCAGAACAATGCCTCGTCAGCTTGTTCTTTTGCTGACATTGCTGCCCTGATGGTAGCTCTATTTTGTTTATATGGGGCATAATAGTGTTTACGCCATGAATGTCCTTCATTGCATATAACTACATGTTTGCCACCAAAATCCTGCCATGCTTTTTTTATTGCGTTAAAGGTGATGTGAAATGACATGCCAAGTTTTAAATCGGCATTTCCTTGTATTGCGTGTTTTGCACGATAAAAAGTGTTAGCTAGATCAACGATAATATATGTCATGTATATCCTTACTGCTACTAGTTTGGGATGATAGTAGGTCGTGTAATAACCGACCTACTAATAAATTATTAACTACTAACTGACGATGCTTTTGCCGTCAGATAACTTAGTTACGTTGATATAATTAGCTGAACGATTATTGACGCTATCATTGCCGATATCCACTGCTATATTGATACAAATATCCCTAAACCATCTGCCTACAATTTCCTCATCTGGATCTCCATCAAATCCATACCCAGCATTTCGTAATTGTACTATGAAATTATCATTCCAGTCAAGTTCATAAACGCCATTTCGTATATTATCTTGATTTACTTTAAAATCGATGACATCTACCCACGGCTCTTTGCGTTTATTTGCCAGTTCCTTGGGTGTCAATTTAAGGTCAGCAGCCTTGGCTCTGCTTAGCTTTCGCTTAGCTGCTACTTTACTCTTGTCATCTTGCTCTTTAATGTCAACTGTTTTGGTGGGAATAGACATTCCAATTATATTTTTAAAAAATTTAGTAATCATTTTTCTTGTCATTTAGCGGCACGTTCTTCTCGGAATTGTTGGCAATCATAAGTTGCAGATTTTAACACTTCGGAAAAATTCAATGCTTGTTGCTCACTCATGATAGTTGTATGATGATATTTTACATACCCAACTGTTAGGATTTGATACATCAATTTAACACGATGATATACACTATTGATGAAATAACGGACGGAGTCATCGATGGCATATACCCAAGGATTTTTTATATTGGGGAAATTATCATCCACTAATATATTTCGCCATGTGGATTTGGGTTCAGTCCAAATATTGATTGTCACGCCAGTCTCGTCCGCTTCCACTTCAAAATCAATGCTATCATCGTGATTGCCACATTGGCAATCAATTTTATAAAATTTACTATCGCCAAACTCGCCGGTCTTCATTATACCTTCAGCGGGTTCTTGTGCTAAAATTTTAGTCATTACAGTTCACCTAAGTTGGATTCGGAAAGAGTGATAAGTTCACTCGTGAGGTAATTAAGATATTCAGTCATCATACCCACTTTAGTAGTTTGCGTGGTATTCTGGTCAAGTGATAATTTATCAAGATCAGCATTAACTATGGCAATTTTTTTAGTCAATTCGACAATGGTTAAACTCATCGTGTATTCCTATAGTTGAAATTCCAACACTTTATCAAAATCAGTTGTATTAAAGATCATGGATGTCGCAGTATGTTCAAAATCATCAACTGATACTATCGTGGTTAATTGTTTAATCAATTCACCTAGTTCTTGGTATGTACCAGTAAATTCATCCATAAATTCTTGTGAAAAATTAATATTAATTTTTTTCATCTAATTAGTAATTTTAATGTGTTGAATAATAAAAATGGCATAATCCATCAGTGTATTTAACCTGATGGTATACCGGTGAATGACAAGAACTGTAGGTTGGAACCCAACCTACTATATCCTACTTTATACTATTTTTTAACTGCTGGTTTGTTATTATTCCAAGGCTTATTGCCCTGGTATGGTTTACGATCACCATATGGTGGCTTGGTACCTTGATATGGCTTACGTGGTCGTTTACTTGCTAAAAAAGCTCCATATGATTGTGAATCTTTGCGATATAGTTCACCTGGATCAAAGTGTCGCAATTCTATTCTACAAAAATCATGAAATTCTTCAAGATCGGCAAATATTTTAACAACGTCTGGGCGGTTTTCAAAATAAGAATAAGTTCTGTAATTTCTAGCCATGCTAGTCTTCCTTGATATAATAGGATTAAAAACACTACGGTATTGTAGTGAAATAATAGTTATAAACTACCTTCTTTACTTATGCTTTCGTACTGCACACTTGGTAAAATCTGAAAAAATCATAAATTATAATACTGCGATTGACTTGGCTGTAATCTACCAGCCGCCAATGATTCCACCTGAACAGTTAACATATCAATCTTAGTTACCAATGATTGTAACGGGCCAATAGTTGGTCTATCAGCCGATTGAGTTAATGATGCAATTAATAACAAATTACGAAAGCATTTCTGTACAGCTGGATTCGTCGAAGTCATGACAATATCAAATAATTCTACAAATTTGTCTAATTCAAAAGTATCATGCGTAATATGAGATTGCTTGGACATTATACCACCAATTACGCTAATTGTGCTGGAAAAATATATTTATACACGGCAGTGCCACTGTCAACTGATATTTGCAAGGCACCGGCATCGGCAATACTGACAATTTTATCACCAAGTAGATTAAGTACATTCAAGACATGCGATTTAGGCCATACATATTTTTTACGTAATGATCCGGTAATGCCAGTGTGAAATACAAAATTCCCAGCATGAGTGTTTAGATCACCCATGCTAATTACCAATTTGTCCCCGTCAGTAGTTATATGAAATGTCGTTTCTTCAGTATGTGCTGATGCTTGAAATTTAAATCGTTGAATGTTAGTAATAGTTGGCTCAAATTCAATATCCCACTGCGTTCCTAGAAATTCGGCGGCTTTCATCTTAATGTCAACGATCTTTCTAGACATAAACCGAAAATCATTTTGGAAATCACCAGCTTCATTGCTAAAATGAATGCCAGTCGGCAATACTTCACCATCACGTACATCAGTAACTAAATTAATCCCGGCATTGGTGGCATATTCTGGACATTTTAAATGTAAATCTAGTTTATTTAAGCTAGTCATGCCAAATACCCCATTTATATTTGCCACTGGTATTTTAGTCGTACAATTAAATAACATAACTCTATCTTCCGATACTGCATCAACATATGTCTTATCGGCAGTTGCTGTTACTCGAAGTAATGGGATAACCCCTAACGCATGTGTATGACCAACTAAATCTTGTAGAAATGTTTTCATCGTAATCCTTAATTCTTAAGTAAAAAAATATTATACTACGTAATGTAGTGTTTGTCAATACACTATTAAAATTTAAATAATCCATCTACCGAAGTTTTTTCATGTGTACTAAGTAAATCCCAATTTAAAACTCCTATTAAATTGGATACTTTTTTATCAATAATAACTGCTTCCATTGCTAAGTGGTCAAATGGTAAATCCTTAAACCACTGTGGTACTCGTAGTTCATCCACTGGATATGCCACACTTAGAAAGCCTAATGGATTGGCTTTGAGTTTACAGACGATCACCTTAGCTCCATCAGCGATTCCCATTGAATAACGATCATCGAACATTTTTTTCAATATATTCCAATTAATACTGGCTCTCACGTGACCTGGCATATTAGTCTTACCATTGTCGTATTCTTTATTCTGGTATTTTGTGATATTATTGGCACGTTTAGGTGAACCCTTTTCCCAGCCGGGTCTAGCTTTAAATAATGTTCTAAATTCAGTGATATGGTTAAGTACATCCTGTTCGGAATTATCACTTAATGTCAATGATAGCACTTCACTGAGAAAGTTTTGTACGAATTCAGGTGTATCACTACGTCGAAGATCTAACCCCATTGCTTTAATTTCACCTGGTTTCCCATCAATGTCTTTTCGCTTACCTTCTTTATCATAAACCAATACCGCATATCGTTTTTTAGTGATGAATAGTGATTTACTACCAACAATTTCCCGACCTGCTTTGATAAGATTTCCATTGGTAGCTGGGCAATGAAATGAGCGCACCATAAAATCAGTGAATGTAGTGTTAACTTGATCGCCTATTTGATCATATAATGAAATGATAGATTCTTTAGTCCACATCACTGTCTTATCTTCAATGGCTGGTTTTAATGTCGTATATGCTGAGAAATAACAGCTGTCAGTGTCACCGTATATGATAGATTCTCCGGTATGAGAATATTCACCGGTTATAATTTCGTTTACCTGTGATGCCATATGCTTACCGATTTGCTTACCGGTTAATGTGACAGATTGTCCAATTCGTTTGTCATAAAATCGACTACCTCTATTAAGTAATGCTCCGTATAATGAATTTAGTACGATTTTCTTAACATGTTGGCGTTTATCCCAATATTCTTCCTGTATAGCATCACCACTTACTATCGCTGCTTTTTGTTTCTTTTGCATTTCCTTACGTTCAGCATACCATCGTTGTAACAATCCTGGTATAATTGCTTCTTTATCATATGAAAAAATGGTTCCGTTGGCACTTAGCATCCACGGTTGTCTTTTATCAAAAATAAGTTCGTAGATATCAGTGGCACGACCTGTGTCAGACCCACCTGCTTCCCAATCAATTGTGATATTAATCGAAGTGCTTCTGTCCATAACAGCGGTGTATTCCAAAGAGCCAAACAAATTTTCCCATGCCTCAGTAATGGTCTTTTTAGCTAATAATTCTTGTCGAATAAATGGTACAGTCATATCTTGACGTAATTGGCCAACTATAGTTTCTGGTCCCATATTTAACGCACGAATTACCGATGGATATAGTGAATTTATATCTAATGAACCAACCCAATCATGTATACCTTTTTTTGGGTATGCCACATAAGCACCTGCTGCACCATCGTCAACTACCACTATGCTACGGTCAACTTTGATACGATTTGGTATTTGAAAACCTCTACTATGCGATTCGTTGATGATTGATTGATCAGTTACTGCTACAGCGCCCATTGTCGTTGGTAGCAAAACTGTACATTCATGTGCCAATACATTTGCAATATCCATGAATTTAAGTTTACGATCCAATTTTTCAAGCAACATGGTATCTTGTCTATTATATTCAATAAATTTCTTAAAATCATTGTTGTATAATTGATCAAGTGTACCTTCGTATTCAGTTTTGTGATCACCTAATTCATATTCCGCTACCGCATCTAACCGGTATGAATGCCGTTCTTCGTAGGTATACTTGCGGTATAATTCAAGACTATCCAGATGAACTCTGCCTATTAAATCATAGGTAACTGCTGCCTTGCCATATCTTTCATATTCTCGTTTTTTTGGCAATTGATCCCATAGACAAAATCGTCTAGTATCATTTTTACTAAGTACCTTAGTCACACGATTAACCGTGTATGGAATATCAAAGCCTTCACTATTCCACCCGCTAAGTACATCGGCGTCTTGGATTAAATCCAAAAATGTATCAAGCATATCACGTTCGGTAGTAAACAATAACGTATCTGGGAATTCGGCAACTAATGCGGTAGCTTCCTCCATTGATATGGTATTTGGTGGCACAGCCAGACAAATCAAGGAATCTAACCATTGCAAATACACTGCGATAGCTGTAATTGGCATAAACGCATCATCTGGTGAAGCATAACCTGGACCAGGTTGAAGATATCTACTAGTGGTAACAGCAACCCATCGTTTTTTAGTATCGTCATATACTTCATACTCATCTTTGTTAGTGAGTTGTCCTAGTTGAAATACAGTAATTTTCCGCGTAGACAATTTATCACGAATTTTAACCATTTGCTGAGAAGGTACGGCAAATGGTTGCATATCGGTCTCGATATCAAACCACGCAACATTTAATTTTGGAGATTCTAATCCAATATAGTTATCACTTAAGCATACATGTATTGGATTAATGTCAGATTCGTGCAATTTCCTATTACTATTAATGTGCAATTCTTTACGAAAATCACTGGTGCTTCGGCAAGTTATTTTGGTCAGTGGAATTCCGTAAATTGAGCGAAATTTTCCTTTTGGATCATCCACATAGAATGTTCGTTTAATTGGAAATTCATTATATTCACGAATTCCATCTTTATTCCGCTCAACTACCTTAATAACATCAGCTGCTGTATCTACCATTGCGTCAACGTATGACATTGTTAACTCTCCTACTCAAGTTTAAGTGTCAGTGAATATCTCCACTGACACTAATGTTTTAATTATTAAATATTTTTGGTAATGTCTAAGATAGCTTCCACTTCTTCCCATTCTTCATTATGGGTTGTCCAATTGCCCTTATGAGCAATTTTAATAGCTCGGTTGATCACACTTGGTTTAACTGCTAATTCTTCGGCGATTGCGTTAACTGTTTCTTTCAACCCTTCACGCAAATCATCAATTTCACGTAAAATAGTACCACCTTCGGTTATCAACACGGTTAATTTTTTCATTTCTTCTGGACCATAACTTCTGCTCATAATATTTTCCATTTGGTAAGTTTAAAAAAATATATTATATATCAATAATTCAGTGATGTCAAGCGCCATTTTAATAAATCGATAAATATTAAAATGACTAACCATAGAATTCCCCCAAAGCCAGCGCATTTTGAATTATCGACCCCAGGTACATGCCGCTGGTGTAATAGGAAAATTGGATTAACACCAAAAGGTAGAGAAAGTAAGTCAACTTGGCATCGACATTGTCTTGTCGAATACAAATTGCTATTTTGGCCATCCACTACTAGAAAAGCAGTATGGAAACGTGATAAGGGTAGATGCAATACGTGTAATACAGTATGTACTAAATCAGGCTTGACAAAATGGCATATGGATCACATCATACCATTAATTCAGGCACATGGAAATTTAAAATATTGGCAGTTGGGCAATTTACAAACATTATGTAATCCATGCCACACAGTGAAAACATCAGCCGAAGCTACTGCTAGGGCAGTAGTTCGCCGTGCGTTGAAAAAAGAAGTAACTGGTGGGGCATTAGTTATACCCCACGTATGAATATCAATTATTAATTAATGATAATTTATTTTGTAAAATCCGCATTGATTCAGCTACCGCATGTTCCTGGTACTTATTCATGAAAGATTGTGTGATATCACCAGGCGCACTTACCGGTTGGGATACTGCTGGTTTTGGTGTGGTATCTTTAATTACTTGGTCCAGTCCAGTGCTAATTTTACTACTACTTAATTCCCATTCCTGAGCTTTTTTTGTTTGTGGTCCCATTATGCCATCAACTTTTAGTGGGTATCCACGCTTAACCAATTCTTGCTGTATTTTGGCTACTTCTGGGTCGTACTCACCGTGTTTAGTACCAGAAGTTTGTGACATGCTAGCGTTTGGCGTACCACCATTATTGTGTATTAAATTGGACACAATTGGAATTGCCGACAATATTCCGCCAGCGGCAATTGCTTTTGGATTTGCCCTAATCCAAGCAAGTAAACCAGATTGTTTAATAGCTGCACGATCAGCCGCCGCTAATGCTGGATTAGCTAGTAAAGTGTCGGTTATATTAGCCAATTGAGCAGGTGGCAACTGTTCAAGTTTATTTAATTGCTTAACTAATGGTCCAGATGCATGCCATACAGCATCATTGAATCCAGCAGCACCTTTTGGTCTTATATAGTCATCTCCCACTTTTTTCACCTCTGTCCATTTTCCAATGGCTTTTGGATCTTTAGCAAATAGTTTACCATCGATATTTTTAACACCCAGACGTTTCACGGCATCTGAAAATTCTTGTTGCCCAGGTGATAATTTTTCAATTGCTTTCTCGGCAGCTGGCATGATTGTTTTGCCAGCTCCTTTAACGGCGTTTTTACCTGCTTTAAATAGCGTGTCCACTAGACCTTCGGAAATTTCTGAAAGCTCAATCATTGCTAATCTATCTCTTAATGACGCAATGTCTTCGGCGACAGTGGTTGGTGCCGGTACACTGATACCAGCGGCAGCATATGTATTCTTACCTGGCTGTCCATCAACGGTTAACCCGTGTTGTCGTTGCCAAATTTTTAATTTTTCGTAAGTATCTGGTCCATATATATTATCCGGTTTAGTACCAATAATGCGCTGTAACGCACGTAATGGCTCATCACCGCTCACAGATGCGGGATTGGTCGTGGTAGGTTTCGTGGTGGTAGTTGAAGTAGCTGTTGCACCACTTGGGTAATAATAGTCAACGGCCATATCAACTAGCTCATGCACGTTACCATCGAACACATACCCAGCAGCAACACCGCCAGCCAATCCAGCAACAGCGGCACCAAGTGGGCCAGCTGCTGCACCAATCGCTGCGCCTATGGTTGAACCAGCTGTGAATAATCCAACTTCCGCAACCACTTTTGTTATGATTTTCGCAACTGCCGATCTATACTGCTCTTTTGGCATATCAGTTGGCAAATCTTTAATTTGGTCAAATGCCTGCCACGCAGCAACTACACCAGTCAATGGTGATTTGATAGCATTAGCAATTTTACTAAGCTTGGCACCTATTCCAGATGTTGCACCCTTAGTCATAGCAGGGTTAACTAAATCAGTCTCTGTGATTGGGTTATACCCAAAGCTTTCAATTAATGTATTGGCTATCCTAGCATTTTTAATTTCATTTTTTATCATCATTATTCCTGCTTTTACTAATAGGTTTAGTCAGTAATTTTTGTTCGCCAATTATTGCATCGTATTCAGTCATTGATAATACATTGCCGCGCTTACTTAATTGAATCATCATTTCAGTTATATTATGCAAATCCATATCTGTTTTAGCATCTTCCCTGGCATATTCAAGTAGTCGGATTAACAATGGGATATCCAATTTAACAATATCTGGTTTATTTTCAATGGATTCAGCTGGTTCATTACTCTGTAGTCCTGGTCCAACTCCACCAGTGAATCCAGCAGTATGCCCATTGATTACTGAATCTTTTATCTGTATTCGCTCGGCAATGATTTTGGCATATTGCCGCATTGTTTGTCGTTTTTGTAATTGTTGTTCAATTAATTCATTTTCAACGTCGGTGACATGCTGCCTAAGCAATGAAGGTTTACTTACCGTGCGTTGTTCAACAACTGAGTTGGTATAATGGGACATTACCATCTGCACTGGCAAACTAACTTTATGTGGATTAGAACCTTCATTAATAATGGTTCTAAACTTAGACATTTCGGCAGTGACTGAAGTTCCTACCGGTATTGCATCAGTTTTTGCCAATACTTGTAGGATTCTTTTCATTTCCATTATTTTAGTCCACTTAACATCTTGATGTTGGATAATTCAGTAGATTCAGCTAATTTTGTTACACTAGCTGGTTTAACTATTTTTTTAATATCTTTTGATTTATTAGCGATCTTGCTGACACGATCTTTAGTTAATAAGTCTTCGCCAACTGCTTCTTTAACAGCTTTAACTTTATTTTTCCACATGGCCGCAGCGGCCACTTTCTTACCTGCTTCTTTACTGCCATATTCTTTGGCAGCCTTAGTTGCTACTTTTTGAAAACCTTTACCTGGCTTACCGATATCTTTACCAGCTTTGACAGTTGCTGATTTTTCTTTGGCGGTTAATCCAGTACTAGGCACAGCTTCGGCTAATTTAGTATCTTTGACGGATTTTTCTGTTGTAGATTTCTTCTTAGCAAATGGCCATTTATTAGATTTGGTTGGTTTCTTGACCAATGATAGTTTTGTATCATCTTTGGCAACTGGTTTAGCCGATATCTTATTTGCTTGTAGTTGTTTAAGGTTTTTAATTTTTGATTTTGCTTCTAGCAATTTGTTTTTCATTACAAGTTTTTGATTTTCGGATAGAACATCACTATTGTCTAGTTGATGACCGTATTCACTGAATTTCATTTCATATTCTAAGTAATGATAGACTGATGCGATATAATCTGCTGCTTTGGTGACTTTAGCTTGAACCCAAGATTCGAGTTGGGTATCATCTTCAAGTTTTTTAAATAATTTATAGCTATAATTTGCCAATTTAAATAAATCAGCTTTTACCATCGCACCTTCGTTATCAGCGTTGCCATCAGGTATTAGATCAGTGGGTTCACGTGAGACTGCGTGATTAGTTATGTCTTCAAACTCATTTAATCTTTGGTTATGTTTCATGGTTTACTCCGTTATGTAATATTTATCTTCTTTTGATACTTCCGCCGGTCAATAAGTTGACGTCCATATCTATCGCATTTTTCATAGTGCCATTTGCGTTTTTAAGTGATTTTGCTGGTTTATTCTTGTATATTGGACCTACCGCGACATTAGCCGCGTTTGTTGCACCAGCAGTCGCATCTTCTGAGAGCGATATGTCTCGTCCTAATAATTCTGAAATTTTCATTAAGGTTTCCTGCCAAACCAGTGAATAAACCATTCTTCGGTACCGGGTTCGATACGCTTTTCACGTTGTTCAGTACCCCTTGTATCGGAGAAACTTGATGTAGCTGCACGATGTTCATGTAATCGCACATCTGCCCCCAATCCAGCCATATGTGCATTAATTTTCAATTCTTGGATTGGGTCATCTGGTGCTAAGTAGCAATCGTCTGGACTGTCATAAGTTAAATCTGCCGTTGTTATTCGATATTGCTTCATTATACTCCGTATTTGTTTTTCTTAAATGTGGCCACTGCACTTTTAGTATTTACATCTGGCAATTCTTCTGATTTAGTAGAGCCATGTTTAGCCGGGGTGACTCCCATCGCAATAGCGGCCTTGCGCTGAATTTCAACATCAGCATCAGTGTACCCAATTGTTACCATACGACCACCTACCGGACCACGTTTGTCCATATTATCAGCAGGTGCACCTGCTAATGCCACTCCGTATCTATACCCAGCATATGTACTATTATTATTGTCAAGATCTTTCCATACTTGCAGGTTTGGTATTGCTCGTTGAGTGGCAACACGCAACTTTCCTTCCCGAACCATTGTATTATGCATATCTTGCATAGCAGATTCTAAATTGAAAGCATCAAGATTCTTCTTTGGCGTTCTTGAATTGACATCAACTGTTGAATTTTGGGCAGTTATTTTACCAACTCCAGCACATTCAGGCATATCTGATTCATTAGCACGGATTCTTGATTTAAATTTTCTTCCTGATTTTTTTAATTGGTTCCACGGGTTATTCAAGTCATGTCTAGTTCCACGACTGCCTTGTTTTCGTGCAAACATAGCCAATGATTCATCGGCGATTGGATCACTCGATGTTTCGGGAACTTTGGTAGGTAATCCTGTATGTTTAGTTTTAGCAAAATCAGTTACGTCTTGCTTATTCATTGATTTAGCCACTTTGGCAACTTGTTTACTCGCTGTTTTCTTCCCAGTTTGAGCAGCATGCACCATACCCATAAATTTCTGCTGTGCTTTTGATTTTGAAACTTCCGACAGTGGGATCATTCCATCATTTTTAAGGATATTATATAATCCTTCGAGCATAGCACTGGTGTCTAATCTAATCTTACTATCTTTCATCGTAAAAATCCTCAATCATATTCTAAAAATTCTTCAATTATATCAAAGAATTTAATCACTCTTGTATTTAGTTCAATTTCAGTATCAGCCGATATGCCAGCTTCATTGGTGAACATTTCCCGGTCACCAATGCGTACCGCCTCTCGCAAATTCGACGCCGTTGCTAATCTAGGGGTTAATACATGCTGTATTGTTCTAAACTTAAAAAATCCATGTGTATTTACTATACCATTGTACATGTTCAATCGATCAGTTAACCAGTTTTCGTCAGTACAAACATAAAGATCAATTCCGTCACCTAAATCAGCATAAATACCGGCTGCTAATGAAAACAAATTCTTAGTTATTACGATATGCTGCGTTATAGATGGCATGATAGTTTGCATTGCTAGTAATTTAACTGATATAGGCAATGGGTCATGCTGACCATGTGTGTCTGGATTAGTGCCGACGTAATAATCATCAAATTGACTAGCAATTTCCCACATTGCTTTGTGACCTTTATGTGGTGGATTGAATCTACCAAAGCAAATACCAACTGTTCGACTATCTATATTCATTGGGTAACCACCGATGTCTAGGTACAAGTTTAACATTGCCAAATTTCTTATCAATATCTGAATATTTAACCCACCCCTCTGAATTACTGACCTGAATATCAACTGGTTCATTAACTAATTGATCAATTATACAATTTTTTAACGTCATTATGTGTCTAACAAGTTCAAACATGATCATTAATGCATCTGGATGTTGTAAAAGCCTGTTATTAATCTTCAATTGTTGTGGTTTACTTACTTTACTACATAATAGCCAATCATTAAAAGTAGCGCCCAATTCAGATAATTTGTGGTTTTTTGCAGTTGTATTTGTATATCGGTATAGATAGTCTTTAAATAAACTGACCCCACTCATCGGTGCCAATACCATATCTATTACAGCTGTATGTTCAGTTATGAAATTATCAATAAAATTAACTGTTAATTCAGGCATTACCAATGCTTGATTGGCATAGAATGGACTCAATACAATTAATTCAGTTGAGTTAAATTCATCAAATGTATCTTTTGGCAATTGTGCATCATCCGACAGCCCAAACTTATCAAAATAAGCATGTCCAACAACTAACACGGATGATTTACCTATGCGTTGTCCCAATGGAGAATCGTTCTTGATATGATAACCAGATTTTCTATTTGGATATAGGTTATAAACATCATTTTCATCTACCTCTGGCTGTTCTATATACAATGCGTCAGCATATACGAATCCAACAAAATTCGCAGGTGTTGCTTGTTCAAATATCGAAAATAAATTAGCAAAAGTGGTAGCAAACGCAGTTCGTTCCATTATTTCAGCCGTTGTTCTGGGTGAACCTGATTTATTCACTATAAAATCATACAATTCATCACTAGTGGTTGATTTAATACCACGTGACCACCCATTATGCCCAGTTAAGATAAATGGCCCATCTATTGTTTCTCTACCCCAATATATTTGTAATCCACCATCCCATTTCATACGAACTGAATTGGTATCATGAAATATCTCAGTTAAATGACACATTGCCTCACGGGCACCTGATGAACCATAAAAAAATACCAAATCTTCAACATGATTGAATGCTCTGCCTAGTTTTTTCATATATTATACGTGTGTTTGATTGATTGTAATTTAAAAGGTTGGTTAATTAATGCCAATAACATTTTAGCAGGTGACCGTAAGTCATCAGCCACTGCAGCTGCGTCTATGATGACTTTGGCTATGTGGTCTTTGTTACGTGTAATAAGTTCTTTAGTGATTCTATTCATTAATCCACGATATGGGCTTATTATTAAGTCTGGGGATGTCAATTTAGCTAAGTCCGCCCATATACTAACGATGAGTTTACCAGTTATGTCAGGGGTATCATATTCATGATCATGTAATAGTTGAATATCAAGTGGGTATTCAACTGTCATTAAATCAACTTGAATAAATTCGCCATTTAATGAAAGACCTACATGAACACTAACCCCAGATCTACGCGAAATTAATCCATTGGCTGTTAGATAGTCAGACAACAATTGTCTACTGACTCGAATATCCGGTGGATACGATGGGAAAATAGCTAACAGTTCGGTGGTATCAATTAATATGTCAATATCCATACTAATTTCTTTTTTACCAGCACTACCGAATGGAAAAATAGATAGTTCATGCGGTAGTATAGTTTTTAATTGCTGGATTGCTAGTTGATAATCACATTTTTTTATTGGACGGGCGTTTGGAATTATTTTTCCGCTCATTATGTTTACCATCGGTTATGTGTTGACAAACCTCTTCGTGTAATTTTTCACATATCTCATTGCATAGTGCGTCATCTAATGAGTCATCTAATATACGAATTGGATATTTTTGTACATACATATGGTAGCATTTATGAACCGCATTGTCAAACACACTAGGCTTAGTTGATTTATTGGCATTGATTCGATCTATGCATATGGATATAGTAGGATGTAAATGGCGGCGATATGCCTCGTCATCATTATTCATAAAGAATATTAAATCACCAACCAAATCAAAGTCTAATTCTTGACCACCTTTGTCACCAATTTGTTTAATATGATCTCGTTCGTTAAAATTGTTGCCTTCTAATAGTTCTATAATACGCATCAGTTAATTCCAGTTAATAATAGTATTTAGCTTAATTAAAAAACCCCAGGTACATAGATATATACCTGGGGTTTTTAAGTTCAATGATTAAGTTGAGTTAATCATTGATCAATGTGTCAGTGACTGATATACTTCCAACCATTCGTTTTGATTTTGCTATTAAATTAATGGCATCATCCTCAATTGTTATATTCAATACGCCACCATCTTTCAAATCACCAAATAGCATCATTTTGGCCATAGTTCGTTTTATCTCGGTATCGATCACTCGTTGTAGCGGTCTAGCTCCCATTTTAGTATCGAATCCTTTTTCAATTAGCCAATTAATCGTACTAGTATCTATCTTAATACGTACTGATTTTTCTTTAACTTGATTACGTAATTCATTGATAAATTTATCAACTACTTTACGCATGGTATCTTTATCCAATTTATTAAATGTGATAATACCATCTAATCTGTTGCGAAATTCTGGTGTGAAGAATTTTTTAAGATCAACGTCAGTGTGTTCTTTTTCTTGATTGCCAAATCCTATGTTATTTTTATCAGCTGATTGAGCACCAGCGTTGGTAGTTAATATCACTACCAAATTTCGACAATCCACCTGTTTACCAGTTGAACCAGTAACAAATCCATTATCCATTATTTGCAGTAATATGGTAGTTACGTCTGGATGTGATTTTTCAACTTCATCCAGTAATAAAATAGCATTTGGATTTTCTTGAATGCCATTAATCAATAATCCGGTACTTTCTCCAAATCCAACATACCCAGGTGGGCTACCGATTAATTTACTAATGCTATGTTTCTCTTGGTATTCACTCATATCAAATCGAAGTAATTTAACACCCAAATGCCTAGCCAACGATTGCGCTAATAATGTCTTCCCACAGCCAGTTGGACCCATAAAGATAAAACTGCCAATTGGTTTATTCTCAGTTTTTAATCCAGCTCTTGCTACTAATATTTTATCAACAACTTCAGTTAACGCAGCATCTTGACCGTAAACATCAGTCGCAAGTTTCGTTTGTAGCATAGCTAAGTTATGACTTTCGGTTTCCATGATTTGCTCAACTGGTAAATTTACCAATTTAGCTAATTCAACTTGGATTTCGTTTTCGGATACTACCCTGCTATCATCTAATGTTATATTAAAACGAGAACAAGCTAGATCAATCAAATCAATTGCCTTATCTGGTAATTTTTTATCTGACTGATATTTAACCGATAATTTAATAGCTGTATGTAAAGCACAATCTTTAATTCTAACTTTATGATGACTTTCGTAATATTTCTTAATTCCCTTGAGTATTTTAAAGGTCACGCCAGCACTAGGTTCATCAATGATTATGCGTTGAAATCTTCGCATCAATGCTCGATCTTTTTCAAAATGCTTACGATATTCCTCCCATGTAGTGGCAGCAATTACCTTAATGGTACCCTTACTTAACGCAGGTTTCATCATATTAGCAAGATCATTAGCTGAATTAGAACCTGATCCGGCACCACTAATCATATGCGCCTCATCAATAAATAGTACAGTATTTCCTTTTTTCCCTAATGCTGCTATGACTTGTTTAAACCGTTCTTCAAAATCACCACGATATTTACTACCCGCAAGCATAGCGGAAATATCTAAGTTAAATACCGTATAGTCCAACAAGAATGCCGGTACTTCTTTTTTAACAATGTTATACGCCAATCCCTCGGCAATTGCCGATTTACCAACGCCTGGATCACCCACCATTAAAATATTATTTTTGTTACGTCTACCCAATGCCAGTGCTATATTTTCAAGTTCATCAACTCGTCCAATAACTGGGTCAATTTTATCTTGCTCGACTAGTGCAGTTAAGTTAGTGGTATAAGCTGCTAATGCCTTACTAAGACGCATATCATCTACTACCGGAGTTTTGGTATCAGTTGATTGTGCCTGTGCTTGTAAATAATCAGTGAATTTATCCTTGTCAATACCAGCTTGTGCAATATAATAGAATGCCCAGCTTCGTTTTTCATTCAGCATCATTAAAAATGCGTCAGTAATTTCAACTCGTTGGCGATTATTAAAAATTACCTGAGTGAATGATTTATTTAATAAACGTTCTACCGCAACCGTTTTCTTAGGTACGACTGCTTCCGACAATGTTATATCATCAAAATTATGCTGAACATGTAAAGCTATCATTTTCTTAAGACTATTGGCATTGGTACCAAATTGGGTTAAGCATAGTACAAAGTTGGTATTCTGTAACATTGCCAATAGCAAATGTTCAATGGTGATATATTCATGTCGCCCAGTTTTAGCGGCTTCAGCTGCTCTACTCAGTACTTCTTCAAAATCAGTGCTTGGTTCTACCATTAATATACCTATATAGTTACGTTATATTGTTAATTTCATTATTTAATTGAATTAATCTATTAATTAAATCAATGTTTCTAATCGCAGGTGTCTTTATTTTAGTAACTGCCACAAAATTACCACGATGTCCAGAATGCAAATTGGTGAATCCACCACCTGGTCGAATGAATTCAGTACCAGTTTCCGCACCAGCTGTTATTTCCATCATTACTTCAACCCCAGTTACTAATAATACTGATTTTCGGCAACCAATCATAGCATCAATCGGTGAAATTTCCAAGTCAATATAAATATCATTACCCATTCGTCGATAGATATCGGATGCCGATACCCCGATTGTGACATTAAGATTTCCACGAGCCACCCCAGGTATTGAATCATCACCGAGACCTTGGTATTGGATAGTAGCGCCATGTTCAACGCCAGCTGGTATATCAATTACTATACTCTGATTTTTACCACTTGGCAAGTTATATTTTGCTTCTAATTGTTTACCATTAACTGAATCAATAAATGAGACTTGACAATTCATATTCAAGTCTCGATTTCGTTGTGCCTGTTGGTGATGTTGTTGTCCAAATATATGTGAAAAATGAGCACCGGCAAATTGCTGACCAAAAATGTCATGAAAATTGTGATGAGTGGTATGCGTATGTTGTCCAAAACCACCTGTGTGCCCATTATCATACGCAGCGCGTTTATCAGGATTACCCAATGTTTCATACGCAGATGCAATATCTTTAAATTTTGCTTGATCACCGCCTTTGTCAGGGTGATGCTGATTAGCTAATCTTCTATATGCTTGTTTAATGTCGGATGCTGTGGCATTCTTTTCAATGCCCAATGTTTGATAATGTGCTGTCATATTAATAAATTCCTGTTGATTTGTGAATAGGTTATATTGTAATTATACTATTTTACAAATCAACAGTCAAGTCTTAATTTTTTAAGAAGTAGGCACTTTCGTACCTCTGTATTTCTTATGCTTTTTAAATTTATTTATTGATGTAACTTTCTCAACTTTTACAACTTTTACAGCAGATGTTACCATTACGGCAACTGATGATTTGCTTTTTGCTAATTTACTTTTGTGAACCCCACTGACAGCAGGGGTTATCATGGTTAATGATAATAATAAAGTTATGAATAATCGCATATCGCATCCTTATAATATTGGGTCAATTGTTGTTGGTATTATTTTACCAAACTTTCCAGACTCAACTTGACTTGGTGTTGAGTTATATGCTGGAGTGGGGATGGGTGAATTCACTGGCGTTGGTTGTTGAATTGGTGCGGAAACCGGCGCGGTTGGCAATACCGGTGCGTGTAACTTTTCCTTAGTTCTGCCATGAGAACTTATGCCAATTATAGCACCCATTGATAAATGGTACAATCCACCTCCCTGTAATGTAACTGATGTCCATGCATCTAATTCCTGGCCAGGATTCCAATATTCCAGCATATTATACATGATTGGGCCAATGGCAAAATCAAATAAATTAATTACTACATATGACCATGCCAAAGCTGGTCTCCACATTGTTTTGATCCAGTTATCATGACTTCTTGAAGTGTGTTCCATTTTATTTCCCTCGTTTAAGTATACCTTATGAACTTAATACATGTAATGCATGATTGTAATGTTCAATTCGATCATTTAGCCCAATAAGTCCGCCATTGATTCGTTTAGTTAATGTCGTTATATCACCTTTATCCGCCCATTGATTTAACTTATTATTTTCCCAAAACCAACATGCTGATTGCACTGCGCCTTCAAATGTTGCTAAATATTCTGGAATATCAGCTAATGGTGTATCAATTGATTCGGCAAATTTAGTATAGTTGGACTTACCAGTTAATTGGATTAACCCCCTTCCACAGTATTTAAAACCATCACCAGTTGATTCTGCGCCATTACCCATACGACCACCGTAAACTCGGTTAGCAATAGCTGCTTGATTTTGTGCATATTTTGCCGCTAAGGTGGCAGATGGGAAATATTTAGGAAATACCTTACGTAGAGTTTCAGCTCGATAGTTCAAATTTTCTTTAATAAATTTATATCCACCACTTTCGTGGGCGGTTTGTGCCAAGAATGCAGCAACTCGTGGTAATGTATTGATATCATAATCAGGCAGAATCATATCCAATGCAGTGAACCAGTGATCAACACACTTATTCCCCGGTATAATCTTACCCAATTGTTCTTCTGTAAATTTAAATGTCATTATGCCTTCTCCAAAGTAATTGCCCACCCATTGTTTTCAAATATAAATGAGTTGCCTATTTTATTGATATTATAATTGCCTATATACTTTGTAAAAAACATAACTTCAGCAATATCAATACTTTCTATCATTATTGGCCCACGAATTGCATCATATACAGCTCGAATTGGTCCACTATTTAAAATATTAAATGATAATTTATCAGCCCATATTTTTTTAAATATAATCGATTCATTGATCACATTCACGCTATCGACACCACTCTTTGCAAAAAAATTGCCAAAATTATTCAGCTGATTTCGCTTAGTAGATAATTCATATGACTCTTTATCCACTGGAATTGCGTTTGTTAAATTTTCAAGTGTTGCATCTTGACTTTTAAAACTTTTAAAATATCGAAAGCGCATATCTGGTATACCTGTCAATAGTTCAATGCCTACTAACAATTCTACTATTTGCTCAGCCACATGCCGCCCACGTTCTAATTCCATAAACACCTTATAGGTGCCATCATCGGTTTCGCCGGGACTAACATCTGCGTCTAACACAAAACAATATCCCATTTCAACAAAATTTTCTAAATCTTTGGCTGGATCTTCACTCTCTACAGTAAACGATAGTACTACTATGTCATAGTCAGCACCTATTTTACTTTTGTATGAATCAATATCAAAAACCTTTTTAACTAAATTCTGTAGATCATTTGGACGTAAACTTTCATTAAGTGATTTCATATTCACGCCACCTGCGGTGTTGCAGGTGGCATCCCGCCCCCAATTGGAGCAGGTGGCATTCCACCTCCCATACCCCCTGGCACACCCGGGGCAATTGGCGCAGGTGCAGGTGGAGCACTAGCTGTTTCCGCTGTGCGATTTTCATTTTTCAATTTATCCATATAACCTTTGTAAATATCAAACGCGACTTTCTTAGGCATTTGTATTTCAACAATCCATATTTCGTTACGATCAATCTTTCCCTTCTTAGTACCCGGTCTGATGTCATCCGGTGTTTTAATGGATCTTGGCTCAACTAGGTGCGAAGATTGGAAACTAACTTTACATCCAATATCGAGTAAACGTTTGCCACCAGATGGATCAGGCATTTTATCCTTTGGCCACATCAACCCAACAGTAATCCAATGACGATCAATTTTGGGACCATATGCGATTTCACCATCTATCCAATTTGCGTAGACATACATGTCCAATTCGTCAAGAACTCGTTCAAAGTCCTTCAGTGCTGCCAAACTTGAATTATTTTCATATAAAGTTTGTATATTTTTAATTACATCGAGAACATCATGCATTTTTCATCCCTATAGTATGCTATTATTTATCCATTCTACTAAAAGAAATCAGTCACTTGATTGTCAAAGTGCCTAATACGTCAAAGGGTGGGTGTAAATATTTACACCCACCCTTATTATAGTTGGTTACTGGTATGACTACTACGCTTCGTAATTCCTAGCAATTCGAATTAATACTGCTGCTAGATTTATCTCGGCATCGATACATAACGTATGATCAACCAAGCCTTGTTTTATTATTAAAATGGCAGTATCTTGTTTTTCGATAGTATCACCGAGTAAATTTAAATTGGTATATAACCAGCGATATATATCTTCCATTTCTTCTGGACGAACTTGTCCACATACTAGTTTTCTTGCTTCTGATATTTTTCCAGCTTTGAATAATTCAACCATTTGAATTTTATAATCAGCATCATTGCTATCAGCAATGTCTGGTATTACCAATGCCCCATTTAGGCTATTCATTTGAATGGTATTGATACATTTACGAAGATCTGGGTAAGTCGCTTTGACAAATGTGTCTAACATATCCAAGTCAAATTTTACATCCTCGGATAATAGGATAGTTGCCATACGAGCAGTAAATTCATTAATATCAACTTTTTCAATATGAAAACCTTGACATCTGCTATGCAATGCTGGAATAACTCTATTTGGGTAATTACATGTGAGAATAAATCTTGCGGTTGTATGATATTCCTCCATAACACCACGTAAAGCAGCCTGGGCATTTGGAGATAAAAAATCACATTCGTCCAGTAGTACCACCTTAAATGAACCAAATGGTATCATCTGTACGAAATTAGTAATTTTATCACGAACATCATCAACTGAATTAGTTCGTGACGCATTTATTTCTAAAATATCAAGTGGGTGTATATTCAATACATTAAATAATATCTTAGCTAATGTCGTCTTACCAATTCCAGCATTTCCACTAATTAATAAATGTGGTATGGATTTTTGCTCAATCCATGATGCAATCTGGTTTTTTTGGTGCGCATCCCTAAAAACATATCCATCTAATGTTGCAGGACGATATTTCTCAACCCAAAGTTCAGTAGTTGCCATTTATTTTTTACCAATATAATTAAAAGAGGTTAATGAACGCGTGGTATAAGATTATACCACGCGAGTAAGCTTAATACATTGGATTACTAAAATCAAATGTCTGTGTAGTCGAATTGTTCGATTGACCTAGATATGCATCACTGGGACATTCATCACTGACCAGCATGATAGATTTAGTTTCCACTCGACGAACCTCAATTGTATCACCAGTGTCTGGCTCAATTTTAATCCCTCTCGTCCATCTACCATGTTCAACTAATATCCAATCACCAATTTTGACACTGGTTTGTGCTGTGCCAATTGCGTAAACCTTGGCCCATCTTGGTTTGATACCTTCACTTTTACCATCATCACTTTTAATGACAATTCCACTAGCAGTAGTCTGCTCGGCAAAGTTCATATCAGTAACCAATACACTATCATAAATTGGTACTAATTTGTTACATTTAATTGCACTCATTTATCCGCCACGATAGTTGGTGGCACTGGTACCTTCACTGGCACCTTGGGTATTTCAATAATTGCTGCTCTAATTTGTTCAGCAACTACTGGTGGTGTCATTGTGGCATTTGGTTGATTGGGTTCACGTATTTCCGCAGGAATATGACGTGTCGTTAATACTTGATCAACATTTTTAACAATTATCTTCCCACCTGGACCAATTTCATCACCACGGGCATTAACCCGAACGTTACCCACTGCAATGACCATTTCATTTTGGTTCATTAATTTATTCATATCAACTTCTTTACCTTGCATAGATCTATGTACTATTCGTTGTGCTGTCATATTATTTTCCTATTATGTTAATTATCTTAAAAATTCTCGCCAATCTAATGAATATTTGATGCTATCTATTCGATGTACACCAATTAAATATAAGACAAAACTGGCTACACTAGATCCTCTACCAACACCCCATACTATATTATTCTCCAAACATGTATCAACAAAATATTTAAGCCATTTTAATAATGTACCTAATTTACGTTGTTCAAATTCGGAAAATTCATCAAGCACTCTAACTCGTTGTTTATCAGTTGTGCATTTATCCAAACAATAAGCAAGCATGTCTAATTCATAATAGGACACTGGCATAAACCATTGTGCTTGGTATCGTTGGTCAAAAGAATCTATATCCTCACATGTAAAAACTGGACTGTTAAACTCCATTTCAGTAATTTCTTGGAATTGAATTATAGTTGGACTTTGTGCCACCATTAATTCACTAATTTCTGATATATTCCCTTCATATAAGAATTTAAATATATCAGAATCGTCAAATATTGGATTTTTAAATTTATCTAAATGCATAAGTGATATATTAGTTTACATTGATAAGTTTGTCAAATCCTTTTTCTTTATTATTCAACATCTTTTCCCATTCAATAGCACGACGTTCAGTCAACTCTGCCATATAAGTATCCAATGCTGTAGTTATCTGGTGTTGTAGTTCAAAATTTTGTGTCATGAAATACTTTTTGCCAAGTTCCGCTATTTTAGATTCAAGTTCAGCATCTTTAAACTTTCCCAAATCATATATCAACGGATGCATTAATATTCGCCCAGATACCTAATATAAACATGTGTACCATGATCACTGCTCCATGCTTCTATCACTTTATGTTGCCCATTCACCAGTAAATTAATCGGCTGACTGAAAGAATTTTCGTATCGTATAGTCCCGGCGTTCGCAGTCAATAATGATGGAGTTTGTGAAAAAGCTAGCCATTTGGCCTGATCTAATTCTAAGGTTGTTCGACTGGTATGGGATGTTATACATTTATAAGTAACATATTTATAAATGACGACATCATTACCGGAGTAGCTGGTAGACGCAACCCACGGCACGGTCGTAGTAGTGATTGTGTTACTTAGCAAATGAACTCTAATTACTGCGTATTGTGACAAAGCTGCCCAATTGGTAAACGTCAATGAAGTATCAGTAGTTAATGTAAAAACTTGAAATGGCCCATTACGTAAATCAATTTCGGCAGTAGAAGATACTGTTTGGGTATGAACTGTGCCGTACATGGTACTATACAGCCCATTACTTAATGTACTACCGTGTAAATCATTGATGTGTGGCACATTAGCGGCCATATCACTATTCAATAATGATTTAGATTGTAATGTATCAATTTCAGATTTGGCAACTTCCAATGCGATTTTTATAGCCGAAAAGTTATCACGAAATCCTTGGGTGTCATTGTCTATACCAGCCACTGGATAGGTGGCTTCGATTGATGCAAAATTTATATTACTACTCATATATTATCCCTAGGTAATGTTGTTATTTTTAATATTTAGGCTGATTGTACATTGGTACTATTAAAATGTCAAACAGTAATGCGATCATTTCTAAATATCAAATAGGTTTCATTTTGTCTACCATCAATTGAATCTATAATAAATCGATCAACGGTATAGTCTAGTAATTTAAAATCAAACCCACTATGTTTTATATTCAATATGATATCAGCTGCCATGCCAATTTTACAATAACACAATGGTACTGCTAATACAAAACCAATTTCACTCCTGGTGCCAGGTTGTATAGTTCGCATCCACAATGGTAAATAATTGCGTTCAGTATCACCAATTTTACCCAATCGATCTTGCCAATTTGAAATACTATTTGGAAAATACGAGGTTGGGGTAGGATCAGATGTCGTATACCCGGTGCTATCAACAGTTATCACCGACGATGGTCTTGTCATGTCCGGTGAATAATTGGATAAGTTGTCAATTGTATTACTCCACAATGAATTACTTTCATCCATTGTTATAGCAGGCGTAAGGCGACCACCACGAATCATATTAGGCAATCGTTTGTGATTAGGTTCAAGAGCATCTATCATTTCTATATAAACCACCTCATACACACCTTCGTGTGTACCTGGCACAATCGCAGTCGCAGATTTAACCATACCAAATTGAAATCTCTTTTTCTTATGATTTAACCCCATTGCACCAATATACGCAGCTGGTGCTGAAGTTGCTATCCCCGCATATACTAGCATGGATAATCCAGTTTGTATACCAAAATTAGCATCATTCAGTCTATATATGCTAGTCGGTGTGAATATAGCATTGTCATTAATAAAATTCTTCCATATCACACGATGCGGTATACTTAACAATGGTCGTGTCTGGATATTACTATACAGTACCTGATTGACGGTTAATACCTGTAATTTAAATTCTCTGGTAATGGTACTATAGCCACATCGTTCCCGCGCCTCTATGGTAAATGTAAATAATCTATCAAAACTAATAACTCCACCATCAAACGTAGTGGTGTATGATTTATTATAATCAAATGTAGTTAACCCAACTGTACCGGTTTCATTATTAGATATCTGATTAACAACACCTATTATCTCACCATCCAATGTCAGCGTCAACCCGCTTGGCAAGTTTCCACTAATCACTCGGTATAGAATGACTGAATTTGTCACGGTACTAATAGCAACTACTTTTAATTCACTCACGTAATTGGCGTTAATGGAGTTTAAGAAATATGGAGTGTCCCATGTAATAACACTATCGACATCACCCATTAACTGCACGGTGAAAGTTCGCATGGCATTGACCTTAAATTCACCAGTTTCACTGTATCTGGTCGCGTTGATGGTAAATCTATACGTCATCGTGATTGCAGGTTGAAATGGAATTCTACCATACACTTCAGCACTGGCAGGATCAAACACCATACCAGGTGGCAATCCATATAACCCCCACTTAGTGGAATCATACGAACTAGTTGAACGATGATCCATCAAACAAATATAGGAAATCTCACCATCGTACATTAAGTCATTTAATAAATAATTATGATTTTGTTTCCAGACATCTTTAGCTTCTTCAATATTATATACCACTTGATCACCAGTATCATATGTGTCTAAAAACAACACTAAATAATTATTAGCTCTAAACATGCCTAAATTACTTCTAGTTAGCCACACTGGCTCTCTTAAATATGAAACGTCAGCAGTGAATACACCTGATGGAAGTGGCGATGTATTATTATCAGCTCTGAAATAATCATCACCGACTACAAAAATACTAAAAGTACGCCTAGCAACCGAGTCACCGTCAGTTATCGATATAGTAAATTGATAATTTCTGTTGAGTTTCTTAGGTGTAAATGTCGGTAAATTATAATCAAAATTAACAGTATCATAAATGTAACTATCATAGCCGTTAGTGGATCTATATCCAAAGTCATAAGCAATGACATCATAAAAACCAGTATCATACCATCCATTTCCATCAGCGGTAGTGATCGATATAGCTGGTTTCACCAACCCGATAAGTCTGCCATCATCGCTTAAGACTAGGCCAGGTGGCAATTCACCTGAATCATCTTCAATAAAATAACTTAAATGCTGTCCTGTGGCAGTATCTGTATCAAATGCTTCAATTTGATAATCGACATACGTATTATCCAATACAAAATACTGCTTATGTAATCCAATATCCAGACTACCAGCGGCAGTTGTAAAAATGGGTTCATCAGCACCATCTATCGTTATCTTAAATGTTCTATCGGAGACATTCACACCGTCACTGGCACGTATACAAAATATAAACTCAGTAGACGCGGATACTTCATATGGGGTACCTACTATTTCGGAATTAACTAATCGTAATCCATGCGGCAAACTTCCGGCAATTAATGTATAGGTGATATCAATAATCCCGGTTACCACCGGTAATAATTGCAAAAATCTAACGCGTTCTGAAAAAGCTCCAAATGAATGCCCTGATCGTTCCGTCCATACTGCTAATGTCATTGTGATCCCTATGAATTTAATTGTTGACTTGGAAGAACTTACCAAAATCAAGATTATTCGCGACAGGTGGATTAATAAACCCACCAAAATCAACGGTGTACCCATTGGCAGATGTGACGTAACCAGTTGGCATTATAAAAAATCCAAAATCTATCATAGCTTGATTTGATTCTACCATGATAGTCACTATTGCATTTAATAATTGCACATCAATGCCCCATATCGTAGATTCAATGCCACCAGTGCCATTTCCCTTAATAAAATGCCCATTTAAGTTTAGGTCAGCGCCTAGTGAAGGTGTGATATCCGATGATAATTTAGTTACTGCTTGTAGATTTACAGTGGTACCTAACGGAGATGTCATTATCACACTATTATCAATGCTTGTCAATGATTTAAATTCTAATATTGGCTGAGTTAGGTTTTTTTGAGCAAATACACTCACGCCAGTACCAAGTGTACTAGCACCAGTAATTTCATACCGGAGTATATCAAAGTTGCTATTTACTTTCTCAAACGCAGTTCGCAAATCATCACCGGTGCCATCATTGGCGTAATTGCCCAAATTAATTGTTTGTATTGTCATTAAAATTCCTTATTGCATATATTTAGTTGGTTTATGCATGTATTATATGCTATATAATTACTCCGAAACTTCTTGTCTTTGTATCAGTTGAAAAAGTTAATGTTTCAGTTAACAATAAGAAACTTGCTATATCGGTTACTATAGTTGCTTCATTAGTAGTTTCAGCAGCACCATCATACGCAAATGAGCAAGTATACTTCTTAGTTGCGCCTGTTGCAATTTGATTCCAAATTTCACATATTACAACATCACCAGTTTGAGCACTGACCGCAGTTGAGGTAATTCCAGTTAGGTAATCGGGATATACCGCATTGACAATGGTCGCTTCACTTCCACCTAAACTGTTACCATTGGAATTATCCCGGATTGTACCCACTTTGGTATTTGTACTAGGTCGCCATACATAAACATTAAGTGAGTTTATCCAAAAATTTGCACCTAAATTGGATTCTGAACTACCAGCCAATAATGACATAACCCCACCACCGACGGTTTGTGCAGATCGCAATGGTGGACTACAGAAATACCCCATGAAACTACGAGTATTATCAGTGGTCTCAGAAAATGATAAAACAACCTGACTAATACCAATAGTCTTGGTCATTGTCCGCATAGTATCGGCACCAACTGCTGTATTATTGGCAGCACCCGCGCCTTGTTCACCAGTTGGAAATGAACCACTTAATTGGTTACTCACATTATGAAAATAAAGCTTAGTTGCCATTTAAATATCTCCCAGAAAGTGTGCAGTTATGCCAATATCGCTGACAATCTGGCATGATAGGAATATCTAACCGGTCGTTTGGCCCACCACGCTTGTCATAACACGCACCAGCTTCGCCAATAGGCAAACCGGTCCATATTACAAAATCACAACCGGTGGCACCAACCCAACATTCACCACACCCATTACACTGCCCATTAATTTCCCAATGTCGCCCATCGTCACTGATGTATTCAACATGGTTATCACTGATACTAACAATTTTGATAGATGGCATCGATGTTGCTATTTTCATAATAATGGGGTTACCTTAATATCCAATGTAACACGCGTTACAGTAACCGCGCTATCCACCGTAAATTCCAATATATCACCAGCAAGTAGCGCAGTACTCCCCCATCCAGTTAATGTAATATTTTGATTTTTTAATACACTACTAAAGGTTGGTTTGTTGGTTCCAGCTATACTGACAGTAGTTGGATAATTCGCGTATGTACCTCGTTTAATGTCAACCACTATGCTTCCACTAACATCGCCTAGCATAGTCCAACTATTAATAGTACAAGCAAAATCAATTACTAAATGTCCCTTAGAACCAGTGGTTATCACTGAACCACCACCATCTATGACATAATTAATGCTTCTAACGGTAGCAATTGGTGTTAATGTAATGGTTTGTGTGATGACATCACTAGTGATAACTATGCCGGTATTACCTTCTGCGAACGTAATGCTATCTTCTGGAGTTATTGCGTCAATATCAGTCTCATACACACCACTTTTATGTTTGACTCGATGTTTTTTATTACCCTTGGCATAATCAGTAATCGTGATAGTATTTCCAACGATAGCCATTTGCATACGACCACCTGGCGAAAATATTATATCGTCAGTTGGACTAGTTGCGGTAAATGTACCATCACCCTGAACTGATACCGTTTTTATAACTGGTTGGGTACCACTTGTTGCAGTATTTGTAATTGTTATACCGCCTGTACCAGAACTTACACTAATACCAGTACCTGCTGTTACACTAGTCACGCCTGTATTAGTGAACGTTACTGCTCCAGTTGAAGAACTCACACCAATACCAGTACCAGCAACCGCAGATGTCACTGCTGATAAAGTGCCACCTAATGTTATATTTCCAGATGCAGTGACGGTACCGCTCAGAGTCAGCCCACTAACCGTACCTGTGCCCACTACACTAGTGACTGTACCAACGCCTTTATTATTGAAGTTTGACCAGTCAGTAGCACTTAGTAGTCCCCTATTCAATGCCGACGATGTTGGTATATTCAATGTAATAACTGGGGAAGTACTACCATTCGTAACTGTACTAGATATATCACTGCCAGTTGTTCCCAACGTTAACGCAGCAACGCTCGTGACAGTACCAGTATTGGTAGTAAATCCACTTGGATTGGATGCAGCATAAGCACCAACTGTACTAAAATCAATAGTCCGCGCAGTTCCGCCATTATACGAAGTACCAGCACTCGCTCCACCACTAGTATTGAATGTCAAGTTGGCAACAACTGAGCCAGCTGAACCGGATGTATTAGCAGCATTATTAGGTATATCAGACGAACTTAATACTCGAAATATTGGTATACCAGCGGTTCCAACAGGTGCTGCTAATATAGTATTGGCACTCTGTGAAGTAAAATTACTAGCAGATACCGCTAATGTACCACCCAACGTTAGATTCCCCAAAGTAGTGATTGAGCCAGATAATGTCAATCCACTGACAGTACCAGTACCACCTACGCTAGTTACGGTACCATTTCCCTTGTTATTAAACGCAGACCAATCGGTTGAACTTAATACACCTCGATTCAATGCTGAAGCAGTTGGTATATTCAATGTTATAACAGGTGTTGATGTGCCACTTGCAACTGTCGATGTTATATCAGTGCCAGTGGTACCGATAGTTAGTGCCGAAATGTTAGTAACGGTACCCTGTGGATTAGCCGCTGCGGTCACGCCAGTAATGCGTCCGTATGTATCAACTGTAATCACTGGGATTAAAGTTGATGAACCAGTGGTACCTATTGTAACAATTCCACTTGATAAATTCACAGTTGGTATAGCACTTGTTCCGGCGATAGTTAGTGTAGTGGAAGACACACTAGTCACAGTGCCATTTCCCTTGTTATTAAACGCAGACCAATCGGTTGAACTTAACGCACCTCTATTCAAGGCCGAAGCAGTTGGGATATTCAATGTTATTACAGGTGTAGATGTACTATTCGTTATAGTTGAAGTGACATCACTGCCAGTAATACCAATTGTTAATGCCGAAACATTAGTGACTGTACCAACATTATTAGTAAATCCACTAGGATTAGTAATACTATATGGAGTATACCCGAGTCCATCGGTAACCTGCAAGCTTGTCACTGTATTCCCACTAATTGAAGTGACTGTACCGGCATTGCCATCTATATTGACACCGGTTAAATCCTGTATCGCACTAACTCGGTTAAATGAAACATTTGTTGTACCAATATAAGCACTTGAAAAAATGACTGGATGATTGGTTATTTTACTATAATCCAAACCAGCAATCCAAGATGGGTTATTATATGAACCATTTGTATACACGCCATTAGTGACAGTTGCTGAATTACCATTAATTGAACCAGCTATAAGTGAACTAAATGTCTTAATACCAGTGATAGTTTGGTCGCTCATGGTATAAACTCCATTAGTAACAGTACCGGCATTGCCATCTATACTGATACCGGTTAAATCCTGTATCGCACTAGCTCGGTTAAATGAAACATTTGTTGTACCAATATAAGCACTTGAAAAAATGACTGGATGATTGGTTATTTTACTATAATCCAAACCAGCAATCCAAGATGGGTTATTATATGAACCATTTGTATACACGCCATTAGTGACAGTTGCTGAATTACCATTAATTGAACCAGCTATAAGTGAACTAAATGTCTTAATACCAGTGATAGTTTGGTCGCTCATGGTATAAACTCCATTAGTAACAGTACCGGCATTGCCATCTATACTGATACCGGTTAAATCCTGTATCGCACTAGCTCGGTTAAATGAAACATTTGTTGTACCAATATAAGCACTTGAAAAAATGACTGGATGATTGGTTATTTTACTATAATCCAAACCAGTAATCCAAGATGGGTTACTGTATGAACCATTTGTATACACGCCATTAGTGACAGTTGCGGCATTCCCAGATACATTACCAATAAAACTTGAAGCAGTTACGGTACCATTAACTGACAGTCCAGTGTTATCAATACTGGCTCGTATTTCTGCGAGAGTGGTCCCACCAGTGAAGAATTGAATAACTTTAGCAGTGGTATCGGTTCCGATTAATAAATTACCGCCGTTGATGTATAGGTAACCATCATTAGGTGCAAGAATCGGCCAACTTGATTCGGCATATGTACTAGATACAATGCCCATATCAATATAATGACTGGTGTCATTGCCGATATTATTAGTCGCAACATAATCTACCGATGCCAAGAATCCATCACTATGATTTTTAATAACATTCTGCACATATGTATCTGCGCTAGCATCAGTCTGCATTGCAGCATTGGGAAAGTCATAATTATTATATGAATTGCCAACGTGAACACTGTATTGAGCAATAATAGTATCTGCGTTTAATTGGCGCGTCACTAAACCAGCGCCGTCAGTATCCCAACGGTCATGTAATAAGTTATATAAAAAAGTACGTGCATAACTGTCCGACAATGGACCTAATACAATACCACCGCCATCTATATCATCAGCTATAGTTGAATCTGCTGCTAAAAATAACAATTTACCAGCTATAGTTGGTGCAGATGATAAATTAAAATCAGCAACTGACAATGTACCGGTAATATTCAAATCATGAAAGGTCAAGTTGCTGGTAGTTGCTATCGCTTGTGGCAATGTCAGTGTAATATTTTGACCAACGTTATTTACTGAAATCTGTCCAGTACCAGTTGCCGCAATCACACTTAGTATACCAGTTGCCGCAATAGTAACTGCCCCACCAGTGTTATTAATCGTAATACCAGTACTGGCAGCAACCGAATTGATTATCGATGGCACACCAGACAAATTACTCCACAATAACGTACTTCCACTAGTTAAATAATTAAGATCATTAGTCCAATATGATATATTTGATGGCTTATCTGCTAAATCTGTCCAACTACCACTAAATGCATCAGTTAACAGTTGATAAGCTGTCAAATCAGGCAACTCAGTTAAATTGGTGTAACTGTATGTACCCAACCATGCCGTTTGTTGACGTGAAGCGTCACCAAAAGTAATGCCGCTTGATATAGGTAATGAAATATTATTACTGTCAATGGTCAGTGAAGCCACTCGTGATAACGTGCCGATTGCATAGGTATATATAGTTGACTTAGAACCAAACGCACTACTGGTATAATTTTCAGTGGCAGAAAATTCAATACTACTAGGTAAAGTGGCCCCAGTTGGGTAATAATTGATGTTTGCAAAACCCAACCCAGCATACCTAGCTAAAATATCACCGGAGATAGTAGGCGTGGGTGATGCTGCTGTACCACGTGCACTTCGTCCTACGAATATTGGCAGATTACCAGTACCAAACGTGTCCATCGTGATTCTACTAGCATCACCATCATATCCAGTTATATGCAGCATACCACCCGCATTAATAACTGGTTGGTAACTGCCATCGGCAGTGCCGATTAGATTTATCGCACCAGAATCACCAGCTGGGATACGCGGTGGATGTAATGAAACTCGTCCAGTTCGGTCAACGCCAAATGCATGGTTACCAACTGGAGTATTAACTACTATCGGTCGATTGAATATCACATCAGCGGTGGCATCGATCGTGCCAATGATAAGATCACGTGCTGGATCGCCTATATATAATTGATTACCCCTAAAGGTAAACTCACCCACTGCCAACCCAGCGCCGCCAGTGATGACTAAGTTACCATCAATTGCGGTAATTCGTAAATCAATACCTAATATCTCATCTTGAACATATATCGAACCTGCGCCCAACCATAATCGTTTAAATCGTTTAGTCGGGGTTCCTAAATCATATAAACTAGTTGATATAGGAATTATTGAGGAATGAGTAATGACATTCCCACCTGAGGTAGCATTTAGACTAATATCAGTATTGGCAACTGTACTTATTACCAAACTCGCATTCACCACTGGCCGAACTATAAACACAGTGGTGGCATGCAGTGGTAAAATAAGTGGATCTGGAATGGTTTTATTTGTTATGATGATATTCGAATATATACCACTACCAATGAATAATACTTCACTTAATAATGGTATATTAATACCTGATATCACATCTTCCGTGTGAATAGTCGATGCAGTGGTACTAACTTGGTAAACTGCCCAGCCGCCATTACTGCCACTTATGCCATTTAATAAACCATAATCGCCAATTGATAAATTATCAAGATCATCAGTGCTATAATCAACTAATGTATCCAATATTAAATTATCTACAATAATTTCAATACTGGAAGTTTGCTGAACTAAACTACCGACTGGTAATTTTAAGCTCGGTACATACACATAGCCGGTGCCATTTGGAATTATATTAATATCACCATCTACATCATTGCCGGAAATGGTCTGGTCTGATATTGACAAATTACCCAATACATCAACACTAATGGTGCCAGTATTATCAATTACAATAGTGGTATTATCAATTTTAACACCACCAAGTATAACATTAGTGGCAATAGGTAATGAATATAACTGATTAGTAATAACCCAAGCAGCACTATCATACACGTATAACGAATGATCAGTTAAATTGTACCATAGTGAACCAAGCATGGGATTACTTGGTGGGTTAGTGGCTATAACAGTTTGCATAGCCACAGTTAAGTCTATTACTTTTGTAATATTATCATACGCAACTTGAATACCCTGGTGATACCCATCAACTAGCATACCAGCGGCATCATCGCGTATAGATTCCACAAAATTCTCAGTAAAGGTATATATTTCAGTAAAGTTTTGATTTATCTTATCAAAAGCGACTCTAAGTGGATCGCCACTCTTATCATTTACTGAAATTCCAATATTAATTAATTTCCTAGTCATTATGATCTCCCAACCGCAATTTCAATGACACCAGCTTCACCGGTGTGTTTATCTTCTAATGCTTTACCAATGATAGCACCGAGTATTGGTGACAATGCTCGAATGGCATACCCTTTTGTATTTGAGGTTGTCAATAAGTCTCCTTTACTGACTTTACCAATTACCTTGCATGGTGTCCTACCAACTAACGCAATACATACCTTGATACCATTTTGTTCAGTATTCATTACGTATGCTGGGTTGGTCGTGACAACACCTGCCAACTTAGTGTCATTCGTAGTGGATGATATAGTAACTTCATTTTCACCACCAAAAACTAATACAGTGCCTGGTTCATAATCATAATCACCGCTGTAATATTCAGCCAAATCAGCATATGTTGCCTGTAACCTACTAGCGCCAGTCAATGACCAAATACCTTGAATAGATCCAGGACCAGTATCGGTGCCATTTGTGGTAATATTATAAGCCTTTAAGGTAACTGAACTGGTATTCAAATCAAGTAAACTTGATGTTGTCAATCGCCATTGCCCAGTTAACGTGGCTGCGATACCAGGGGCACCTGCCGTGAGTGCGTTTGCCATCAATATGCCATTTGTTGTATTCAAGGTACCATATGTGGTTATTGCAGTATCTGACCCAGTTGTACCACTGGCTGTCAAAAATTGATATGTCCCCGGAGTATACATCGAAGTAGTCGTACTTATTACATTAATTGTCTTATAACCACTGATGTTCAATTGGGTAGTATCAATTTCACCAGCTGGCAATGTCTTCAATAAACTATTCCCCCCACGAGTGGCAGTAATTGGTAGAATACTATACTGATTATTACCATTTGGATTAGTGATACCATTGAAAGTAGCATCGGCATTCGAGGTAACAATCATGGCACCCACCCTGCTGAATGAGGTATTCTTAACACCATTGCCATCAGTCACGATTTGAGCAGCAGTAATCTCAGTTGGTACACCAAGTATACCATCCCGGCGGCCTAAAATACTTGTACCACCGATAAATTGCAGTTTGGCCAATCTAACACCAGTTGCAGTAGATGTTGAATCCAGTAAAGTAATCCAGCCACCTATACTAAGAAACTCAGCCGACGCAAAACTAGCCAAGCCTAGGTTGGCTTGTGTGATATCAACGGCATTATTAAGAACATTAGCAACCGACATTGCTAACTTACTTTGTTCAATTGCCGCATTGGTATTGATCATTGAATTGACAATTTTACCCGATTGTACAACGGTAGTAAATGCACCAGTAATTGAATTATAATTTATATTAACATCGCCAGTTGGCAAACTAACATTGCGCCATTTGGCCAAAGTAGTATCATATGTTAAAGAACTGCCATTCGTGAGATTCGGCGATACCATAGTAACAACCCCAGTGGGTGTCGCTGTTGCTCTAGCACTTAGAGCAATGGTAGTTTGCGAAGTCAAAACATCATATGAATAACTGACCACGGTTTGGCCAGAACTAAACCCCGTTCCGGTAATTACATACCCATTACCTATCGAACCAGATATATCTGATATCGTTAACGTGTCACTTTCAGTGCCACCAGTTACTACAGTGGCAACACTTTCAAAATTTGTAACATCTTTCAATTTGAATACTGAATCAAATTGATTAAATTTGCCATCGATATATTGTTTATTAACTGCATCACTTGGATCTAATGGATTAGCTAAATTAACAATACGAAAATATGATGCCATATTTATATTGCCTTTCATCGCTAGTGAACCGGTTAATGGTAAGAAACCAGTACCGATTAGCTCAGGTATCGCAATTGGATTTCCATAGTAATCTAACCCTAATCTTTTGTCAATAAAACTTCTAATGGCTGATTGAACAGGGACAATATCTGGTGCATTATTGGTCATGGCCGAATCAGTGGAAAATTCACTTACCACAACGCCTCGTTTAAAACCAATACCATTTAAATTTGATAATGCAATATTAGCACTAACCGTCACCGTACCAGTGCCCTGGTCAACTGCGAAAAAATTACCTACTTTAAAAATACCATTTTGATTAGTCGATACATAAAAACATCTACCAACACCTTCCTCCAATACCTCAAGTGATTCATCAGCTGTTTTTGATGATTCCCCATAAATGGAGTAAGGTATATTGGTTGTTGTATAACTGCCGGTACCAATGTCACAAAAATCATGCCCTGTCGCACGGCATGTACTAATTTGTGAAGTGACTTGCCCAGATACGCCAGCGGCATAGCCTAATTGTAATGAATAAGGAGTTATCGCATCAACTGGCCTACTGATACCCAATGGTGAACTGGTACTATGAGTAACTTCAGCAGAAATAATGGTACTGCCAGTTCCATACGTACCTGGGTCATACTCATACCGTAAGGTTATATCAGTAGTTGAACTAGCGGTGCATAATAGTAATCCATTGTACAATGGATTACTATTTCCAGTTACTGTATAATAAATGCCAGTTGTTGGGGCAGTTATGGATGAGAATGATAATACCACATCATGTGGATCTATATCCGTACTACCTTCCACTTCGCCGACAAGCAATATAGTAAAAATTAATCCAGCAGGAGTACCAGCAGTGGTAGTAATAGCACTACCACCTAACGTACTAGATAATGTAAATGCAGTTGACCCATCCGTGGCTATCACATAATAGATTGTTGGATTTACGTATACTGGAGTATCAATACTGCCAGTACCAATATTTACACCACTGATCGTAACCGTTTTACCAATCACAATCAATGAACTGGCCGATACGCACGTGAACTGACCAGCAGTTCCTATTATCACATCACTCACTGCAAAACTGTCAGTTGGCCCACCTTCATATTCAACTTTACTAACAAAACCAGTTGATGAAATACGTGTACCAAATCCATAACTTGCTGAATAATAAGTAAATAAACTACCACCGTCTGCGGTACCAACCGGAAATACCACTCCGGCAAGTGTTTCACTAATTGTTATAACATTTGCCACTACACTTATGATGTAATAAATAGCACCGGGTATTATATTTCCCAATGAGCCGGTAAAAATTATACTGTTGTTTATTGATAAATTTGCGGAATTACTTACTGTTATGTCATTAGTTGCAATTGATGTTATGTTTCCAGCTGTACCAGGGTCAGTTGTATATAAAACTGACATAGTCACTACTGAAGTGCCCACGCTAGCAGTATTACTAATAATTGGTGAATTATTCAACACTGCCGATAAAGCAGCCCCTCCTAAAACCTGACTTAATGTCACATTTGGTGTTCCAATGTATCCGTACCCAGCAGTGATTATTTTTATAGGGGAGACAATGCTGCCATTGCTTATAGTACATGAAGCTTGCGCTTGTACTATACCGCCGCCATTAGATATGGTAATAATTGGAGCAATTGTGTATCCACTACCTGGGTTATCAATATGAATACTACTAACAACTGCAGCAAGACTAGCAGTAAGCATCGCATCAGCTAAAATCCAACACGCAGGAGTTATCGTAAATTGAGTCCCATTGTCAATTGATTGTACAATGGCACCAGGTGGGATATATGATCCAACTGTTGTGGTTGTTACTAGCATACCAACGATTAAATTAGCAGTGCTGCCAATGGTAACACTCGTCTGACTAATTACACTTGAAATGCGATGAGGTCCATTATATAAAGTGTTTGAATTCCCCACTACAGTAATTGAACTATCAACAGGGGGTAATACATTGTATAAATTATATGGTATGTTAAATGTGACAATTTTAGAAGATGTACTGCCAATCTGTAAGGTAGCATTGGCATATGTCATGGCAGTTATCGAAGATCCATCAGCAGAATTGTTAATAATTGCGGTCGCATCAATTTCTATATACCCATGTGTATTTACTGTGGTATATCCCAGGACTCTATGCAATCTACCGTTCAATGCGGTGATATAAGTACCTTTGTTAATTTGATCAATTACAACTTGTGAACCAATAGTCAATATTGCTATTTTCGTATCACCTATCTTAGATCCTTGTGTTTTACCCGCATCAGTTGGATCAACTGTACTAATACGAGTAACGTCAGACGTACATGTATAATAGGTAAATGGCGTATCACTCTGTAAAATAGCAATATTACCAGTTAATAATTCACCAGTTGATTCATTCAAGTCATATGAGATGATTCTATAAATATCACTTAAATTTTCAGTATATTGCAATGCGGTAGATGGCCGTGTTGGCTTGACATTTATTATATTATCAAATTTAACATTGCGTAAAGCCCGCATTGATACCAGTTGCCCATCATATAGGGCATTAGCCAATCCAGTACTTGATGTATTATTTTCACCGGATGTACCCAGTGTTAATTTAATTACATTTTGCCCATTGGCCATTATACTGGTATGCTCAACCATACTAATTTCATAACGAACTATGGCACCACCGTTAATACTATGATCAATTTCCAACTCAGTTATTGTAGTCGGTGTATAATCATATCCAGTGATCCAAATTGATAATGATTGAGTAGTTGGGGTGGGGATCATAAATCCGCTAGTACTGCCACGTTTGTAAACATACGCAGTTTGCGCCATGTTATTAACAATAGTCACCGCATCGGGAAATTCAGAAGCATCATACCCAGACGAACGCAATCCGTGATAGCCGAATGAATTAGCACAGCTAATACCCCGGAAAGTTCCACCATTACTAGCCCAAAATCCGGTATGTGCGTAGTAGGTAAATACGGAAGTGTGCTCAGCAAAACCGCCATTTGTGACAATGGTACCATAACCCATATCATTGAAGTTAACAAAATCATCAGCTAACATTGACCGAGTTCCGCCCATTTCAATGTTAATGTTCAATCCAGCACCATTGTTCAAAAATGAAATTACCGCAGTTTGAATGGTAGATTTAGCCGAGTTAATTGCCACTGCTGCATTTTGCAAATCACTGGATTGACTGGTTAATATTGGATAAATCACAGTAACTGGGGTATTAAAAACCCCATCAGTGACATAATCAATAAGTATATCACTCAATGAATTGGTAATTGTCACATAAGTAGCAGGAGAACTAGGTGCATTAGCAATTATCTGGGTCTTGGTATTACCCACAGTTGGGGTTATTGAACTACCCGCTATTATATTTTGTAAAATAATCTTCAATCTAGCATGAGCAGCTGCGCACACTGTATTTTCGAGAGGGATATAACTAGTAGTATCCCAATAGAATGACTCGGCACTATTTTTAGTTTGGCTATTACCGCCATACAACACATCATACGTCATGGCATCAATGATATAACCAATGTCACGACGACTAGTCAATGTGTTATAATTAGCATATTGTTTAATCGGATAATGCGAAGCAATCCATGCAGTTAACTCAAACTGAATGAACATCCTGTTATTCTGGATAATATTAGCTGCTTTGACCAAATCGGCATTGGCACCAACCGGGGCAGTCCAAATAATAGCTGGAGTAGCCGCATCACCAAAGTCTACCATGTGTGCCATGATTGCAATATTGGTGGTGATTGCAGCTTGAGCATTTATATTTGTAGTATACGTATTTGATAATATACCAGTTTTACCAATGCCAGCAATAGTGCTTGTTTGTAGTTCGCCTACTAAAGCACTGGCATATTTTCGCAAAAATGCTCTACCTGTATGAATTGACCGATAATTAGTTCCCAATACCATATCAGTAGTTACCGCATCGATTATATACCCGACATCACGAGCTGCTTTCACTGTGTCATAATTGAGTACGCCTATCGTAGTATATAGATATGGAGTATTAACGTGCATGGTTAATTCAACAGTGGCAGTTGCCGCATTATAACTTTTAATAGCATCAATTTGATATCTATGTCCATGTACATAAAATACACATGGTACCTGTGGAGGTCTTACATCCAATCCAGTATTGAGACCACCAACTACCTTGATGGTATGACCATTGTCACCATAATCGGCAACTTTAGTAATAGTACCGTAAAGTCTACCAGCAAATCCATCAATATATTGACCACCGGCAAATCGTTTATAATTAGTACTCTGGGAAAAACTAGAACACATCTGAATATATGGTGATTTAGTTTTAATATTACCATTAGGATCTAATACTAAGGCAAAACCCCCATGTCCTTGGAATGTAATCCCAACACAGCGAACTGCTTCATTACAAAGCAGAACATCAATATCTTTGTTGTTCTTCGCAGGACTATTGATATCAAGTGGATTAGTCAGATAATGGCGACCATAATTAATAGTATTAAAGATATACCAAGTACCAGCCGAATGCAGTCCAGTTTGACTGAATGGATATATAACGGTGCAATTCAGTGTGTTGCCACTAACCGAATTAACCACTGCCTTACCGCGTTTAGCATTACCATTAATTGTCACATTATCAGCGACCACTTTGCCGAGCCATGCCAGATCACCTTGGCGATTGTCACTTAATGTAATGACCATATCCCCAGTAATAGCACCAACTGACATGGATATCCCAGTTGGTGCTAGATTGGCTCCACTGTAATCAACCATGCCTACTTCTAACCCATCAATTATCGCATCTCGATAAAAAAATGTATGTCGCCAAGGACTTTGACTGCTACGATCTTTGGGACGAATGAATGTTCGCCGAATCTCGTCACCTTTGATGGAACAATTGGTGGGTAATTTTATTGGAAAATCCTCATAATATATCCCACTTTCAACCATTATGGTGATCTGTAAATCTGGAATGGTTTCGCCAAAATCCAATTGTTCGCCCAATACAAAAAATCCAGGTTTTGTCATTTGTAACTTAATTACGTCATAATTGGTTATTCCATTTGGCTGATAGGATACAACATTGCCATTTGCAGCAGAGTTAACACCAACTACCACTTTACCTGGAGTAATATGAACAGAATTAGGAGTTCCTTGGTCAATATAACCATTACCACCATTACTAACCGACATATTCCAAAGACCAGTTCCATGAGAAGCAACTGGTGCTGAACCAACTCCATTAGATATAATACCCAATATAGTATTCATTCCAGTAGTGAATACACCTATCGAAACTACAGTCGGCACCGGTGATCTATTTACATCGGTAATGCCAATATGTAAAGTTGGTAGTTCCCCAATAATATTACTAATTTGATTATGAATTGTTTGAAATCTATGATGATATTCATTTTTCAATACTTGAATACTCAAATCACGAGCAAATGCTATACCATCAATTGATTCATGATATGCTAATCCAATAGCAACCGATTTAGCACTAGCATTTTTATAAAAACTTTTACCAGACAACACAGTTTGCCAATTGCCGCCAGTAATTAAATCAGCGGATAAAGCATCAATAATATACCCAATATCCCGTCTACATATAGCAGCATCATACACAAATCCACCGGAATAGGTAGTGTCAAGGTATGATAGTGAATGCAATTTAATTGATTGACTGTTATTATTAATAATATCATTGATAGTTAATAAAGACGAATCATATAGCCCACTGGTTAAATTCGGGTAACTAGTTGGGTAGGTAGTTGCCAGTGTTAATATTAAAGCATGTATTTTTACAAATAACTCATCAAGTGTAGCAGCTGCTACACTTCCATTAACCCAGTCTGGATTAAATGTCTGCAACGTCGATGATTGAAACAATGGTGATACAGTGACATTTTGGGAAACGACACCAACCAAGCCCCTCACATGGTCAATTGCGGCAGCACATACTCCGGCTGATTGCAAAGTAGACGTGCCGTTAACCCAGAACTGATTGGCAGCAAAGATACTAGCTGAATTACCTCCGTAAGTAAGATCATACATCACTGCTTCTATGATATAGTTAATGTCTCGTTTGCTTTTGTCCTTGTTGATAACTGGGTAATTAAAAGTTGGATAGGTAGCAATGATCCACCCAATGGTTTCGTCAGCTATGAAATTTATATTAGTTAGTATCGCAGTTCTGGCATGCACAATACCAATAGCTGTGCCAGTTGGGGCAGTAAATGTTGGTGGTAATAGTGTATTGTAACCAATTGATAATACATCAATAATGGTTTGAAATGATGCGGTAATAGCAGATATCACAATTGGGTCATTAATTACTGGAAATGTACTATTGATATAATTAATGGCTTGTGCTTGATAACTTGACTTAGTGGCTAATATGGCACTTCTGGCAGTAGTTAATACCGGGTCAACACCACTCATGCTCGGGTCTACCACAGAAGGTGTCGAATGAGTATCAATGATACTCTTAATAGTGACAATGTTATTGGTGATCGAATCCGTGACTATAGCAATGCCACCGTCAACCAGTGTCTCATCAGTATATTGTTTAATACTGGATTGATAAGCCGTTACTACATTGGCATTTGTTATAATAGCATGTAGTATAACACCGAGATAGGTTAAGGCAGCACTGCATATTGGAGAATTAATTGATGATAAGTAACTGGTGCCATTATGCCAAAATTGATTCCCGGCATATATACTCTGGCTATTCCCACCATACATCAAATCATACACTAAACTTTCAACAATAAAACTTACATCACGACGACTTAATGATTTGTCATAATTGATATCAGGATAATTGTTATCCATAAAAGCAATAATCTCTGCCTGAATAAAATCTATATTGGCGGTTATTAAATCTCTAGCACTTGTTTGACCAGTTACAGTTGCTGAAATAGCCGGTATGGATATATCAACCAGATGACCGCTAATGATATTAGACATTGTCAATATATTAGCAGTAATTGAGTCAATTGCTAAATTAGATGCCAATACAGCAGGTACGGTAAGTAATGATTGTTTAATGTCAGCCAATACAGCGATAATTTCAATCGAGCTTAATTTAGTATTTGCATTTTTAAAAGACAAACCCATTTTAACACTGCGGTGGTTAGTTTGGAATACTAAATCATAACAGATGGCATCAATTACACTACTGATATAACTATTAATATTACTACCGGTGTATGAAAAATCTAATATATGTGATTTGACAAAGTTAATAACATCAAGCGTCTGTGATAATTCATCGGATGCTGTACTATTATAAAGTACAATAGCTGTGTTATATGTATTATACGTAGTACCCAATACTAAGTCATATCGTATTGCGTCCAGAATATACTGAATATTTTTGGAATATTTTATTTTATCATACGTAAATGGAACTACGTACTTTGTGTTGATATACGCGATAGTTTCTGCTTGTATAAATGCGCTATTTACTTGCAATAAATTAAAAGCATCTCGGTAGTCAGCACTGGCAACATTGCCGTCAATCAAGGCTAGGCTATGTATTGTTGAAAAAGTTTGATTAGCACCAATGGTATATGACATGCGTTGTCGATATGGCCCTGGTTCTAATGATGCCAAATTAATCAGATTTTCAGCTTCTAGTACTGTGGCACCAATGGTCTGAAACGCAAATTGCCAATGACGACCATCTTTCCCCACTGGAGTTTTTTGCTGTAAATCATCACCTTTAGTAGCTGAAACATAAAGATTCACATTACTGGAATAAGTATTACTATCTACATAGAATTTAGATGCGGCTTGTAAATCAGTGGTACCATTCGGAGTACCATATCCAGTCAATGGCGCTGGATGATCATTCAATATTAGCTTACCGGTCATGGTATCGCCACCACGATACACGATGTCTTTACGCTGCATTGTTTCAGTCGATATATAATTACTAGTCAATGATGAATCATAATCTACGTCAGTTATTTCGGCGGTTAACGGTTGTGCCCGAACTCGCAACGCCAACTCCATGCTTTGACTGATGAAATGACTATTGGCATAACCAACGGTGACTGGCAATTGTGCGATAGTTGTTGTCACACCGAGTGTTTGCCAAGCATTATTAAACGCGGTGACCAATGCTTGACTTGGATCTGGCACATTACCGATGGGCAGCATTGCGGCATTCAATGGCTTGCCTAACTGAGGTGATTGATCACCAATTATCCCAGATATAGTTGCTGCGATGGTAACGCTATCATTGCTAGCATTATCAACTATTGTGATGCCACCACCGGCTACCAAGTTACGTGCGGTAAGCCGGTCACCGGTGGTACTGCTCATTATTACCTTGCTGCTACCATATGATGCAGGAGCATCATCCAACGCAGTGAATGAAATAGCACTGCCAGCGCCAAAAAAGGCATAAAGCTGATTAAAGTTTTCATTAACTTTTCGAAATGATTCGCGTATGCTATCACCGGTACCATCATTCCCCTGAATACCAATGTCGATTGTCTGTTTTGCCATTTAAATGTCACCTCAAATATGTATGTTATGGTATTTAGCACTTGATACATACACGAGGCATAGTTCAACTCACCAATGTGTTATATCATACACGGGCAATTGCTCCAAAAGGTAACCATTCGCCAGGTTCACCAGAAACCACACATACCCATCCAATATAACTATCATTAGTTGGCAATTTATTCCAACATATATCACCTACTTGGTAGATACCAGTAGATGGAACGGCCATCCCAGTGATAAATTTTTTATTATCGAAACTAACAGCGCCACTAACTGATAACCCAACTGTTGGATCTGGGCTATTAATGCCAATTGACATTTGACCAAATACTTTAACTGGTTTTCGAATATTTTGCCGACTACCAATTGCAATTTCGGCATTATCTGCGTAGAATACCTCATCAGTCCCCAGCATCAACGCAATATTAGTAGTTGATACTATATTGTTATTAATGTGCAACGTGTCGAGTGTCATTGTATTGGCATCAACTGTTGTCAATGAAGTAGACCCAAGTACAGTCAATGTTTCAAGTGCGCCAACAGTAGTCAATGATGAATGCTGAATAAGGCGACCAAGTCCTTGATCACTCAGTACAACTGTGCCATTGATTAAGTAAGTTTGATCACATCCAATATCAATTGATTCACTACTATACAATCGGTCAGGGTTACTCATTATCACCAATTGCTTAGTTAAGCCAGTTGCAGTCCAGATCAATCCCTTACCATAAATACTGTTATCTCTAGTGGCAGTGAATTCAAGTGGCGTAGTCCTGTTTAATCTGGTATCAGTTACGATATTGTCTGCGTAAATTGACCCATAAACACGTAAAACGCCAGTTTTATTGATTTCATCACCGACTTGTATCTCGCCAGTATTCTTCACCGTTATTCTAGCAATATTATCTGTGATGATAGCCAAGTCGTGATTTGAATAGGTACCTACATTGCCCAACGCATTTTTGGAACTGCCAATTGCTAGTTCAACGTTATTTTCAATGATACTTATTGCTGCGTTTGGTGATTCAGTGCCGATACCCAGTCTATTATGAACGGTATTAAAAAAAGCAAATTCACCCAGTTGAACTTCACCCAGTACGGTCAATGTATTAAGATTACCAACTGTTCGTAGATTACTTTTGGTAATACATGAACCCAATGATGTTTTAGTAATCACGGCAGTATTATCAATTTTGTATGATGAATTAACATCTAAGTCTAAATCACCATTGCACCATAGACGATTCCCAGTTCGATACATAAATTCCAATCGACCAGTACCATGTGTCCACGAAAACCCTTTACCATTTAATTCAGTTTCGGAGTTAACGATCCATTCACCTGACATAGCAGGTGAGCCGCTGTCAGTTACTAACTTCCGCACATTGATGGTGTCAGCAGTGATATTCCCAGTCACATGTAAATTACTCTGCACACTGGCATTACCGATAATATCAAAAGAACCAGCGTGAACGACGGCTCCTTCTAGGTAGGTCAATGCTAATTTAGTGATGATAACTTTATCATCTAATATATTTAAAATTTGGCTCATGATAGATTCTCGTTTTTAAGTATTTATCCTGTGAACTAAAGTCGTTATATATCGTAAAAAATCGATAAATATTAGTCAAGAGGATTTTTCAAATGTCAGTAGCAATTGCAGATGCATATCGTAACATCGTAGTAACCACCGGAGTTGGTGGAGTATCAGGAATAGCTACAGCGACTGGAGTGGGCAGCAGTCTACACTTAAATGCTGGATTTGGTATCAGTTTAGTAGCCGATCCAACTAATAATAAAATCACCATTGTCAATACTGGCAATGGAGCAGGTGCGTTAACTACGATTACTGACCTCAATAGTAACAATACATATTATCCTATTTTCACTAGGGCACCAGGCCCAGATGACGTAAATCCAATAATTAGTACGTATCAGATGGACACTATGTATTTGGATCAAACAATTACGCCACTGACATATAACCCATCACTAAATACACTAACCTGCTCATCATTCACTGGCAATTTAACCGGAAATGCCAGTACTGTAACCGATGGTTTTTATACATCTAGTTCATTGTATATTGGTACAACCAGTATTGCGGTTAATCGAGCAAGTGGAGCTATATCACTAACTGGCGTAAGTATTGATGGAAATGCCAGTACTGTAACCGATGGTTTTTATACATCTAGTTCATTGTATATTGGTACAACCAGTATTGCGGTTAATCGAGCAAGTGGAGCTATATCACTAACTGGCGTAAGTATTGATGGAAATGCGGCAAACTTATCAGGTGGTAATGATACAACATTAATTGGTGCCGTATTATTTCAAAGTGCCCTCAATGTGACATCAAAGTTATCACCTAACACTTCACTCACTAAAAAATTATTATCACAGGCAGGAGATGGTACGTATGGAAGTGCCCCCATTTGGGCTACAATATCTAGCACTGATGTAGGCTTAAATAATGTAGAAAACACAGCATTATCCACTTGGTCAGGAACAAGTAACATAACATCAGTTGGCACACTCTCGTCACTGCATGTATCAGGTACAATTTACCAAAATGATGTAATAGTACCAAATATGATTACATTATTGACATATCAATTAGCATTCTAAGGATTCCAGATGAAACAACTTATTACCTTTTCGCCACAATTTAACCCAATTAATCGCACGTTAGATTTTTCAACTTATGCGCTATTCAATGTGAAAAAATTATATGCAGTAATCAATATCACACGAAATACTCCCATATATGTAGCGGGTGCACCTGGATTGGGCATTACTGTGAAAAATGCTTCAACGATTACATTGATGTATGATACATCAATACATGACACATCTGACATGTTGAATGTATATTACGAAACAACGAGTGGACAAGAGGCAAATGTTGCAAAGGAACAAGGTGGAAATTTACAAGATATGCGCGAAATACTAAATGACATACGCATGGAAATTAAAGTAATGAGCTTTATTCTAGCAGCAGGGCTAAATATACAAAGAGATGATATCATGTCACTTCTAACAGAAGAACGTAACAATATATCACATTTTTAAGGAGATTTAAATGTTAATTCAAGGTTTAGTAGGCGCACCAGCTGCCGCAACTGCTGGCACAACCCCCACGGTCCGTGTTGGTCAATTAGGAGATATGATTATCTCAGAATTACATGGCCGTTTTTACGAACAAACTTACAGAGGCAATGTGTATCAAACTGGTCATATTGCCCCCATTGCGCTGTCTGCGAATACGATTACGACATCTGCAACAACTACCCCGATAATTGGTGTATGGAATCCTTTGTCATCAGGTGTAAACTTGGTAATATTACAAGCATCATTACAAAATATCATCAATACAGTCACTACTCCAGTTGGTCCTGGCGCATTTGTATGGGCTATCTCGAATGGCAATACCGCAATATCAACTGGTTTATTGCCAATTAACACACGGACATTACAGCCGACTGGCTCACAAGCAAAAGCATTTGCCGGGGCAACTGCTCTGACTGGCTTAACTAACGTCTTAACTATCGTAGCTGCGGCTACGATGCCAACACTTGGTAATATCACATATGGCACAATAGCCGCAACTGCCATTTCACCATCAGTCGGTGGTGTTCAAAATTTTGATGGTAGTTTAATTATCCAACCCGGTAGTGTATTATCACTATTAAATACTACATCAACCACTACCGTATCGGTATTTGGTAGCTTATTGTGGGAAGAAGTGGCAGTTTAACAGTTAAGCTATTGTTTTTAAAAGTATGATATCACTAGTAATGCGACCGTTCATCCTCGTATCGGTTGCATTGATGTCATCTAAAAACTTGCGCAATTGAACTTTACCAGCATTCTTAAATTCAGCTAATTTTTCAATTGGTTTACGAATAGTTTTTTGAATGCTGGTAAACTCATTGAACCCAATGATGCTAGTACCTTTGATTGTCAATGAGCCAACAGATTCATCAGCTACATATTTACCTAGTTTCCTTGTCTTAGAATTAAAAATCCACAATTCCTTACTGCCTATAATATCAGTTGGATTAATTGATACCAATTTCAATGGCTCATGTGTTTTCATAAAATTCAATTTCTCAACCAGCTTATCCCGAGAAATAGTTTTAATAGCACGAGGCTTACGGGATGCTTTTGCTTCTTCCATTAACATAGAACACGCAGCTGAAATCTCTTTATGAAATAAAAACATATTATTAATTTGTTTTTTGGTACGATGATTATAACCTTCTTTCAAGTCATCATCAGCTTGGCCATTAACCAACACACTAAATTCAGCAAATCCATCTGCATAATACTCTTTAATAACACGAGCATGAGATGCTTTTGCATCATTCCGTTTCAATAAATTAAGTATTTTAAAGTGCTTAGGATCAAACAAATCAGCATTGGTCATCCAACTTTCAATAGCATCTTCAATTTCATTAGTCATGTCAAATGTGGCAAGACGAACCCGTTCTTGAATACTAACAGTTGGCACTACTTTAGCTGATATAGCCACGGCTGACTCATCGTCATGTTTACCAGCAGCAATAACTTCAATTATTGAAGCATTTAACCAATCAGTTGAATCTCTTCCATTATTAAAATCGGCACGAATGGTAGGCATACCCTTAAGTAAACAACTAGCTAATGCCCCCATAGTAACACTAGTTCGCCAATCTTTGGTGTTCTTATACGCAGTAATGCTCAATGGCAAATAATCGTTAAGAGTCATCCATTTTATAACAGCAGGTTTTAAATCTTTGCTGCTATATTGTAAATTGTAATACTGCATGGAAGCATGGTAATGTTGTAAAAATTGAGAAGCATTCAATTCATCGGAACCTTCCCACATTGGACTCATATCTTTACCACGATTTTCACGAATGGTAACACTAGTTATTTTAACTTTTTTAGTTTTCTTTGCTGTAGTGGTTGACCCAGCAACTTTAATTACACGACTCATATCATATCCCTGATGTGTGAATATGGGTGATTTAAATCACCCATATTCGTTAATTAACTATTTAGTTTTCCAAAAAAGAAGTTAAATCAGGTGGTGAATAAGTAACTGGTTTCAATACCTTACCATCTGCTCGTTTAGTTACCTTACCAGTCAATGGGTCAATTTTACTCAAATTTGACCGCATTACTTCATCCCATGCCCCTTGTCCGTCAAAGCCAGCAGAATGAATGGCGCCAATTGTAACAACTAATATATCAATTAATGCATCAAGTTGTTCAACTCTATCATTATCAGCAATGGCTTGCTTAAGTTCATCATGTTCTTCGGCAATTAAGCTTATATACATATCGTACTGTGTATCATTGTAACTTTCTACTGATTGGTCACACGCAACCATAAAATGGCGTTGGTTTTTAAAAACAGTCATGTTAATATCCCGGTAATGGTTAAAGTTAATAGTTTTAGATTCGTTTTTCAATAATTACATCAATAAGACCGTATTCAAGTGCTTCAGCAGCGGACATAAATGTATCCCGTTCCATCATTGTTGAAAATTCATTAAATGTCTTACCTTTTGAATTGTGATGGACGTATATATCAGTCAATGTCTTTTTCATTTTTAAAATTTCATCAACTTGAATTTGCATGTCAGTTGCCTGTCCCCTAGCACCACCAGATGGCTGATGACACATATGCCTGGCATGTGGCAACATCTGCCGTTTTCCGGGAGATCCAGCTTGTGCCAATAAGGAACCCATTGAGCAAGCTTGCCCCATGACGATTGTATTAATTTCAGGCTTGATAAATTGCATAGTGTCATAAATTGCCATGCCGGAAGTAACTTCGCCACCTGGGCTATTTATGAAGAAATTAATATCTTCATTACCTTGGCTTTCCAAAAAGAGCAATTGCGATACCACTATACTAGCAGTTACTTCATTAACGGCAGTATCCAACATGATAATACGATCTTGCATCAACCTGGAACGTAAATCCATAGCACGTTCGCCCTTGGGGGTTTGTTCAATTACCATTGGTACAAAATAGTTATTCATATAAAACCTCAATTAGCAATTTTAACACAGATAATACTATCCCATCGGAAACTCTTCCAAGAAGTATTAATTAAGTCATATACCGCTAGTGAATTTTCACTCACTTTACGCACCTTAACAGGAATGACACTTTCATCATCGACTGTCTTCGTTGGTAACAATGCTGGAGATAATGTACATTTTAGTAACCGCACAGTACCATCTTTTTTGGTAAAAGTAACATCAACGGGTCCAGCTGTTATAATTTCAGTAATATATTCTTTCTCAATTACAACTAATTCAGTCATTATGCATCTCCATTAAGTGCGGTAAGTTCTGCGATACGCCCAACTAACATTTCATTTTCAAATTCTATTTTTTCAATATGGTCTGCTAATTGTGCGTAAAATTGATCAGTTTTTTGAACAGTCATTCGTAGCATGTCAGCAGTAGTTGGTTTAATTTCGGTATCTTTCATATAATTTTCCTAAAATGTTAATGTGTAATAATACAATATAATGATAGTTATGTCAAGCTATTATTTGTGAAATGAACCTTTGAAACAATGGCGAATTTCATGTCCAAGTGTCCACATATCAACTGTCTTACCAGTAATTATATGACAAAAATGTTGACCAAGTAGATTAGTTCCCCAATTTGAACATGCTTGAACTTTATACCCATATGGTTTACCACCTTCGCGTACACGTTGCTGATCACATGCTTGTTGAATATTAGTAACATATTCCCATGATATATTACTAATATTAGTTATATTCCCAGCGGCTGAAAATTTCTCATATGGCGATTCCTCGCTTGACGCAACTGAAGTAATCGAAATTAAAAAAAGAAAAATAATATATTTCATAGTGATATGCCATGTCATGATTGATTAAAATGATATTATAATAACAAAATCATCAAATGTCAATATATTATTAAGAAAAATATGCAGTAATGCTATTACTGCATATCAATAAAGAAGATCATTAACTAAGGTTAACCCATTCAAAGTTAATACCATCGGTGGCTTGGTATCCTTGGAATTTATTAACACTTACGTTGTAAATTATCATACCAACAGCTGGATATAACATGGCATTACGATCATAATCGTTAAGTAGCCCAGTTGAAATAATCGGTGCCGAAAATACCCCACGACTATCAAATCGAAAATAATTACTAGTCTGACCATTGCTGGCAACTGTTTCCACAGTGAAAGCGCCAGGTACCCCAGCTGAGTCAGGCGCCACTTGATCAACACTGGCGTATAACACAACTGATCTACCATATGCTAAATCATTGTGTCCATGAAATTCCAAAGCACCAATTCTATCACCATATGATGAGATAGTGGGATTGTCAATTGTACCATTTGCTGATAGATATTTAACATTTGCCACGGTGGCGGCATTGGTAGCTATAGAAAAATACCTAGCAACTGTGTCAGAGTTATAGTTTAACATCACATCTTCTAAATGAGCATATGACAATCGACCAGTATGCGACACTATATCACCCGAAAATCTATCTGCCGTTAACCCACCTGCGATATTTATATTACCACTACCAACAATGTTGCGATTATTTAAATTTAAATCACATGCTAATAATAAATTATTATTAGATGATGTCCCTATTGAAGTCGCAGCAATGGTACCAATAATTGATATTAACCCAGTTCCAACAATCGAATGACTAAGTAGATCTAAATTTCCTCCCAGCTTTGGTGCAGTGTCCGCAGACACTGACTGTATGCCAGTGGAAGGAACAGTAACACTGGCATATATTTTGTTTACGGTATCATCATACACAAATGAAATATTGGTATGACCATCGGTGTGCGCAAGCAATGACGCGGCTGCATCCTGAGCACGTTCAGCAGTAAAATATAAATTAGTACCTTCTGTGATATTGGAAGTACTCATCCCACTGCCAGTGATATCAAGTTTATGAGTCACTTCATTCCAGTTCAATCCAACACCGACGTGAGCTGCTATACCAATAGCCGCTAAATCAACACCACCAGAAGTTACTCCATCACCAATAAATAACTGATGAGTATCAGTTACATATACTAATTCACCATTGTCAAAGGTAACTGCTTGTCGCTGGCCATCTGTCCCGCGTCTAATTCGTAATGACATATTATATATCTCCAGTATTAATGTGTTGTATGGTTAAACACAATGTTATTGATGTTATTTATCCAGTTTGGGTGGGAATATACCAGCATAGCCAACATATTCCCACATATCTACTACAAGGTAAATAACCCATTTACCGTGGGTGTATCAGAATTGCCAATTTCACGATTAACATAATGGTCTTGAATACGACGTTCTGCTATATCAATATAATGTTGCTCCATATCGATACCAACAAAAGAATTGCCTTCAAATAACGCACCAATACCAGTAGTACCGGAGCCAACAAATGGATCTATAATTAATCCATCAACTGGTGCGTAAACCTTACATAAATATGACATTAATGATATTGGCTTAGGTGTTGGATGGTCATTATATTCATTACGTTCCTTTCGAGTAGCTCTAGGTGCGTAAAAATATTTCTGATGCTCCGGTTCATCAAATTCACCTATAATATTACTAGGATACCTTCCATTTGGATTAGCATTTTCGGTTTCTTTAATAGCTTGGTCGGCAGCTTTTGCAACTTCTCCACCGAATGCTCGTCTAGAAAGTCCACCTTTAATCCAGCCAGTTGGCACTGGTCCATCCCAGGGAATTCTAGTATCGGCAGTGTTTATCATTCCACATCCCCATTTTTCCATATTACTCTTTATACTTCCTAAGAATGGTTTTTGTGCTACGAAAATAGCCTCATGCGCTGGCTTTAATCGATTACGCTTAGCCATTTTAGTAGTGACCATCCATACAACCATATCCATTGGACGAAAACCAGCATCCTCTACATTGACAGCCATTCTATGATACAATTCAGGATTACAAAAACTAAGTACAAATGCACCGGGTTTCAATATCCGGTATACTTCCTTCCATGTACTAGTTGGTGGAACCATATGATCCCATTTCATACCAGCAATTGACATTCCATAGGGCGGATCTGTAATACAAGCATCAAATGAATTCTCTGCTAATGTTTGCATGTATGGGACATTATCCGAGCATACCAACGTATACTTACTCATGCGTATGCGTAAGTAATTGCGTTACTGACACACTGCTCACTAGATGGATGCGCAAAGTAGCTTGACTTAATAGCTCCGCCACCTTGGTCAAACTTTGGCCTACTCCCATTTTTCCATCCGCGATTAAACAAATCAGCATCAGCCATTAATGTTTTAAATTTATCATTAACTGCTTTAATTTCAGCTGCCCATTCTAATGTAATAGTATGCTCCAACTGTGATATTACATCTTTACCTAAGAATATAGTCGATCTACCATCTGGATATTGATTTTTAAAGGTATTTTTAGTTGAGAAAAAATAAAACCCTAAAGGTTTTGCCTGTTTATCATTCCAAGTAGGATGATAATTTTTAGTACTGCTCTTGCATTCAAATGGAATCAATCTACTATTAAAATCAAATACTAAAATATCTGGAAAATCTTGAGAACCACTAGGTTGATGTATAATTGATCCAGGCGGTAACCCAGTTAATGCGGCTAATACCCGCGATTCATCACCTGTGTCAATCCAATTTTTCATAATAGTTCTTGTCAATAATGGGTATTGATCAGTCGTAACTGAAGTAAACCCATGTTTTTCAAGAATCGTAATAGCAATCATTTCATGTGTATGTTTTTCATCAGTTGAACCAGCTGAACCATTGCTAAAATGTGCCAATGACAATAATTCATCTGTTGCTTTTCCAAATTGCGTACTCATATTAATCCTTTAATTTATGTAATCCATTACATTACGGCATCATGCCATAAACAGACCGAGTAATGTGACACATTACTCGGTATAACCTAATCTAATCTAATCTATGCAGTTCGCTCAATTAAATGGTAGCCGAACTGAGTTTGAACAGGTTTACTTACTTCACCAATTTGCAAATCGAATGAAATATTTTCAAATGGCTGAACCATTTGACCACGTCCAAATAATCCTAAATCCCCACCTTTCTGTCCACTTGGACAGGTGCTATGTTCCCTTGCCAATTCAGCAAAGCTGGCACCTTCTGAAATTTGGATAGCTAATGATTCTGCTGCTGCTAATGTATCTACTAAAATGTGACTTGCTTGTACTTTCATATATTTTCCAAAGGTTATAGTAATTTTTCATGATGTAATATACCCATTACATCATCCGTCAAGGTAATCTTAGTCTTAATGTTTAACTCTAAGATCAACTCCTTCAATTGTTGCTTTTCTCGCCCATATTGTAATGCTATATTTTTAAATGTCAACAGAGAGTCTTCATCCAGTACACTAGTACTCACATAATCAATATTATGCGAATATGTCACTTCGGTAGTTTTAATTTTACCCAGTTTACCAGTAATAACGTCAAAGTCAAGTTGTGGTAAATGGCAAGATAACATATCGTAATGTACAATACGTTTCTCACACAGTGCTAATTTCCCCAGTAATGTACTAATACCAAAGGTTAAATTCGCATCACCGACCAAATCCCGTATAACATATAAGGTCACCAGTAACGCATCATGCCGTTCAATATTACGGGCAAGTATTGTTTGGGCGTTCTTAATAACAGTATCAGCCTCTTGGAATTCATCAATGGTCACATTGATGTCAAATGTTATAGATTTAATAATATCACAGAGCAGTTGCTGAATAGCCGCTGCTTGCCTAAGATTAATGGTATTCATTGATAACCTATTGATGAAGTGTTATGGCAACAGTTAAGTAGAAAGATTAAGTAATGTAAAATACAACACACAATTAACAATTAACATAAGTTTGTATATTCGCCAATGACAATTAACAATCTTTAATAAATTGGCACCCACAGAAGAAAAAAATTAGTTGTGTACATCCTCGTCTATCTTCCTACTACCTCACCGGTTAATTTACAGTTAAATTAACAAAAAACTTATTATACAGCGTTGATGATACATGTCAACTATTTTACGCAGCTAATTTCCGTACTCGTTTTTCCAATACTAAAATTCTATTATGAAGTTTACCAGCTGAACGTTTGGTCGATGCCTTTTCCTTAAGCTCAACTAATTGCAGCAAAGTAAAACCCTTTAATCTAATTCTTCCATTTCTAGTCAATGATGGAGTTTTTCTAGGATTGTTTGCTTTATTTACGGTTGCTCTTGCCATTTGTAATTCCTTGATTTAATTGAAAAATAAGTTAAGATGATTGTTGATTGTATTTATGAACTGCTGTTTTAATGTAATTTTCTGCGTGTAGGGCAGAAGTCGCATCAAGGTCAACTCGGTGAAGTGGACCAGCTGGTACTTTACTATTTTTTTTACCGAAAATTAGATCCCAATTTTCGTCAAATGTTGTTTTAGGCACACCCAATGCGCGTTGTTTGGAGCCTTTTCCTGCCATATATCACCCTGTGCTAATTAAAAAACTGATGTGGTTAATGAACTAATTTGCCATCTAGTATTTTCAAGCATTACCGGCAAATCAGTTATTTTGTATTCATATTATAATAAATCATTTAGTAAAGTTCGAGTCATGACATTGACCCAAATGGCTCCCTAGGATGGATTCGAACCACCGACAAGATGATTAACAGTCACCGACTCTACCACTGAGCTACTGAGCTACTAGGGAATGAACATGGCGAAAGAATGAGGTACCGACCCCCAACCGTTGCCGGTCCAAATGATTTCAAGTCATTGCCTACGCCCTGGTAGGATATTCTTCCAAAATTAAACATGGCGAAGATGACTGGATTTGAACCAGCGATACCTTTCGGTATGCTTCCTTAGCAGGGAAGTGCTTTCAACCAAACTCAGCCACATCTTCTTATTTGTATTTAGCATTAAATTAATTACTTTATTTTAATTTCAAACGCACCATTTTTCTGTGTAACTTGCCAATTTGGCTGCTTAAACCAAGTCAGCATTTTCGCATATAATTTTTGACGATTTGCCTCTTTTGCTTCAAATCGAATAACTGATGGTTTAGCATTTTCAATGAATTCTTTCATTATTTGAAAAACTGTACCAAATACGGTACTGGCATTGCCTGTTTTTTCAATTCCAAAACCCACATTGCCATCAGCATCACGTGTTTTGCCATTTACCATCACAAATTGAGCATTCCAAAAATCTGACTTGTACCATTTTTGCTTAATTAACAAAAAAGTTACTCGGTAAAATCCTTCACCTGCCATAAATTCTGCTTCATGTGCTTCCGGTGACTGTTCAGCCCACGAAAATGGCTCAACTTTAGAAAATACTTCACGTAGTAGCATATATTAAAAACTCCCATTTAAATTAAATAACTTGGCGAACCCACTCATTTTACTAACTGATTGGTAATTTGTCAAGTTATAATACCAATGCTATTTATATCACAATGTTCATTGTACCATGTTAGGTGAATAATGCCAACAATTCATTCGCATTAGCTCGACTACCATCACATGACATCGACCTCCTGGCTTCAAACTCGGTAATCTGAGCTGACGCATACTGTTCACGTACCCACTTGGTATCATGGTTTGATATTAATACAGGAATTCCCCTATCCCGTAATACAATAGCTAATTGAGTTAAATCTTCTTGATCTTGCTTAGTAAATCCAGCAGCAGTATAATTGGTAAATTTCGCAGTTTCAGTCAATGGAACATACGGTGGATCACAGTATACAACATCACCTTCCTGTACTTGTCGCATGGTTGTTCTAAAATCAGCCACTTGAAAATCCGCTATCTTAGTTTTCTCAGCAAAAGCTAACAATTCTGCTTCTGGAAAAGCCGGTTTGGCATATCTACCAAATGGAACATTAAATCCACCACTGGCATTATACCGACATAATCCATTAAAGCAATGTTTATTCATGTAAATAAATAATGCTGATTTTAAGCAAATATCACTGGTCGTGTTAAATAACACCCGACGTTCGGTAAATGCTTCTTGTGTATTATACATCGGTGCGAAGAATTGTCTAGCATAATCGATAAAATAATGACTATCATCTTTTAATAATTGGTAAATATTTATTAAATCGGCATTCGCATCCGATAACACATATGATGAATAATTGGTATTTAGAAAAATCGAACCAGCACCAATAAATGGCTCTACCAATCTATTTCCAGTGGGCAGAACTGCTTTAATTTTACTAGATAACCGAACCTTGCCACCTGCCCATTTTAAAAAAGGTTTTTCATTTCCATTCCTACTAAAGTTATGTAACAGAGATCTAATCCACTCGGCACATTCTACATATACAAATATCAGTAGTCAAGTGATAATTAGATCTCCATCCTATATTATCAGTAGTCAAGTGATAATTAGATCTCCATCCTATATTATTAGCAGGTGTGATAATTAGATCTCCATCCTATATTATTAGCAGGTGTGATAATTAGATCTCCATCCTATATTATTAGCAGGTGTGATAATTAGATCTCCATCCTATATTATTAGCAGGTGTGATAATTAGATCTCCATCCTATATTATTAGCAGGTGTGATAATTAGATCTCCATCCTATATTAGTGGGTGGTTATGTGAGGGAACTAAAGTTCCCTAGTGGCATCGCATAGTTCTACCAG